TGTGCTTCGTTCAGTTGCCATCGGCGGTGGTGTTTAACCGTTTTCGCATTTATCGTGAAACGCTTTCGCGTTTTTCGTGCTGCGCCGCTTCAACTGCCTTGACTCTATCAATCGGAGACTTCCTGCGGCGAACCCTGCGAATGGGGGTCGGTCGCTTCATCTCTCTACAGGTATCTACCACCTGCGTGAGCCAAGTCATGCACTTCTTTAGTTGTGCCTTAGTGTAGACAGAGTAGCCTTCTTTCAGTTGATCGTCTGCCGATCCATCAATCACGGACTTGATGTCCTGTAACGAATGGTCAAACCAATCCGCGATCATGTTGTGCCTGCATGGGCTTGATGCTCCGCTGCTTCACAAAGTCAGAGCATTCCCCACTTCACAGGCTTACCCAAAAGGATGGAGTCGTACACTAACTCAATCTCCTCAATGAGGTCTCGCACCTGATCTTTAACATAGTCTCGCACACTCGCCCGCGCACCCGCGGTAGCAGGCACGGGAGAGTCCTTCTGCTTCTTACCCTTCTCTATAAGGGTCAGGATAGCCCTACGGAAGGAATCTACCTGTTGGGGCATCAGAGGGCTTGCCAAGGTCAGCATTCGTGCTATTGGACCTGTAATGATGCCTACGGGCAGATGGGGTTATCGCCCGGATAGAGACTGACATCAGCCAACTTCTTTACAGAGGCGAGGGCATCAGCCTTGTACTTGTTATCGGACATCCACTCAATGACCCACTTCTTGTGGTCATCGGTATCCGACATGTTGTAGACCACCATTGGACCGCCCCGCAATGCACAATGTGCTGGCGATCTTGGGGTCTTTGGGGTCTTTCGGGAGGTGGATCCCAAGGTGGCTCGCTACCCCAATACTCGCTGCTCAATTTTTCGTTGCCATGTGATCTAGTATAACCTCAAAAAAAAAGTGATGTCAAGCCCTTGACTTTTGGTTTGTCTGTGTTACTATCATTATTGGGCATTTGGGGTCGCTTGTTGCGAAAACCCGCTTTAGCAAAGGATACCTATGGCACAGGATGAATATCTCGCCCGGGTACGAAGGTTTGGTGTAACTCGAAGAGCGAGCAGGTATGGTTATCCGCACCGAGCGTGATGCTCCGGTACGGTCCTCAGTATCTTATCTCGTTCCACGAACCCGACACCATTGAGAACACGCACCCTACGAGCAGCGGTGGATCAAATGCGATGGTCTCTTACGGTGGCCAAGAAGGAGAGCAACCGTGGACGCTGATCCGATGAATGAAGATGTTGAAGACTTCTCGCAGAGGACGAGATGCTGACCCCGACGAGGATGGCTACGATGATGATGAGCATCAGTTCAGCGATGATGATGATATTGAAGTGACTCTTCCCGATCCCCCGTCACCACCGAACGAATGACGAGACCAACGATTGCAGGAACACAAGCTGGTCTAGCCACAACAGCGATGAACCCACCGAAGGGTTTGACGATGATGATGGTTTCGTCTTTGACGATGACGAGTCCGAGAGGACTAATTAAAATCTCACGGGTGTGAAAACCGACACAGGAACCTTGCCTTGGCAGGATGCATGTGGCCCTCATCCTCTCCATGAACATCTTCGGGTGGGCCACCTGCCCCAAAACAGCGGCGTACCATTGTGACCAAACTGTGATAAGATGAATTCTTGAGTACGCTCAACTGCTATCTACTGCCCATCGGGTGATGGATGGCAGAAGAAGTCTTGTCTGTGTCCAAGACCAATAGGAAGGTTACGCGATGGATTGTTCCTGACCACTGTGCTAAACGAGCGGCTGTACTTTGCCACTCATGTAAACCACCCATCTGCTATTTGGGCAAGAGAGTCCAAGCAAAACTACGAGTGGCTTTATGCCCTCTGACAAGTTTCACCTCATGGACGAGTACGCTTTTACAGGTACGGTAAGGTACACAAGGTAGAGTCTGACCTAAAGACTCTGCTGGCCACCCTGCCCCAAAACATCAAAGTCCAAAGGCTTGACCGAAATACCGGCAGCCACCTGAGCTATGCCCGACCAATTGCAAGAATTTCAGGCGACACGGTATCAGCCCTATCGCAGTTACTACAACATTGAAAGAGAAGGGGTTTTGCCAAGTGGAAGAGCCGAGTTCGTCCACTCGTTGGTTTACTCCCACCACCCTAGTCATCATAGATACATAATAGATCATCATGCCTTTATACGAATACAAGTGCAACGCTTGTAGCCTATCAATGGGACGATTTCTACACGGTAGCGAATCGTAACAAGCCAACAAAAAAGCCATGCCCAAAAGTGCGGCGAGAAGGTAGCCGAGTTGGATGCCTCTTCTGTGCCGTCGCATAGATTCTGTTCTCGTCTTGGTATCCGTAGACCCGATAGTGGGTTTCAGGAGAGTTATCTCCAAGATCCAAGAAGAACAACCCACGAAGCTGATCTACACAAGAAGAACTACTGATGAGCGAGTTGATAACCTTTTCTACTGCCTACTATGACATAGGCAGAACAAGCTGGCAACTGACTACGGTAGAATCCGGCGAGCATTACCTAAAGTGCTTCTCTAAGGTGTCGCAGGTTGGGGGCAATATGGTGATTTATTGCGACGAAGATTGACCGAGAGAAGATACATGAGGTGGTCAAAGACCGACCCAACACAAAAGATCATCTCTTGTCGCACCCAACGAACTAGAGTTCTATCAAAGTTCTACGACAGAACCAAAAGGGTTATGACTGCGGAACTTTACAGAAGAATCAATTATCTTCCACGATATACCCGAACACAAATACCCAGAGTACAACATCATCAACTTCAACAAGGTCTCTTTCGTAAGAAAGGTCCATGCCAAGAATTTGACACACCTTACCACGGATGGATTGATTTTGGATTACGGACACGGTAGACCGCATGTCTCGTATTCATTTACGAGATGAACATATAGTCAAAGCAGCATCAGGAAATAGAGTTTTTTGTTGTTGGGCTTAAAGTCCCACACAAGTATGCTTTTTGATAGATCAGCCTATTTTGCCGATGATGTTTTGCATTCAGGAGAGTTGCTTCTGGGGCATGCAAAAAAATGCAATGCTTAGTTTCAAACCTTTAGTCGAACAAGTCGTGGATCAGTCACTAAAATCAAGAATGTATTGACGATGACCAAACCACATACGGTATGGCTTATCTGATTAATCGCTACGCTATTTAATCTAAGGGTTGATGATTGGTTTACCCATTTTAAAGGAATATCATGGAACTGAAGATCAGAGTCAATTGAGATAGATGGTATGGGTCGGTTCTACCAATCACCCCAGAACAGAGAGATTGGTATCCGTCTGCGACTCACGGTCACGGGCTTTGCCAAGAAAGGACTTTTGGAAGGAGTGGCGTAAGAACCCCGAGAACCGAAAGACTAGCGAAGCAACGTATGCGTGAGAGGAACCACCGAATACACAAGATGGTGGAAGAACACCTCAGCGGTGAAGTGAATACAAGGCGGATGACGAGAAGACGCAGGCTCTCTTTGACCAACTCGTTCCCAACCTGAACAACATCAGTATGTGGAAGGCACAGGAGATGCAACTATGCTCCGATAGCCTACGCATGGCAGGTAGGTTTGACTGCATCGGAGTCTATGACGGCGTTCTGTCTGTGATAGACTTCAAGACTGCTAGAACATTCCGTAGAGAGGAGTGGATCCACCAAAGCTACTTTGAGCAGACCGCCGCGTGCTCCTACATGTGGCTAAGAGAACTACAACGAACAGAATTCCCGCAGAGTAGTCATCTTGATAACATCAGAAGATGGCACAACCCAAGTGTTCAAGAAGAAGCCCGAGGACTATAAGAGGAAGCCTTGGTCCTTGCGATCAAGAACTATTGGGCTAACAGCAACTTCAAAGAGCTACAGAGGACTATCAATGAAATGGTTGAAAAGACTGCTATCGGCTAATGAAGAGCCGACCAAGCCTGTCGATTGAAGATGGGATAGACAAGCCCGATGAGTCTGTTCTTGCCAAGTTGGGTGATGGCTTTGAGCATGTCATTCACATCATGCTGCAAGAGAGAGGAAATCACCTTGCTTTCTCTGACGAGGAGTTCCGTAATGCAGTTACTCAGAGGACGGCAACCTAGCCAAAATACCAAGAGAGGAGTGAGATGGGTTCCATCATAAACCTACAAGAACGACTTCTGCCGAGAGGTTGAAGAGTTGTACAAGAGCCGTAAGAGACACCACATATGTTGAAGTGATCGTTGACCTGTGCGAGAAAGCATGGGATTGAACCTGAAGCCGCCGCGAAACTGTTGACCAAGCCAATCGAAGGAAAGACTGAAAGGCTGAAGAGTCAAAAAAACTGAACATGGTCAAGAAGAGTTCCAAACTGCCTTTTATGATGATGAACCCCTACGAGGTCTATCAGACCTACCTTGCGTTTGAAAGCCCACTTCAAGGGACAGGGCTTTAACTACAATGTCCACGGTAGGACTCGCACGACCCCACAGGCGTTTGAGAGCAGGAAAGACCGCTACTACTTTGAGAAGATGGCAAAGCGATTCTTCAGAAGGAGGACCTCGTTGAGTTTTTCCCTATCGCAGTTTGTTGGCAAGACCGATCCTTGGATAGGTGACATGTTCTCCGAGGGAAGCCGACGATCTACACCGCAGGGGATTGGGTAGGATTCAGGCGTTAACCAACACCACTAAAAACAGACATCAAGAGAGTTGTGGGAGAAGGCAGGAGAGAAGCCTGACCGTTTCTACTGCCCTGTTCATGCCCAAGGAGAATGGGTACGCCGCCCCTGTATTTGAGGCTGTGACCACAAAAAGAGCATAGCCCCCGGACTTTCTTGGTACTCAACGACATTTTGAACTTCACCGATGAGATGGGACACCGACAACGACCCTGTGTGGGAAAGAAGTTGGAGTGCCACTCTTGAGGTTTACCTCCATTCTTAAACTTGAGAGTAGAAGCTAGCGGAGATGAAGAAAATCATCGCAGAAGTTGTGAGTAAACACTTGCACCGTGCTTGGTGATGAGGTATAATACCGTTTACACTCCGTCATACAACGAAAGGAAATACACATGGAAGAACGGATTCGCAGATATGAAGAAGATGAGCATGCAGAGAGCTCCTGTGAGGCAATCTACAGAAGGAGACTAGAGAAGACCTCCGAGAGCAAGTCCTACAAGGATGATCGCTTTTGGACTCCCCGAAGCGCGGGAAGGATGGCAACGGGTTTGCTATCGTTCGACTTCCTGCCCTCATGCGAGAGGTGAGGATGTTCCTTGGGTTCGCCTGTTCAGCCACGGATTCCAAAGGCAAGGGTGGTTGGTGCGGTGAGGAACCTGCCCGACCACTCTTGGTCTGCAAGTGCCGCGTGTGCGAGGCAAACAACGAACTGTGGAACAGCGGGTATTGAGTCCGATAAAGGAGATCGCCCGCGCCCGCGAGCGTAAGTTGTCGTACATCAGCAACATCATGGTTATCCAGCGAGTCGCTAGCCGCGAGAACGAGCCGAGTGTTCCTGTTCCGCTACGGCAAGAAGATCTTTGACAAGATCAGCGATTGCATGCAGCCAGAGAGATTTCCACGGCGAGCAGCCAACCAACCCGTTTGATTTTTGCTGAGACTGGTCGTAACTTCAAGATGAAGATTCAGGCCGCGGGTGGCTACGCCCAACTACGACAAGAGCGAGTTTGATACGCAGTCTGCACTTCTTGACGGCAAGGATGACCTCGCTTGAGAAGGTTTGGAGGTCGCAGGCGCGCCCGCTGTCAGGAACTCGTCAGCAAGGACAAGTTCAAGGCTTACGAGGAGTTGAAGGATCGGTTTTGAACACCGTCATCAACACGGGCAGGCAAAGCCCTCTCAAGAAGAGCCGAGGACGAGGAACCCATCCGTGAGTCTCTGAGTGAGAGTTCCGCAAGAACGAGGCAAAGGTCGCTGCTGCGAAGAAGCCCAGTTCCGACCAACGACGATGATGATAGCGAGGGTGGCGACACCCTTGACTACTTCCGCAAGTTGGCCGAAGAGGACTGATTCATCCTGCGGGACGGTAAGACACCTGATATGCCATCTTGGTAGCATCGGTGTGACTGCCTGAATAAAGCGGAATCATGGTAGCACCTCCACCCCACCCGGATGGGGGTGCTGCCGTTTGTGGAAGCGTTTGTATTGACACCAAACAACCACAGGCTGTATTGCACCTCTTGCTTGTAGTTCTCCCAAGATTTGTCTGAGCAAATCCCCATGCAGATCTTCCATAATCCCATCAGACTTTCCATCTCCCCGCTTTTCTAGATTTGCTTCAGCAATTGGAGTCTCTGTGCTTACGCCCTTTGTGGTCAATACCCCATTTGTAAACGAGAGTTTCTTTGCTAGCGGAGTTCCTTCTTTTGCTGCGGGGAGTTCATACTCCTCGCTCGCGTATTCTACTATACTACCTCTTGCTTTTGGTGGGGTTAGTGGTGGCGGTTGAGCAGCACCAAACGCCATCAAGGATTGGCTATAGACTTCAACTTGTCAAACACGCTCGGTCTCGGTTCCCCCAATCTTATCTACGAGAGAGCCAATCTTATCTAATCCCAACATCTCTCCAAACTTGGTGTTTGAGAAACGCTGAAGAGCATCTGCTAGAGCATTGATAGCCATAGCACCCTCGTTTATCTTGGGAGCCATCTCTGCGAATCCAACAAACATAGAAAGCATCTCAAGAGGAGATGGAGCCTTCTTATGCCAGTGAACCAACCAATCACTCCTGATACCGCATCTCCTATAGCACCTGTAACTTGACTTGCTGCGCCCATAGCACTAAAGGCTACTAGGGCAGCACCAACAGCACCTATGCCAACAGTAGTGCAACAAGACTCTGCGGCTATTTGCATTCCGTTCATTCCGATGTCAGCAATTTGGAAAGTATGTCCATAGTCCCGCTGCTTGAACGTTTTCAGCATACCTTCGCAAACATGAGAATTCCGGGTGTTACAATTGCTAGACCAAATGAAAGTGCTACAAGAGCAGCAGACATAATGACCATTGCAGCAGAAGCAAGAATAAGAAGCGGAGACATCACTCCAACGATGGACATAGTAGCAGCCAACTGCATAATTCCCATAGACAAGGTGGGTATATTGTCCATTCCTACGCTGTTGATTATTGACAATCCCGCACCTAGAGACATCAAACCAACACCTAGTATTGCCATAGCAGCGGCTCCCGCTGCAATAAACAACGACATGAATCCTATGCCTGCGAATATGAGAGCAAATCCAACTATTGCGGCTCCTGCGACAGCCAAGGATTCCCAACCAACAGCATTGAACATTATTAGAGCAAGAGTAAAGGAATCAAGAAGCACCCAATACTGCAATAGCCAAAGCACCCGGTAAAATAAGTGCAGACATTTGACCGAGAACTCCTGCTGCTATAGCAAGACCTACTAATGCTACAGCCATCATTCCTACGGCTTCCCAACTAACACATGTTCATCATCATAAGACCCAAGGCTAGTGGAACAAGAGAAACCCCAAGAACCGCAATTGCTAACGCACCCTTGATTAGAGAACTTGTGTCAATCTTGCTTATACCATACAGAACACCCATGAGACCAAGAATGGCAATTCCAGTTTTAAGCATTGCCCTGCATTTCACCCCCGCCATCAAACGCATTCCTATTGCTAGTGGTATCAAGGACGCACCAACTATAGCAAGAATGTAGCGGACTTCATTAGTTTTGATGAATCTACTTTGGATAGTAGGTGAAGTACCCCCACCATAGCACCTAGACCAACTGCGGTCTTGATGAATCCTTCAACACCAACATTCTTCATCAACATCATGCCAATAGCCAAAACGCTAACAGAAGCAGCAACTAATAACATTGATTCTGCTGCTTTCTTCAAATCTGCCGATGGGATTTTTGCTAGAAGGAACAGCCCACCACCCAAAGCACTCATTGCTATTCCCGTCTTTATCATCGTGCCGGGATCAATTTCCTTCATCAATTTCAAACCAACAGCCAACACCAACAGGGAACCCGCAATCATGAGCATCGCCTGTGCTCCTTGTTTTGCAGCATTCAAGAATTACCTATTCCTCGGTTGTTGGTGGTTTGTTTCTGCTTTTTCTCCCGGCTTCTCCAGGCGCACTGCGGGGCGAGTGCGCCTGCGGGCGAGGCTCTTTCCTTCTCACTCACATCAAGAACTTTCTTGTTGAGCAATAACAGCATCAATCACAGCGTCTTTCATTTGATCCAACGCTTTTGTCATTTCGGATATATTCGTGACCACCGCAGTTGCTATCTTGTGTAACTCTTTGACTTCATCCACTAGCATATTCAAGAATTCTGCGGCAATATCCCCGCCACCTTCTACTACAGCAGTCATACCTCCCGAAGGTCGGGTTGATACAAGAACCGCTTTGAGGTCTTTTTGAGTAGAAGAAATGGTATCAGTTAGAACATTTAGCCACTCTGCAATAGAGTCGCCAAGTTTATTCATGCTATCATCTAGTACTTTAACATTTAGTACTAATAAATCTCCAACAGCCCACACCTCCGACGCAACTTTTTGGGTTTCTTTGATGAGTTCTTCTATTGATAGAACAACCTCATTCTTCTTTGGTTCTTTCTTTGCAAATAGAGCAGAAAGATTTAGTGGAGATGCTTTTGTTCCCTTTCCTAGTGAGTCAGTTAATAGCGGTATTAGTTTACCGATACCTAAAGCAAACCCCGCCTTCAAAGGAGTCTTTAAAGGAAGGTAATGCTTTAGCCATCCCTCTAACAGAGTCACCAAATTCAGTCAAAGCAGTCGCGTCTGCTTTTAACTCTTCTGTTATTGGCTTGAGTTCTTTCTCAAGTTCTGTCAACTATCTAGGGAATACCATCAGCAAAATCATCAAAGGCATCGGATAAACTCTTAAGACTCTCACTTGCATGGTACTGAACTTCTTCGGATGACTCCAAAGAATCGCGGAGTTTTACTAGGGCTTCTCCTACCTTTTTTAGTTCTTCCTTTTCCTTGTTCTGAAGAGCGGCTAGTTCTTTCTCTCTCTTGATTTCATCATCTGTAAGTTTGAGACCTAGTTTTCGCTTCTCCTCCAACTTCTTCATATCCTCGTAGTTCTTACGAAGACTTTGATTCAAACGGAAACCTTCCGACGAGAGTTCCATGATTCTCTCAACGGCGAGTTCTGTTTTGCTCTTCAAGTCCTTAACCTTTTCGGTAAGGTCTTTCATGCCCTCTGCCGCTTTCTTTGCGGCTTCAGTATCAGATGGCAACGGACTGCCTGAAGGTGGTCCTCCCGGCGGTGGTGGTGTTCCAAAATCCCCGAATGTCTCGGCCATCTATTACCTCTTTGGCATCTTTGCTTCTAGTTCCTTCACCTCTTCATTATGTTTCTTCACATACTCCGAAATCATGCCCGCATAAACCTGTTTTTTCCCACGGCAGCATGTTCTCTATATCCGTTAACGAATAGTGATGGTGCTGCATCATCTGAAAATGTGTTTCTAGCATGTTGCCGAGGTTATCGTGCATCATGCTGATTGAAAAAATCTTGCGCCCCCCTCAAGGTTACCTTACTCTTTGTCTTGCACTTCTCGCAATCGCAGGATACTTCCTTTGATATAGCAGGCATCTTGTTGAAGAAGTTCATGATCTTGGCAAACACACCCTGCGGAAGGTTCTCAATGAACTCTAATAGTTCTTCCTTCTTGTAGTCCTTGGCTTCGTATATCTGCTTATCGTCATAGATGCTGTCTATGCAAACCGCCACGAAGTTCAGTAATTCCTCTGCTCCTGACCCTTCTCCTTGTTTGCCTCAAGGCTCTGAAGAGTATTGAAGTTGGGGTACTTCATGATTATGCCCATTGTATTGCTGATCGTTACCTTGTTTGAATATCCCTTCTCCTTTACAACCTCAACCTCGTTTAGATTGATGTTCACAGGTGAACCATCTCTTCGCAATCTCTGTGCAATGCGATCTTTGACATCTACGGACTCACCAACAGACTTTGAGGCGGAGTTGAAGGAAGATGTACTCAATGTTCAAATGTTGCAGCCTCATCGGGGTTTACTTCCCCAAAGGTGCAGTTGGACACGATGTCCTTCATGGCAGAAAATGATCTGCTGCTGATCCTTGGTCTCATTAGCCAAGAGCAAAATCTTCTCTTCCTGACTAGGAAGGGTCTATACTTGACCTTCTTTCCTGTTGATGGAAGGGTCAATTCGTACTTCGGTGTTGCAATAATAGGCAGACTCATAGTTTATTCTCCTTGGACATGATGTCTTTCAGTATTTAGATGCCTTTGAATAGGGCGGCAGTATTGATGCCTGATGTGATTAGGTTGTTGAGGAACACATTTGCAGCAGTATTCTTGAGGCTGAGGTGGCAATACCACATTTGTAGATGCTTGTAAGTTTTGTGGCTCTGGCGGTCAAGTAGCCTTGGGCATGCCTTGTGGTTGCATCACCGCGGGTACACAATATTTTCCTTGTTTGTTCCCAAGGGCTTCTGCGCCAAGAACATGCTCTTGAATTTCTGTGCTTCTGCTTCGCTGTAGTTTTTCTTGATGCCATCGGGGATGGGTATAGTTTGAACGCCCTGCCCTGATTTAGTGCAGCCATAGCGTAACGGAAATCGTCTGTGTAATCTCTGAATGGAATCATCTCACGGAAACCAAAGTTAACATTGACGGTCAAGGAAGCGTTGCTTGAATCTGTTTGAACTCTGCTGTAGAGCAACTGTCTTTGGGTATATTTCACTTAGGGTTATACCATAGACTTCGTTAGCCTCAAGACGCTCCAACGCCTCGTTATAGTTTCGTACATATTGAGGTAGCAACATCACGGTAAGTGTGCAGTTTTTAGCGTAGTCATCGTAGAATGCGTTGTAACGAAATACGGGGTCTATAATCATTCTTTGCCATGACCTAAAGACCAAGTACTCGTATAAGTCTGCTCCGCATAAGAAACTAAATGCGGCACTACTATCTCCAAACTGCTGAACGAACGGAATCGTTTGCTTTGGTCCTGCTATATCTCTTTCTACGGTCTGAAATGTAGATTCGGGAAAGGTCACCGATGAACAACTGATGGATAGTCTTTTACTGTCCACAGGAATTGCTGCTGCGGCTTGTGGCTCTCCCTGAAATAGTATGCAGTAACGATTGTTACGCATGAACCCAACATTACGAGAGAATGCAACTATTTCTTCAGCAAATGATGCTCCCGTCTTTGTTCTTTGGGTGGTGTCCCACGAAGAGGAGAGACGGACTTACCAAATCCATGAATGATTTGAATACATTGTTGAGAGCCATTTTACTCCTTTATAGGGAACCCGCCCATTTCCAAACCTCTTCGCGTGAAGCCTTCTGAAATCTATCTAGGGGCAAAAATGGTACTACCTTCCAATCGTGGGGATACCTGAACCACCCCGACAGGAAATGCCCGTATCGGTAACTCTTGATGCATGCCTTTAGAAACTTACGCATGGATGGGCTTTTCTTGAGAAGGTAATACTCCAAGAGCATGGATGCCTTGGGGTCTTCAAACCAATCCACGGCATCCGCAAAGTCAATCAAGTCAGGTTCAGGAATACGGCACGGTTATGGAACCGTAGGTAGTGGAGATTTAGTGCCAAGAAGCCATCCTTCTCGTAGTTCAAGACCACAACCAAGGGGAATTGGTCGTAGAATGGCATGGTCATCTTGCCTTTGGGGTCATAGGAGAAGAAGTACATCTTGCCGGGTTTGATAGAATTGGGCGACTGCACCCTGAGCGAAGAATAGCCTCCTGACTCATAGGCTTTATACGGGTTAGGTTATCCTTGAGCCAATAGGTAGCCTTCTTGGAGGGCCCATGTCCATGTCCTCAAAGCGGAACTGACGAACTACCTTTAGGACATCTTTCTTACTCATGCCGTAGCCTTACCGAAGATCTCTTCTTCCGTCAGGATCTTGAACTTCCATCCCCTGTCAGCACAGAAAGCCCTAGCGGCTTCCCACTTGCTGCTGTTGACCATCCAATCTCGTATCTCGTTGATCTTGTTACGGGTCATCTACTACCCTCCGTGATGGGTTGGACGGTCATTTTCTTTGGCTTGATCTCTATTAGCATGCATTCCTCTAGCCCCTGTGAGTTCTTAGCCTTGATCCAAAGTCAACGAAGCACCTGTGTACCTTCCCGTCCACGGGCGAGCGGTATGGGACGATGATTTCCTCCGAAGACCACTTCAGGATGGATTCTGTCAGGTCGCAGTACTGCATAAGGCGGCGTTCCCACAACGAACGATAGACACATTTGGTGGGGTCGCCTTTGTACTTTTGCGGGTTCTGTGGGCGGTAGAACCCCTTGTATGTCTTGAAGGTTCCGATGACCGTATCTCCTATCCTCTATTTATAAAACATCTACTAAATAGCAGTAAGGAGAACAAAGTGCCAAACAACCAAGAACGAATCCCAAGTTCGGGTCAGCAGCCAAGCACATCGTTACAACCAAAGGTAGCAAGAGAATACGCAGGGGGCGAACCAAGTGTTTCGCTATCCCTATACTCTTGGCTCTAGTCCTGAGTATCAAAACTTCATGACCTTTGAGATGTTTGAGGCCAGCGGTCAAGGACTTAACTCACAGAAAGACTCCTATAGTGACAATCCATTTCAGGGTGGAGGAATTCAGTTTCCAACATCAATTTTGGGTGGAGTCGCAGGTGAACAACTTTTGTCTAGGTTTGGTGGTTCTGTTGGTGAATCTATCTTGGGCAAAATTGGCGGGGCATATGGCGGATTCGCCATAACCTCACTCATTACTAGTGGAGTTGGTGCTGATGTCTTCAAGAGAATCAAAGACAACTTTGGCTACAACAAAGGAATGGAGTGCTGGAGAATTTGGCTTCAACCAAGAAGTCACAGGATTCAACACAGCGAACAAAAGAGTAGACAAGACGATTTGTTTGTATATGCCTTCCAATGTAAAGACATCGTATGGCACGGAATACCAAGAAGAAGATTTGACTGCAACTGCTTTGGCTATGTCCACAGTAAGAAGACTCAGCCCAAACACTAGCCAACATCTTCAAGGGGGGCGGTTCGGATGATACTAAAAGACAGCCTCAAAGCCTCACTAAGCAAGGGTACAGGCGAGTTGATGGGCAGACAGGCACTCAAGACTGCTTCTGAAACTCTATCCGTCTCTTGCCAAGCCTGTATTTGGTGACGATCTAAAACTTGACAAGATGTATGAAGGTATGACTCGTCAAGTAGCAAACCCGATGGTTATGAACTTGTTCAAGAGCGTGAAAAGAAGGTCATTACTTTCTCCTACAAGTTTGTTCCAACATCAAAGGAAGAACTGTACAACATCTATAACATCTTGACCCTGTTCAAGAAGTACTCCATGCCCAAGAGAGCAGAGGAAGCATCGGGCGGTCGGTTGTTGGAGTACCCTGCTGAATGGAGAATTCGGTTTTGGCACGGAAGCACAGGAAAAACATGTTCCTTCCAAAAATAGCAAGATGCTGCTTGAAGGATATCAATATCACTTACGGCGATACCCCCTTCACAACATTCGCACCCAGAACCCGGCTTCGGGTGCTGCCCCACAAAGTATGAACTAGAACCAATTTTCGAAGAGTTGGAGATCCTGGTCTCGGCAGCGGAATCGACCAAGGATTCTAATCATGAGTTATTTCTCATACTTCCCCGTAACATCCTACATTCTCGACAAAGATACCGTAGACATACGGCAAGCAAGAAACATACTCTTGCGAGCAAAGTTTTCGGACTACATCAAGACCCGAGAAGGCTCTATTCGAAACATATCAAATCAAAAGAGGGCGAAAGACCCGATACTCTAGCCCACAAGATATACGGCAAATCCGACCTTCATTGGGTCATACTGCTGTTCAATGAAATCATAGATCCCTATTATGAGTGGCCACTAACAACATCTGAGTTGGATTCCTACATCGCTTACAAGTATCCGGGCAAGGCAGTTTATGTTGAAGATACCTTCTTCTATGCAGATGGTGTGATGAGGAATCAGAGAATAGATTCAACCGAGCCAACAATAAACGGGGAAACTGAAGTAGAAATCTCTCAATATGAGGGAGGAGAAGTAGTAACCAAAAAACTAACTGCGGTTTCTTATGACCCTCTGATGATGAAGGTAGTCGTAAAGGATGACGGATGGTTGGACAATGGAGTTCCTAGCATAAGAACTATGACGGTTACCAATAGCAACGGGAAACGCATAACCACAAACATTCGTTACATCGAACCAAATAGCACGGCAATACACCACTTTGTTGACGCTAGTGGGAAATCCTTGATCCTCGCGGTAGTATCGACCCAACCATCATAGACACATATGGTGTAACTGTAAGAATACTGTTGTATACAAATCCAAACGATACCATAAGAATCCCATCCATGCGGCTCACCCGTTACATAAACAATACGGACTATGAGTACACAAAGAACGAAGAGAAAAGAGAGATAAACCTACTCAAGCCATACTTCTTGCAAGAGACCCTAAAACAGTTCTCTGCACTATTCAATCGAAACAAGATAAGCGGAGTCTGAAGTGGGAATTGTATCCAATGCAAAACTAGCCGCACCCGGCGATCTGATTATTGAGGATATCACCCTCACATCAGCAAGCGGCTTTTCATTAAGCATATGGAATCTGATTTACTCTGTTGAAATCTACGAGGATTTGTATTCAAACTCTCTATCAGGAACCATCCTTTTTGGTGATTCTCTAGCATTGTCTAGACACCTTCCTCTAGTTGGTGAGGAAAAGGTCAAGATCATTTTCTATACGCTCGGGTCAAGAAGATCAACCACAGAAGAAGATAGAACTCAACATGCGAGTTTACAAAATCTCGCAGAGGACTGAAATGGGTTCAGATAAAGCGGTTATGGTGGGTCTTGAATTGGTATCGGAAGAGTTCTTCCAAAACACAACCATCAAACTCAGCAAGTCGTTTTCGAGAATGCCCTACAGCGATATGGTCAAATCAGTATTCGATGATTACTTAGACCCCGCAGTTGAGGCAGTTGGTGTTGAGATTACCAACAAAGAAGAGCGAACCCACATCTTCCCGACACTCGGAGCAAGGTCTGTAGTAGTTCCGTATTGGTCTCCGTTTTACTTCATCAACTGGCTAGCAAACAAATCATCTTCTCTGTCGAATCCGGGTATGGCAGACTATATGTTCTTCCAATCATTGGACGGCTCATATCAGTTTATGCCGATCTCGCATTTTAAAGCAATGCCTGTGGTTGCTTCCTATACGCATGCTCCCGTGGATAAAACCAAGGATATGCTTTCATTCTCAAACCTCACAGAATTTGTTGTGCTTAGTGCAGGCAATAGGCTTCAGGATCTTGGTACAGGAGTCTTCTCTTCCATTCTACGACCTTTGACATAAACAAAAAGAAGATTGAGGCTTCTGTGTATCGCTACTCCCAAAACTATACGGATGTTGACCACATAGACAAATACCCTCTTGTTCCGTCCGCAATAGATGCTTATAGCGACAAGATTATGAGTTACCGTAAAGTGCTGCCCAAGAATAGCGACAGATACGATGGTATTGAAGATAACGAAACACACGATCTGTACGCACTAAATCGTCAAAGTCTGTTGAATCAGATGAATGTGGTGCATATTCAAGCGGTAGCCCCCGAGCGATTCAAGAAGACGAGTTGGCGATATTGTAGAACTAAAGATTGTGTCTCAAGAAGATACCGCGAAGAAGGATGACCCATACGATCCTTATATCAGCGGCAACTACATGATTACCAAGATCAACCATTCGTTTACTCACGATAACTATGACATCATCATGACTCTAGCAAAGGATTCTTACAGTTCTCCTCTGCCCGACAAGAAAGAATCTACGCTAAAGGTGCTTTGATATGGACACATCTATTGTACATGACCAAATAGGAAAGAACGGCTTCGTGTGGTTTCACGGAGTTGTTGAGGATATTGATGATCCTCTGATGATGGGGCGTGTAAAGGTTAGATGCTTCGGGTTTCACACAGGCGACAAAGTACTTCTGCCCACAGAGGATTTGCCTTGGGCTACTCCACTACAGCCAATAACAAGTGCAGCAGTTAGCGGAAAGGGTCGCTCACCTACAGGAGTATTGAAGGGTGCTTGGGTGGTTGGATTCTTCCGTGACGGCATCAACTGCCAAGACCCAATAGTTTTGGAGGCATTCGCGGGATTCCCCGAACCCGACGAACTTACGGGAAAGATGTCTAATCCCGAAGACGGGTTTAATGACCCCGATGGTCAATATCCATCTGAGGATTACGCAGGAGAACCCGATACAAACCGATTATCAAGAAACGAAGAGATAGACAAAACCATAGTCAAGTCAAAGAAAGATGGAGTAGAGAAGGGAGTTCAAACCGCCTTGGTTGGTAATTGGAACGAACCCGAAACTCCATATGCAGCAGAATATCCAAAGAATCATGTGTTAGAGACCGAAGCAGGTCACATAATTGAGTTGGACGATACCGAGGGAGCAGAGCGTGTCTCCATTTACCACAAGGCAGGCACATGGTCGGAGATACACCCTGACGGGAAAAAGGTAGAGAAGATAAAGTCCGATAACTATGAGATTGTTGCGGGGAACAATCGTGTTTTAATCAAAGGCAACTGCGACTTGAACATTGATGGAACGAGCAAGCAAAAGGTCGGCAAAGATCTATTGGTGGAGATTGCAGGAGATGCAAAGATTCTTGTCAATGGCAGTATTGTCATGGAAACCAAGAAGGACTTTGTTCACAAGGTGGGTGGAACCTACACGGTTGCAAGCGGAGGCAATATGTTGTTTGTTGCCCCACGCATTGACTTCAACCCCGAAGGAGTCGCGCCGGGAGCAATCATAACAGGTCTCATGTCCACGGGTGCGGGACGCAGGTACGCAGGCGGGAGCATTGTCTGTGGCAGCGGCAGGAGGAAATGTAACAACAGTAAGTACAGTTACCACAACCTCTGCCATAACAACATCAACAAGTGCCATAGCAGGTGGTGGAATAGCAGCATCTCAAGCAACGCAACTTGATAGTGTTCAGGCTGCGGCACAACAAGCACAGCAGTCCGCGAATCCACTCCAATCTGCGGCAGGTGGTTTGGATTCGGGTTTAAACTCTGTAGTTTCAGGTATAGGGTCAGTAGTGGCAGGAATCCAATCTGCGGTAGGCGGTATTGTTGGTGGTATAGGTCAGGCAGTTGGAGGGGCAGTAGAAGGAACAGGATTGGGGTCAATAGGTCAAGGTGCGGGTCCACTAAATCTTGGAAGTCTACTAGCCGTTGGTGGTGGATTGATGGGTATAGGAGGAGCAGCACTCCCAATCGCTTCCGCAATTGGCGGTATTGGTGGAAACATGCAGGCAGGAGGCATTTTGGGGGCAGCAAACCAAGGAACAGACCTTGGAGCAATGTTTGCTTCCAACTCCGCTGCGGCAGGTGCACAGACACAAACTGCACTACCGCCCGTTGCCGCAGGTCTAGCAGGACAGAATCAACCTGTCACGGGCGTAAACCTAGCCCCCACAGCCGCACCCGGATTGCCTACAACGAGTTTGTATGCTGTTCAGGGTGGGAAGGCTACCCTAATCACAGGATACCCCGGAAAGGCTGCTACGCAACTAAACGACCCATCGGTAGGCAGTTCACCCGCAATCCCCGCCGTTCCTATTGTTGCATACGAGACAAACTTCCCATCTGATGCTCCCGACATGGTTGATGGTGGTGAATTCGTATGAGAAGGACCGTTTACTCCCCATACAACAGATACGCATATGTGGTTGAAGCCCAATGTACCTTGGGCGATGGATCTGACAAATACTCTAATACTGAGCCAATAGAGTGGAAGGGTTGGCTAGGCAGGTACACCCACAAGGGTATGCGCCCGCCCGAATTCTACTACCCCGATGGACCTTATGTTGTAAACGGAACGGCAATAACCCCGGCGACGGTTGCCGTGCTATAGGGGTTACCGCCTACTACTACCATCAGAGCCAAGCATCTGGTCCTTTGGTTTCGGGAGCAACCGGAGCAGCAGTAAACGACGCTTGCTTGATTGAGTTTGGAGAGTTGGGGAAACTCAAGACTATGACTAACAGCATGGTCAATCAGTTTTCGGTTAGAGAGTTGCAGTACTTTGATGGTAACAATAGGACTCTGTACTTCCCCGCCCATCCCGCACCCGGACCTTACACAAATACGCTAGGTGGGGTGTCTAATGCGTACTCCCCTTATGGATACGATGGGTCCGTGTATCGTTACCAATGCAACGAATGCTGCGATATCAAGTACATGGTGGTTGGTGGAGAGTTTCCTCTGACCTAACCCTGAACATGGATACAGGTGTTGCGTATGGTCTGATCTCTGAAATGGATCTTCCCGACAATCCGGGAGACCCCACAGACAAGGACTATTTCTTAGAGGCGTTCCGTTTGCCTACGGATTTTCAAATTGACGAAGAGAACTACGGGACAATCGGCTCGGCTGCTACTTACTTGAATGGTAGGAGTGCCTACTACACCGCCGCGTTTACAATCAGAGCCTTCAACGCAAGAGATCCGAGTGTTTTCCGACAAGACTTTTAGTCTGAGAGTCAGCAACAACTGGTCTTCAGATAGAGATAGGCTCATCATAAATATCAAGAATAGATTCTACCTAGATGGTAAGCCCGTAGGAAATGCGGAATACCTCAAGGGGATGAAACAGAGAGGATACTTTCCATAATGGCAGGAGTGGCACGATTTGGGGACATCTGTACAGGACACGATTGTTACCCTCCAAGGCAGAACATAGCGGGGTCTTCGAATGTGTTTGTTAACAGTCGAGGAGCACATCGTCAACTTGACGGATGGGGACCGCATTGTTGGTGGTGTTGCTGTAGCGGCAACTGCCATTTGGCCATATCCGTAAAGGGATCGTCTATGGTGTTTGTAAACAGCAGACAGTTGATGCGTTTGGGAGATCCTATCAGTTGTGGTTCGGCGGTGGGTTGGGGTAGCAAAAATGTAGGCTGTGGGGGCTAAAGGAGTTCATATGTTCAGCACAAGCAGCATTGAGTTTTGGACAAACATGGGAGTGGCGATAGCGGGTGTTTTTGGCGGCATCATGGTTACCTTCGGCTACCTCAAGCGTAAGTACGGGAGATGATGCAGAAGAAGGAAGACCCCAAGGAGTTGTGCATATCGGCAAAGCCCGACCTTAAGCACAGTCACATTCACGAAATGCTGACATCACTCCGTATCAACATGGATGCCGACCGAGTTCAGATAGGTCAGTTCCATAATGGAGGGCGGTTCCTAGAGGGTTCGCCCATGAAGAGATTTAGTGTGTCTCACGAATCGTGCAGTCCGGGTGTGTCTATGGAATACCCCTACCTTCAGAATGTTCTGACCACGATCTTTTGGGACATGATTGAGATGGTCAAGGAAGACGATTCAAAGATTCGTTTGACAAAAACACTAACCGAGGAGTCATCTCTGCGGGTCTATAACGAGTCCAAGAACATAGATGCATTCATTATACTGCCCCTACGCAAGCAGGAGTTGTATGTTGGCTTTGTGCGGGTTGAGTGGAATGACAAGAACAATGTGCCAAGCGATACCGATGACACCATGCGTTTGATGGAGAGATATCGTTCGTTCATAGAACTTGAGATCATAAGGCAATACTGATGGCATCAAGCAAGAACTATTTCCGCGACTTGGACCTAAACTTTCAGGCTAATCCTGTAACCAAGGATGTTGCTGTGAAGGAAGACGCAGAGGCAGTCAAGAGGGCTATCCGTAACCTGATACTTTTGAAGAGGTACGAGAAGCCTTTCCACCCCGAGATATCTTCGGGTATTCAGGATCTTCTGTTTGAGAATTACAACCCCGTCACTTACGCAGTCATGCAAAGTCATATCACGGATATCATCAGAAGATACGAACCAAGAGTCGAAAACTTGGAGGTTACATTCAATCCAAGCCCCGACGAAAACAGCATAACTATAAGTATCCTGTTCACCATCATCAACAAACAAGAGATATTTGAGACCAACATTTTCTTGGAGAGGACTAGATGGCTATCCAATAACGCAAATCTCCGCATAGATGGTTTGGACTTCGATGCCATCAAGACAAACCTCAAAGATTACCTGAGAACACAAGAACAGTTCAAGGATTACGACTTCGAAGGAGCAGGCATGAATGTCCTCTTGGATGTTCTTGCTTACAACACCCACTATCAGAGCTTTCTACGCAAACATGGTAGCAAACGAAGCGTTCTTGGATTCGGCTGTTCTGCGTCAGAGTGCGGTATCAATAGCAAAGCACTTGGGTTATACTCCGAGGTCAGTAAAATCTTCCAAGATAGAGATGGACATAACCTTCAACAGTAACAGTAGTGTTTTGTCTTCTACCATAAACGGATCGGCATTCATAAATCGCGGAGATGTCTTTACAGGAAGATTGGGCAAGAACACCTACAACTTTGTTTCTTTGGACTCGTATAAGGTTCAGGTTGTGAATAACACCCCCGTAGTCAAGGGAATCAAACTATACGAAGGAACACTAAAAAGTTACACCTTTGTTGTCAACAGTTTTGACCCAACGCAGAAGTTCATTCTACCGAGCAACAAGATTGATGTTGACACCCTACAGGTAAGAGTTCAAGAGTCAACCACAAACACCACAGGACTTGTTAATGTGTGGTTCAAGGCTACAGACATCAACGGGCTAAACGGCGAATCCCTAGCCTACTTCCTACAAGAAACTGAAGACGGAAGATTTGAAATCTACTTTGGCGACGGAATCTTGGGCAAGCGTCCAAGAAACGGAAACCTCATATCAGTTCAATATGTTCAGACTAACGGAGAAGAGGCAAACGGCTGCACCAACTTTACCTTTGCCGGATCTTCAAGCGGAAATGCGTTGCTCATGGGTAATGTTGCAAGCATCACTCCCGTTCTAAATGACTACAACAAGCAAGGAGTTTCTTACGGCGGAACAACTCCCGAAAGTATAGACTCCATCAAGTACTACGCACCAAGAAACTATCAGGCACAAGAGAGAGCAGTAACCGAAGAAGACTACAAGACCATACTTGTCAGAGAGTTCTCTGACGGTATTGATTCATTCTTGGTTTGGGGGGCGAGCAGAACGACCCACCGTCATATGGTAAAGTCTTCATCTCAATCAAGCCAAAGAACGGAAAGCGTATCAGTACACTTGAGAAGTTGGCTCTAGAGAAGTCTGTATTGAGTAAGAGGAACTTGGTTGGTATCACCCCCGAGATAGTGGACCCCGACTTCCTCTTCTTGGAATTCAATTCAGTATCATCCTACAACTTGGATAGAACAAATCTCAGTCCCGATGGTTTGATTTCGTTCATCCGAAACACAACACAAGCCTTTGAAAATGACAATCTTTCCAAGTTCAACAAGAACTTCAAGATGTCCAAATTCCTAAACGCGATTGACAATACAAATCAAGCAATAACAGGGTCTAGAGTCACGCTTCGTCTGAACAAGAGAATCGAACCCCTGCTCTCGTATTCTGCACCATACACAATATCTTTCGACAACCCACTATTACACCCAATAGACGGGTATCAGCCTGTTGTATCCTCTTCGGTGTTTGGGTACAAAGATTCGACAAGCAGTTCCATAGTCAAGCCCACAGTAGATTGCTACTTGGATGACGATGGTAGAGGAAACATGAGAATCTACAAGGTTGTAGGCACAGAAAAGGTCTATATCAGCAGCAAGGCAGGAAAAGTCAACTATGATACAGGAAAGATAGTCCTCAACAACTTCAAGGTTGAATACATAAAGCCTGCCACAGACTCAGAAATCAAGATCACGGTGGTTCCTGCGGTTCAAGATATTGCAGCAAGAAGAAATCAGATCATCCTGATCGACTACGACAAGAAGCACAATTGGGGTAGGAACCAGAGTCAACATTCCGTCAGGACACTAGAACAGCAACACCATTCCCATACTGATAGATGAACCCTCCGAACGAAAAACCTATTTCCCAATCATAGCAGGTCAGTTGCCCGAGTTTGTTCGGGTTGACCATCCTACCATGATATCATTCTTGACTGCATACTATGAGTGGTTGGATAAGGATAACGAATATCTTCGGTCACCAAAGAAACTAAAGGATGTAGATCGATATTGATAGAACTATGGATGAGTTTATAGACTCGTTCAAAAACGAGTTCTTGTTTGACTTCCCCGAGACTTTGGCTATAACTGACAAAAAGACAATCGTTGACAAGGCAAAGTTGGTAAAGAACATCCGTAGTTTCTACAAGGCAAAGGGAACCGAGAAGACATATGACTTCCTGTTCAGAATTCTTTACGACACGGCTGTAGAATTCTACTACCCAAAGAAAGATATTCTAAAACTATCAGACGGCAAATGGGTTCTTCGGAAAACAGTAAAGATCTCTAATGTTTTGGGTAGACAGATATACGATTCCGTAGGTCAGCGGTTGATACAAAGAAACGCCAACAGCGATATTGTTGCAAGCGGTAGAGTACTTGATGTTTCAACTTACAGAATTGGGATTTACGATGTTGCCGAACTATCTTTGGGAGGCATAAACGGAGAGTTTTCTTCGGGCTACGCGGGGGTAGAATTTGAAGACAAAGACGGAAACTTGCGTAGAGAGAACAGAGTTTTTTCTGTTCTCGGTGACACACAAATAAACAACGGCGGGCAGAATTACAGAGTTGGAGATCAACTTGTAATCACTCCTTCAGCAGGAGACACCTGGCATAAAAGGATCAGGTAGAGTATCAGAAGTAGATTCTACAGGTAAAGTAAAGAAGATAGTTATAGACAACTATGGTGTAAACTACAAAACGCCACCAACAATAAGCATTAGTTCAGAAATAGGAACAGGATTTTCGGGATCTATAACTGTAAAAGGTCAAGCAGAATACTCTGGGTATTATGCAAACAACGATGGAAGATTGAGCAGTAACAAGGTAATGCAAGACAACAAGTATTACCAAAACTTCTCTTATGTTTTGCTTACTGAGATTACCGTAGACAGGTATAGGGATGTCATAAAGAGACTTTTGAATCCTGCGGGTATGGCTTTTTATGGCAAAGTGTTGATAAAGAAATGTTCATACGCAGACATCAACCAAAAAACATCGTTGATCGAATATGATGTTCCAATAATTGGAAACTATCTTCCATATACATTCCTAACCAACAATGACTTGAGTAAATGGTTTACGACAGCACAGGTGGTAAACGGAGAAACAGAAGTCTCTATAGCAGGATACAACAGACAAGAACACGAATACAAAATTAGATATGATATGGCGGGGCTGGATATAGCAGGATTGCCTGTAGGTGGTCCCGATGGTGTTGTTGATATTCTTGACTACTACCACTACAAAGATTCCGTAATGGATAGAGGTTTCCCCCACCATCATATGAAGATTTCTTCAAGGTCATAGGTAATCCTTTTACTTCGGGCGTAGAGTATAACGAGACTCAAACTCCTCTAAAACAAGAGGGATTCCAAAACGCCGATCCGTTTTGGATCATCTATCAGCACCCCAACAGGAAAATGACCGATCCGAGTGGTCGCAAGAATTCCGCATGACCTAAAGAAAGAGTTCTTGAGTAATCACGGGGCGGCTTCTGTCTTTGGTATACCGACTCCAACAGGATCAAACGGAACAACAGGATATTGGAAAGAATGGACCGAATCTGTAACCGCAAACCGAGAGGCTTGGGCAACAGGATTCACTTCAGGCGAACGATATGTGATGCTTTCTTATAATCCGCTCGTACCCTTTTACACAGAGCAAGAAGAAGAAGCATTACAAACTGTAGAAGGTCTTACTGCTTACAGAATACCCTCTTTGACAGATGCAGCAAACCCAACATTTCTCTATGACCGATTTTTATTCTCTGTGCCTGGGAGAAACCTTTGTTCAAGACTATTCTGGTCTAAAGAATCCTCGTCTCCGGGACCGAGTATATTTGGCGGCAAGAGATTATACAAGTTCACAGAAGCGGATCTGAAAAGTAAGAACACAGGGGCATCTCCACTCTTACTTACGGACATAGTAGATGCCATGAATTCTTGGTTATCTGATTCTGGATTGAACAGAGACTCCAAAGAATATGTGATGATATGTTTAGATGAAACATTCAACAGAGAGTTGATATACCCAAAGTACAAAGTAGAATACACCAATAGTGAGGATATAGATCGTGTTGCTGAAATAATAGGGGACATGATTTTTGTTCTAAGAAGAATCAAAGAGGTCTATCCTAACTGTAGATTTGGTTACTACAATTATCCGAGGGTTCCCAAGTTCATTTCTGTTTTAGACGGGGAAAATCTCTATAGGTCATTTGAGAACTATCCTGAAGTACACCGCAGAAGTTACGGAGCAAGTGCAGCAAATGTGGTATCTAGTCTTGTACAAGAGCAAGATGTGATATATGTTGACGCACACCTACACAGCCCATCTACTAACAAAGTAAAGACTATGGTAGATTCTGTTCTATACGGTGTAGATAAACTAAACGAATACTATGTTTCTATGGGGAAGAAGAGAAAGAGGGTGTTTTTATGTACAAGTCGTCTTTATACGACAAACGATAAAGATACACCAAGTTTCTTCATATCCTCAGATTCCAACATGAGAACCTATATTCCCGAATACACAGTCATAAACAAGGAATCTTTTAGAATTTTTGTTCCGACAGATTTTAGGAACACAGTATAACTATAAGAAAACAGTCGATGGCTTTTACAATGACTACAATCCAGAATTCATTTATGACTGTTTGTTGGGTGCTTCGGAAGCGTCAGCACCTTTCAAAGAACACAACCGAGTTCCAAATATTTTTGCAAGCGGCAGAGAAGATAATCAAGACTCATACAAAATCTTGTATAGAAAATCTTTGGGTTCTTTTATCATTGGGCTAATTCTTTGACCGGAAATAGTGGGCAAGAATACTCCAATTCGGCATACTCAATAACAGGTCCAACATCAGGTTCGCCCACTTATTGGTTTCCATTTGGGAGTACTATAATAGATCGTTTGCCTACTACTACGAGTAACCCAACTCTTAGACAAACTGCTGTCGATATAGTCTCAAACCTAATCTATCCTTTATACTCCACCTTTAATGGACTTTTGGGTACTTTCTTATTGCGATGACGATACATGTTCTACGCAAGAGTATGGTTCTGTTGCGTTCGCTAATGCTGGTGTAACGGGGGAAAGACCAGAATCAACTTCTGCGGTTCTTGCTGATTTTGATAACAGCGGAACAATAGATATGGCAGATTGGGCAATGATGCTCTTAACATGGGGGGTCAGCCAAGGCTTATTAGAACTATATGAAGGACTAAGTGGTAGTGGATATGGTTATACTGCTTCTTGGGACGATATAGGTATTCAAACTATTGCTCTTACAGGAGAAAGTATACCTCAAGGAGATCCGATTGGTTACAACATAGCCTATTCGGACTTCCGCAAGATAACTGCTAGGGCTTTCTTTGAAATGCCCGTGGGCAGAAGAATTCAACTGCACCACAGATCAAGTTACTCCTCCCCCATTCCCACAGGTGTATGCTCAAAGCATCAACGGTTCAACTGGTCCATTGAACACCAATTTTGACCACAGAGAACCACAAAACCTTGTTGGAGGTGGGTCCAATCTCATAGTCAACTTGGAAGCGGTTAGGGGCATAACGGGAACCCCAACAGAGGGGGTTTCTACTTTAGTTTATCTCAACTACTATGGCATAAAGAACACTATGGGCGGAACTGTACATTGTGTCTCCCGCAGCGCCGGACGGGCGCACCCCCGAGAGGGAATACTTGCTAGCAAATGCAGGACCGTTCTCCCCAACAAGCAACCTAATATCAATAAACAAACCCTTCCCCAATCAAGAAAACAGAAACACCACAAACGAAATGGTGTCAGCAAGTTACTTCGTTTCTGACTCAACCACATTTAGGTTCAGGGGAAGAGATATACCTAAAGATAGGCACTTTATGAGGCTGAAACTTCTGTTCAGAAACTCCGCAAATGCTATTGTGCCAGAATGCACCAAGATAATGAATTTCAACTACATCAGGACATCATAAATCTATAATAGATACTATCATGGGATCATCTTGCTCACCAATTCGCCACAACTATAGAAGACATCTTGCTGAAAAGATGTTAGCGGACATCGAACTGATGTCTCCCGATAACTATTTCTTAACTATAGGTAAAATAACACCTTGGCCTACAGAAACAAGAGATACGGGGCTATCAGGGACTAACTACGCCCGTCCTGTTCCAGTACCACAGGATAGCGATAGAGTAGAGACAGAATTTTGGCAAAGCGTTGTAGCAGCCAAACGAATTTCTAAAGACAACATTTCTCTTGTAGTTCCTCGTTTTGATTGGAAATTGGGTGGGGTGTATGAACCATACAGAGACTATTCCAATCTTTTTGATGCCGACTATCCCGCCCAATTTTATGTCTTGGTTGATGAAACAAGAGTCTACAAGTGTATAGACAACAACTACGGTTCTAAGTCTACCGCTAGCACCAACACATACTGATCCCGAGATCAGAAAACTATCAGATGGGTATCGTTGGAAGTTTATGTATATGATACCCGAGGAAAATAGAAAGTTCCTAACCAAAACAATATATGATGAAACATCTCAGGAAGTGGTCCATATCGAAGAGTTATAATTCAGGGCTACATGCCTGTATCCTATGTTCAGTACTTGAGATTGAGTGAAGACGATAGAGTTCTTCAATGGAATGTTCAGCAGAGTGCTATAAATGGTCAGATTTCTTTCGTTGGCATCAAAGAACAATACAAGCCCTATCTCACCATAATCAATTGTCTACGCCCTGACAACCAAAACATAATCCAACAAGGGTATACGGCAGGACATACGGGTTCTATACGAATATACAGTCCGTATTTGATTGGAGTCAATGGTTTCTATGATGATCTAATTCTTTCTATTGACGATGGTCTGGGAGAAGGGCAAAGAAGAGTAATCAATTCCTATTCCTACTCTTCCGTTGGCAACTACGGCACAGTAACTTTGGATCATCCATTGTCTGTTGGGCTTTCATCAAACGACAGTAAATTTTCCATAGTTCCTAATGTACAAATAGAGGGGGATGGATATCCTCTAGATAGTACTTTGAACTTTTTAGAGAAGCGGATATTGGTCTAAAATTCGGTCCATCTCTAAATTCGGGTTCCACAGGATGCGATACCACAAACATCTTCAACCAAGCATATGTTGACTCGTATGAAGTTATAGATGGGGGAAGAGATTATACCCGAGCAGAGTTTAAGGTAATAAAGGGTTTGACTTTTACTTCGGGGCTAACGGGAATTGGTTCATTGAATGATACCGCAGAAATAGTGTTTTCTCCTCACGGGGGTCATGGCTCTAATGCTGTTAGAGAACTGGGTTCTGCGGCAATAATGATAGTCGTTGAGTTTAGTCAATCCGAAAAGAATCAACTATCTGTTGCTAATGACTACAGACAGTTTGGGATCATAAAGAACCCTCAATTGAGAAACAAACAAGTAAGACTTCGTTTGGCTCAAAACGGACTAACTGGATCATTCCTACTTGGAGGATCTTTGACTCAAGGAACAACGGGGGTCTAGCTGGAGTTACCTACCCGCAGGCAACAGGCAAAATTGTTTATTGGAGATCAGGACCAACAGGAATAGGTCTTTCGGGTACAGACAAGTATGGTCTATCCGAATTGATAGTTTCTGATGTTACTGGTGGGGATTTTGCTTCAACAGGAAGAGTATTTTCGTCCTCTGTTGGGGCATGCAAGTGGTTACTTTGATGTTGTAGATGTGTCTCAGAGAATCGTTGCGGGTACTGAGGGAGAGAACTTTTAAGGCTAAAGGTTATACCCACAACGGTATATGAGCCAGCATTGGGTGGTACTTCGGAGTATTTTCCGCAGGTGGGGAAGATTTTCATCCGGGAATGTTTGTTGCAAGCATTGGCAACATAGAAAGCAGCGTCCACAATACAAGATTTACGGGTTCTATCTTCCGTTGGGAACCTACAGTAGGAACAAATACTTCTGCCACTTTGTATGTGGAGGAACCTTCAGGTCTTCCTGCGAGGTTTGAAAAGTTGGTAGAGGTGGACTATTACCTAAGAGCAAGTAGGCCAGCAAGTTTGGGATCTACCGGACCTGTAGCAGGAAGACCCACACACAATACGGGAACAGCAACCGTAGTCGAAATCGGAGAGATATCCAAAGACTCCCCACACTATACGATCAAACAACAACAGTAACTTTACGAGCAAGTATCTCAAATCCGTTTGGTATCAACTCTTTTGCTCAGGATTCCTTGGTCAAGTCTTACTTAGGGTTGACCGCAGAGGGGTCGGGTACTGTTTTAGAATGGATTGCAACAGATGGGTCAAGCTGGAGGGTTTTGAGAATGTGTGGTGTTCAGGGAGAATTTAGTCCTTCCGGAGTACTGTCGTTTGTAGACAATAAAGGCGACGATTCTCAATGTGGAGTTGTAAGTACAACACACAAGGAAGACCTGAAATACAGGACAGGAGAGTTGACCTACATACAGAATACGCAACCCATAACAAGAAATCTTGAGCAAAAGGAAGAAATCGAAGTACTCTTCCAATTCTGAGGTAAAAGAATGTCCTACGACCCATTACTCTTCAATGTAGACCCGTATTATGATGATTGCAGCGAAGACAAGAAGTTTTTGCGTATGCTCTTCCGCCCCGGGTATGCTGTTCAAGCCCGAGAACTGACACAACTACAGACTATACTTCAGAATCAAATAGAGAGATTTGGCAAGAACATTTTCAATGAAGGGTCTTTGGTATACGGTGGCGAGGTTGTTGAGAACAGAGTAAAGTTTGCTCGCGTTTCTAGTCTTACCGCACACAAGTTATAACCGACCTAATCGGTGGCGAAATATCTAATGCAAATGTTAGTGGAAAGATAGTTCACGCCGAAACGGCATTAACAGGAAGTTCCTCCGATACAAGACCTGTAGTTTTCTTCGAATACACTTCAGGCGGAACAGGATTTACCGCAGGAGACACTATTGGGGGAACTGCGTCGAATTCATCACCCTTTGCTTTTACAATAGGTGGTATAACCGCAGGATCTCTTACGGGTCAGTCTATGGGCAATTGTTTGTTGGTATCCGTTGCCCAGGTATTCGCTTCATAAACGGGTTCTTTGTAAGCAACGATAAGCAAACCATAGCCGCAGCATCATTGACTGGTGTGACTGGTTCTCGTATTCGTTTGTTTGAGTCTCCTACTACAAGAGTCGGATTCTTGGTCAATAAACAAATTGTAACCGATAGCAGACGATACAACTCTAAGAGATCCATCATATGGTTTCTATAACTACGCTGCGCCTCGGTGCTGACTAGATTCAAGATTGATTTGCCTCTGACTCAATATGGATATTCCGAAGTTACCGATGTAAGTACAGCAGCAACCGACAATTTCTCAAGAGAAAACTTCATTGAATTTGTTCGTGTCGTAAATGGTAATGTCATCAAGAGGGAACAGTATCCCGACTATTCTGTTTTGGGAGATACCCTATGCAAGAAGAACATTTGATGAATCGGGCAATTATACAGTAGAGCCTTTTCCAAGTTTCTATTACTGATGAACCATACGGAGCAACAGGATTAACTTTCTCTGTTGTCGTAAGCCCCGAAAAGCATATGTGTTTGGATATGAGTTTGAAACTATAGGAAATACTAGACTAGATTTACCAAAGGCTAGGACAACAACAACTGTAGAAGATGCCAACATCCAATCAGTTGTCGGTCCTATGTGTTGGGAAGTAATACGGGCAACAACTTCCCGTCCAATGGTCTAACCACAGTAACCATGCAAAATATGCCTACAGTACTTCTGTCATCAGGTAGTGGGGTCGGGAGCATCCGCATTCGCCCAAGTTGGTACTGCAAAACTTAGAGGGTCTACAGTATCAGGGAGGCAACGGAGACAAGAATTGGAGAGTAGATTTATTTGATATCTCTTTGAGTTCGGGGACAGAATTCTCGACAGTTAAGAGTCTTTTTGTTCCGGGGTAGAACAGCAGGCAGGGCAACAACTAGTAGATTTTTATAGTCCTGCTGCGGCACAGAATTGATAGATTTCACCAACACCCTGCTATTCCCAACATCTGCCGAGTGGAGATTCGGGCAATAAATGAACTCGACTACAAGGTACGATTCGCCAATAAGATAGCATTTTCTGCAACAGGTGCAGCCACATTAACAACAAATGATTTTAGGATTAGGAACAAAACCAAGCGTTACTAAATTTGATTACGGCTCAGGAGTCAACGCTCCCGCAAATACTCTAATAGTTATTGATGAGAGCGGAGATTCCGTATCTGCATCTGCTGTGACAGGAACAGCAGCGAATGAAATTATCATCACCAACGGTCCAATCGGAGCAACAGGGACAGTAATTGGTGAAGTTCGTTTGAACTACAACTCAGCAACATATGTCCGAAGAGGAAAAACGGTAACTCAAGAAACCATATCTGTTACAGGACCAATACAGAGAGATGTTGGTGCAACGGGTGCTGCAAATGGTTCGAGTTCTTCTATATCAACAGAAAAGTTGATGTTTTTGAAGTTAGTTCTGTAACAGGACCAAGCGGGCAAGATTTATCTCAATATTTTGTTCTAGACACAGGAAATAGAGACAACTACTACGATTGGTCAAGACTTGCTTTTGCTCCCGGATTTACATCGGGATACACAGCAGGACTAACAGGACCATTGAATGTTACATTGAGAAGGTTTGCTAGAACGGGAATAACTGAAGCAGGAGGACCATTCACAGTAGATTCTTACTCTACTGTTGATTTTAGTGATATCCCCGTCTATACAAGTCCCGATACAGGCAAAACTCACTATCTATCCGACATGATAGATTTTAGACCAGCACAGATTACCCGACAACACATTTAGTCCTTTCTGCTATCCAGTATCGACTTCTACGGGATTGATTACTGTAGAAAAAGTATCTTCCAAGAACAGATAAATTGGTTCTATCAAAGAACCGTTCTTTCAAGATAATTTCTGGGTTGCCTTCTGCCGAAGCAGCAGTCCCGCCTGACGATCCAAACAGTATGACCCTGTATACACTAACCCTACCTCCATACACCTATAGTAGGGATGATGTTTCTCTTCGTGCAGTAAAGAACAAGCGTTACACCATGCAGGATATAGGTAACTTAGAAAGAAGAATTGACTCTGTTGAATACTATACGACCATGAGTCTTTTGGAACAGGAAGCAAAGAATACTTGCTATTGTTGATTCTCAAGGAGTAGAAGTACCTAAGAAGGAATCTTGGTAGATACCTTCCGTGGTCACAACATAGGAGATGTGAAAGATTTGATGTATAACGCGGCAATAGATCCCGAAACATCATCTCTTCGTCCAAGCGTTTGAGACCAAGATTTATCGCTTATCGTTAGACTCTTCCGCAACTCCATCCCTGTATAACTATAGTCCAAGTGAAATTCCTCTATCCATAACAGGAAATCGGCTGTTCACTATAGGATACACAGGAACACCCAAGCATCATTCAACCGCAAGCATCATCCTCGCGTCAGTTGAATCCGTTTGGTGTAATCAACTATACGGGAACTCTGTTTACAAATCCCGATTCTGATTTTTGGTTTGCAGATACCGCTCGTCCATCAGTAAAAGTAAAACCCAAGAGGGGAAAGAGATAATTGGGCATTCTCAGCGCGGGAGCGCGGGTGCGGAAGGGGCGCGGGCGCAGGCGAGGGTACAGGATTTGGAACTCAATGGAACGATTGGGAAACTATGTGGTTTGGTAAGAGCAATTTCGATGAGACTACCAATAACCTATTCAATAAGACAAGCGATGATATGTCGGTATCAGCGAATATCAATTCGCAATTCTCTGGTCTAATTGATCGTAATGCATCTCCGTAATCAATAGTTCTAAACAAGGTATCTGAGAAGACCAACAACGATATTGAATTCTATGCCAGAAACATAGAGGTCATGGTTCGTGGAGATGGGCTAAAGCCAAACACCAAGATGTACGCATTTATAGACGATGCTATAACTCTCTTCTAATATCACGGTAACTGTACAGGGAGCAACAGGAGTATCAGGATTCTCCACCGTGAGTTACCTAACAACAGATAGTAGGGATCGTTTGGTGGTCTAACAGCAGGATCTTTAGGATACACGATTCGCATAAACCAAACGGGAAATGTAAAGACAGGACCAAGACTGATTAGGTTTACAGATAGCAGCACAAACGATATAACCACAACAACAACAGTTGCCGAAAAACTCTTCTATATTGAGGGTGGATATGGTACAAGAGAAACGGATGTTTTGAGTACAAGAAAGCCACTTAATCAAGAGAGCATCACCAAGTTCGTCAACGGTTGTGAACAACATCTTGGCAAAGAAACAAGTAGTACAGCAACATCAAGAGGTATAGTAGAACCACTATCACAATCATTCTTTGTAGACCCCATCATATATCCATATGGTGTGTTTGTCAGTAGTGTCGATTTGTGGTTTAAGACTAAAGACACATCATCTGTTGGTGTACCCGTAATTCTTGAACTGAAGACATTGATAAGTGGGTATCCACACCCTCAAAGACTCTACCCACGGGCGTATCTACTGTATTCTCCAAACAATATAACAGTTTCAGAAGACGCTACTTCATCTACAAGGTTTAATTTCAACTCACCAATATACCTGTCACCGGGGGCGGAATACTGCTTTAGTCTGAGAACAACAAGCGATAAGTTCTCTTTGCATACCGCTATACTAAACCAAACTCAATATAAGGCAAACGATTCAGACCCATCTTTGACAGTAACAAAACAGCCTTATGTCAGGTCTCTGTTTACTGCTCAAACCCCCAAACACCCTGCTGAAAGAAGTTAGGGAGGATTTGAAGTTTGTTGTAAACTTCTGCAAGTTTGATAGAAGCACAGCATCAGTAATCCAAACCAAGAATGTTCCTACAAACTACTATGGAACATCTTGCAAAACCCAAGTATAGTACGAGTTGAAATACCAACTATAGTTCCTCCGGGGACATCAATTACCGTGAAGGAAAATGGTCCCGAATTTTAGGAACATCAGATACAAACATCTTGTTGGGCAAAAATATCAACAGAACTTTGACTGACTCTGTTGGTTTGTCAGCGGACTTCACAACAATAAGCGTAAACTTGGTAAGTAACAATGACTATGTTTCGCCTATGGTTGACTTGGATCGCTCTTGCGTAGTTCTTGTTGAAAGTCAAATGAACAACAACAAAGGTAGGAACAACAAATACCAACGGAGAAGAAAGCCCAACTAATAGAGGGGTATCAACCCCTGTTCGTTCGGCATCAAGGTACATCACGAAGAAGATCAATTTGGAGAATCCTGCTACTCAGTTGGATGTCTATCTGAAGATTTCAAACCCACCGAATACAGGAGTTGAGGTATTCGCTAGAACTCTACCTGACGAGACCGATTCGAACACCTTCTTCCAAAACCGTGGCTACACGAAGATGACAGCAAGCACAGAACGAAACACGGCAGAAGGTGAGTATCAGGACATCAGATACACCTTGGCTTTGACCGATGACCAAAGATTCTCCACCTTCTCAGTAAAGGTAGTGCTTCACGGCACAAACGATGTTTCAAACCACCCAACACCAATCATCAAGTCAATGAAGGTTATTGCAACATGAACCCGAGGGTGCAGGGAGAGCTATCTTCAGAGACCTAACAATGGGGCGTTGATATACAGCAACCGCGATGAAATAGATGCTTACAAGGCAAAAAAGAAGGCTATTAGGGCAAGGGACGAAGAGATAAATAGTCTGAAAACCGAGGTACAAGAGTTGAAAGCCATGCTGCATACCATACTAAACAAACTAGACAGTCGGGGGGAATAACTAATGCCTTGCATGAGCCTTCCAATGGATTTTGGTAGTTGGACAGGACACCAACAAAGGGCTTGGTGTCTTACCAATATTAACACATATGGAGAGTATTGTTTAGCAGGAGATGGATCTTCATGTAGAACAGCACTTGATGCTGCCGGATGTACTAATTACAGTATTGCAGATTCTCCTTGGGTTTGCCCCGATCTAACTGGTGGGGCTTGCGCTTGTCCAACAGGTGGAGCCTGGAATTGGATTCGGTCCTTATAATGTAAAAGCCTACCAACAATCGGGCTATGGAACCTCCGGGGACTAATATCAGTTAGTATAAGTCCTACTTCAATAAGTCCCAGTAACATTTTCTTTCAGGAGCAAGGAACAGTCCTTCCTTTGCCATTTGCCCCGGAAGTAGAGTTCGTTTAGTTTATACGGCTAATGTTTGGGCAGAAGGAACAGTTCAGGAGACCAATGCTTTTAATAGACTGGTACGAGTGGCTGCTTTTGATAGTTATAGTAGTGGTGGCACAACAGTAACCATTCCATCAAACACAACTGTTCAATTGATGCATGTTGGTTTGCCGGGTGTATCAGGGACCGCCGGGACCAACAGGACCAACAGGACCAGGCTTACGGATTTGCTATTGGTTGCACCGCAGGACAAGCGTTTACTTTAAGCACAAGTCAACCATCGAACCTTACAAGAATTAGTTTACCGTCTAGTTATCTAAACTTTGGACTTGCTATAAATCAAAGAGAGTTCGTATTTCTCATAACACTCTCGGGTGCTTGGGCGGAAGGTTCGATTAGCACAGTTTCCGTCCACAAATAGATGTAGGAACTTGGACTGCTTACGGTACTGCTACGGTTAATGTTGCTCTTGGTGGTGCTCCTAAACATTTGGAGAATTGCTGAAGGCGGCGGCGGTCAGGGAGGGGAGCAACTGGAGCCACCGGTCTAACGGGTGTTACTGGTGTTACGGGCGTTACGGGTGTTACGGGTGTTACGGGTGTTACGGGAAGAACAGGTTTTACAGGACAAACAGGTGCTACAGGTAACACAGGTGCAACAGGACAAACAGGTGCTACAGGTAACACAGGTGCAACAGGACAAACAGGTGCTACAGGTAACACAGGTGCAACAGGACAAACAGGTGCTACAGGTAGAACTGGTGCTACGGGTGCTACAGGTCAAACGGTGCGCCGGGTGCGCCGGGTCCAATGGAGTCGACAGGACCAGTTGCTCTACCAAAAGATACTTTTGTTCTTTGCTGGTACAGATGAAGTTGAACCATATGGAACAGACACAAATGCTTATATTGGGTTGGACTCGTATGAAAAAACAGTAGGTTCGTATTGGGTATTCCCCACTTTACCTTCTCCCGGATCTGTAAACTACAGAAATAATGCAACAAGTGCGTATCTTCGCGTTTCGGGTATGGACGAGAATGGAACTGTTTATGTTAATCCTTCTAACGGTAGCGGATACTATCAACAACTCACAGACTCTTTAGGTGCTACGGGATCAAGAGATAACTTTGGATGGGTTTTGGTTAGTGCCACAGGAAGTGCTCCATCGTTCATAGTTAAAGTCACAGACAAACCAATAGTAGATGGGGCGGTGCTGGATATGCTGGAGATATTTTGTACCCTGTGAGTTTACAGGATGCAAGAAACAAGTTCTTGGTTAGTGGTACAAACACGGCAGTTTTCTCTTCCTCTCCGTATGGCGGCGTTCAACAACATTTCTTGGTTCGTTATTTGCCGCCTGCGGGAAATACAGGTCCGGCAGGAATAGATGGTATTACAGGAGTAGCCGGAAGAACAGGTTCAACAGGACCAACAGGACCGAGAGGTGCAACTGCTACGGAACCAATCCTATAGCAATCAGTAGTTCTGTACAGTTTTCTAATACGGGTCTAGTAGGCAAAACAATAAACTTTACAGTACCCGTAACTTCTAGAGGCACAGGATTTGGTGTCAATAGCCATGTGAAGGTAGTGTCACGAAGTGGTTCAACTCCTAATATGGCAAACAGGAACTATAACCTCTTGGTCGGACATATTCAACACCGTTGATGACCCAACAGATCCTAGAGGTAGTGCTTCTGTTTCTTTAGTAGTAGATCAAGTTAGCGGCCTTATTCCGGGTAGTGGTTCTACAACACGATCAGATTGTGATATGTTGATGATAGGCTACCGTGGCGAAAAGGGTTCAACAGGTCCAACAGGTCCAAGTGGATCAACAGGGCATGGATTTAGAGCGTTCTACGCGACTTTTGATTTTGGGGATATTGCTCTCACTCAATTGTAGCGGTCCTCTTGGAAGTCCTAACTGTGGATTTACCATCTTACTTTACAACGACACATGTCCTTGGGAATCGCATCGGCTGGAGGATTTTCTGTTGGTTCTAGGTTAAGAATTTCTGACAGGTCAGATCCGGTAAATCAATGGATTGAGGGAACAGTTTACTCGGTAAACGGAAATCAGGTTACTATTCGTAAAACTTAGTTCAAGTTGTCCAGATCGTACACAGCCATTCACTTGCTTGATAGGTCGAATCAACCTATTGGGATGTGTCCCTTGAAGGAGAACCCAGCAATAACGGAGCAACAGGAAATACAGGAAACACAGGTTCAACTGGGCAAACAGGAGCAACAGGATCTACTGGTGTTACTGGTGCTATGCCCTATGGTTTTGTCGCAAACCAATCTATACAAGATTCAGGAGTTGTTGTAGGAAACCAACTTACTCTTCTTGATGTGTTGAATGCATCAAGTAACGGCACAACAGGAGGACACTCCTTTGCTACAGGTCAGTATTTACGAATAACAGATTCCGTAAACGCCAATAGTTGGTTTGAAGGAACAGTAAATGCTGGTGGTTCTCCAAGAAGCAAAGATGTTGTTATAACAGTAAGACGGAAAAAACATTTTTAGCAACAGCAACATCTTGGGTTATAACCGTTGGGGGTCAACCCGAAGTACTGGATCTACAGGTTCAACTGGGTCTACAGGTTCTACAGGATCCACAGGTTCTACAGGAGTCACCAGAGAAGTAGGGCAAACAGGTTCTACAGGAGCCACGGGTCTTACTGGTCTAACAGGAAGAACAGGTTCTACAGGTTCAACTGGTTCAACAGGAGCCACAGGTTCTACAGGATCCACAGGTTCTACAGGAGCCACGGGACTGACTGGGTTGACGGGCAACACAGGTTCAACTGGTTCTACAGGTCTTACTGGTCTAACAGGTAATACAGGCTCAACAGGAGCCACAGGTCTTACAGGTCTTACCGGAGCCACGGGTCTTACAGGTCTAACGGGAAGAACAGGTTCTACAGGTTCAACTGGTTCAACAGGAGCCACAGGTTCTACAGGATCCACAGGTTCTACAGGATCCACAGGTTCTACGGGCAATACTGGTGCTACAGGAGCCACAGGTCTTACGGGTCGCGTGGGTGCAGGATTCCCTGAAATTGTGTTTACTCTTGGTGGAGGTACTGGGTCGATAGATTGCAGCACTTTGACTGTTAATGTATCTACAATAACTCGTACTGGTCAATATACGGAAGAGTTGGCGTTTTCTGCATATGCGACAGGAACACTAGTAAGAATAGTAGATCCGTCTGATGTCGTAAACAAGATAATTGATGCGACAGTAACAGGAAAAACTCTGAATGGAACTACTTCAATCGGATGGACTTTCTTGGTTACAAGAATTCCTAATCCAGGCAATTACTATTAACAACCCCAAGTTGATCTTCATTGGAACTGCTCCTGCAAACATAGGACAAACTGGTTCTACAGGATCCACAGGTTCTACAGGATCCACAGGTTCTACGGGCAATACTGGTGCTACAGGAGCCACAGGTCTTACAGGTCTAACAGGCTTGACAGGTTCTACAGGTAGAACTGGTGCTACAGGAGCCACGGGTCTAACAGGAGAAATAGGACAAACAGGTTCTACAGGAGCCACAGGTCTTACAGGTCTAACAGGAAGAACAGGTTCTACAGGCTCAACAGGCTCAACTGGTTCAACTGGTTCAACGGGAGCCACGGGTCTAACAGGCTTGACAGGTTCTACAGGTAACACAGGATCAACTGGAGCAACAGGAACATCAGGTGCTACAGGTGCTACAGGGTTGACCGGCCTGACAGGCTCAACAGGTTCAACTGGTTCAACAGGAGCCACGGGTCTAACGGGCTTGACAGGCTCTACGGGTAATACTGGTTCTACGGGTGCTGCAGGCTTGACCGGCTTGACGGGTTCGACAGGATCCACAGGTTCTACGGGCAATACTGGTGCCACAGGAGCCACAGGTCTTACAGGTCTAACTGGGTTGACAGGTTCTACAGGTAACACAGGTGCTACAGGTGCTACAGGTGCTACAGGTCAAACAGGTGCTACTGGACCAACAGGACAAGGCGGTGGTTATACAGGTCTTGCTTTGGTTGGAAACCCACCAAGAATTACAGTAATCCCCGTATCACCAACAGGATTTGAGGGTGATGGTATAACTGTAGGAATTCTAACGGGTGCTGCTATATGGGACGATAGCACACCAACAACCATTACTGTTGGTGGATTGGCTATTGGCAGAAATCTATTAGGTAAAACTGCTGTCGAAGTGTTGAAACTTATGGTATATCCATATTTCCAACCAACAATAACTATATCCGATTTGGGATTGACAACAACCAATCTTGGTTCTAGACCCGTTCTTATGGTCGGAGCAACACTTAATTCTTCTGCGAGTTACCCAAGTAACCATCAACTTACATTTGCAGGGTCAGACAATACCAAGTTTACTTCTCAGAGTTTGACATTCTCTACATCATTGAGCGGAACTCTAACTTCTGGATTTAGTATTACTGACAGCCCCAAAACAGTATCTCATCCTAAGTGGAGGTACATGACCCCACAGGCAAATACCTATACTTTGGCAGCAACAGACATCGAAACTAACAGAATATCAAATTCAATAAGAGTTGATTGGAGACACAAAATTTATTGGGGATTTGGTGATCCTGCAACAGTAAATCTTTATGCTTGTAATGGTGGTCAATGCACCGGAACCGATTTTGCTCAAGCAAGACTTGCTACTGTTTTCCCAACAATAGATGATGTCTTTACAAAAATCAATCCCGGAACACGGGGTTCTTCGGGATGGTATGGATGTAATAATTGCTCCACAAGAGGTTCTGTTGATACTTTGTTCAATGATGATTTGCTGTTTACAAACGCTAGGGTACAAAATGAGTATTTCTATGTGTTCTTACCAATAAGTCCATCTTCCGTGGTTCAACTTTACCTGGGAAGAATTAGTACACTAAAACTTCGTCAATCGGAGGAACACTATCTCTAGTTAGTGGGGTCACAGCCGATTACACTATAAATGGAGTTCAAGTGAGGTATTTGATATATCAAACAAGAGGTGTGATTTCCGCATCATATCCGAATATGGTAGGAATTGCTCTTTGAAAATGGTGATAAATAACGATACCGTCGATAAGGAAACACCAATGTCAGATACAGATACAAGTTGCAGAAATAAGCAGTCAGGAGAGCAATAATGGCGTGTTTTCTCCTACAGGATTTGAGAATTGGTGTGTCCAAGCACAATGCGAATGGTATAAAAATTATTGCAATTCAGACCCGTCTGTTGACTGTTGCAACCAAGACTTCTTGGGAGCAACTTGTGGTTGTACTAATTGCGGTATTGCAGCCGCACCTTGGGTTTGTCCTAGTAGTGGTCGGGGAGTAACTGGTGCAACGGGCGGTACAGGCGTTGGGCTTCTGGTCCCTATCTTGTAAAAGCCTATCAACAATCGGGCTATGGAACTCCCTCCGGGCCAAGTAGCACTTCAAATAAGTTCTACTTCAATAAGTCCTGTTAACATTGGCTTTCTTTCAGCAGCAAGGAACAAGTATTCCTTTGCCATTTGCTCCGCGAAAGTTAGAGTTCGTTTAGTCGATCCTTGCTGGTGCTAATGTTTGGGCAGAAGGAACAGTTCAGGAGATCAATAGTTTTAATAGACTAGTACGAGTGGCTGGTTTTGATATAGGTTTAGTAGTGGCGGCACAATAACCATTCCAGTTACAAACACAAATATTCCGTTGATGCATGTTGGTTTGCCGTGGGTCTTCCGTGGGAACGGTGGCGGATCTAACTGGTCTCGACCGGGCTCGACGGGTGCTACAGGTAGAACTGGTGCTACAGGTAATACAGGTGGCCAAACAGGCGAAACCGGCCCTCACAGGTTCAAACAGGTGCTACAGGACAAACAGGTGCTACAGGTAGAACCGTAAGCTACAGGTCAAACAGGTGTTACAGGACAAACAGGTGCTACAGGTAGGACCGTGCTACAGGTCAAACAGGTGCTACAGGTGCTACAGGTGCTACAGGTGCTACAGGTGCGCCGGGTGCAAAGGAGATAAGGGGAGATCCGGGGCGAAGGTGCTGCCGGGCTCTGGCATTTGCGTATTTACAACTCATCAGCAGATTCCCCAAGAATAATTGTTGGTGGTTCTGCTATAGATGAAATTGTTACAGATACGACCGAGTTTGATGGTCTTATTAGCACAATATGGGAAAAGCAGTTCTTCTGATCCTAGTCCTCTAAATCAAATTGCACAGTCACTAACGGGCTATATTAGAGTTTCTGGTATAGATCAAATCGGCAAGAGAAATATTCCTATTGGAGGAACAGCCGGAGCGGGTATTACTGGTAACTTCTTCCAAAAATGGTCAGAATCCTTCTCAGGAACAGTACCAACAGGAATTATGGTTGGGTAGTTATAAATTCTCTAACCACAAGTCAGCCGCCGCTTTACCTAAAGGTCAATAGAAAACCAATAGTTAGATGGAATTCTACTTATACTACGGGAGATTTGCTAATCCCGATAAAGGTAGATGATCTAACACTATCAGTAAAGCAATCTATATTCCAATACTTTCCAAGTCAGCGGCGGTGGTGTAAAGTTCACATGGACTTTATTAGTTCGGGGAGTGTTCCGCATTCTGGCGTAACAGGAATAACAGGAACTACGGGCGACAGAGGCTCACTGGTGCTACAGGTGTTTCTGTAAGTAATGCATTGGTTGATGCTGGCGGAAATCTATACCTCAACTTTAGTGATGGAAATAGTATAAATGTTGGTTATGTTCGCGGTCCCACGGGGCGACGGGCGCAGGCGGGGGCGGAGCGGCGGTACATGCGGATGCACAGAATGCTGTGTTCACCTTCCTCTGCCGCTAACAGGACCGTACTGCGATAATCTAATAGACATTGATCCATTGGTTTTGTCTGATACTTTCCACACTTGGTTTGATAGAACAAATCAAATCATAGAGAAAGTAAACCCACTAAATCTATATGAGATATACGGACTAACAGGAATTGAGTTGGTAAATGGCAGAGAAAACTGCAATTACAACGGTGTTATGGGATTGGGCTTCAAGTACGGACCCGGGCTTGCAGTATGGAAATACCGCAGGAGCCGTAAGTCCAACGGGTGGGTCCATGACAAAATCTATGTAGACCCAAGAACTTTACCTGCTGCTGCAATGACAGCAAATACAGTCTCACCGTCAGATTTGGTGATCTTCAAAGATTTGAGTGACACAAGCAAGGTATCTGACGGAACCCCCAAGTATGTCGAAGCCGCATACATGTTGCCAAACAGACTCATGTGGGTAAGGGTGGTGGTAGACTTCAGATTGATGGCGATGTTGAGATTATCGGTAACTTTAGTGTAGGCCACAATCAACCTTCATCGCTTCTAATGATCTGCGAATCGAAGATAACAACATTGAGATTGCATATCAGACCAAGAGAACAGTAACAATATCGGGCGTTACTGCGGGAACTTACAATAATGTTTACGCAGGGCTTACTGCGTTTTATGCAGATTCCACCGTATCTGTGAGTCCAAACATTACAACGGCAGAAGTAATCGGAACCGTAAAGAGCATAACAGGAAATCCAATAGGACCAACAGCACAAGTAACGGTTGGATCTATGTTTAGCCGTGGGGGTGGAGAAGATTTTGAAATAGGTGGTGTTTTCCGATTCAGCGGTCTGACCGGTGCAACAGGAGCAACCTTTGCGGTATCCGACGATTCTGAGGGTCTTGTTAACGAATTCTTTAGTGATGCTTTGCTTGACGGTGCAGGATTCACAGTCAAGGGAGCAAGCGGCGACAAGACATTCACCTATGAAACAGGCTGCAACGCATTTGTCACGAATGTAAATCTTGGTGTCAACACGGAGAATCAATTTGTTACAAGCCGCTTCTATCGTAACTGTGGCTTGGACGAACGATGGCAAGAACGAGTTTTGGTTCATCGGATCTACGGGTATTAGTGGTAATACCAAGGTAATAGTATCCTACGACTCACGGAGAAAGTGGCTCTTTGAGCTTACGACAAGTCATTCGCCACAGAACCACTCATGTTTATCCATGCAGCTGGCGGTTCTTCGACAGAACACAAACTAGCAGGATTCTTTGGTCTAACATCAGGACCGTATCACTTCCCGTTCACTCACGGGCAAACAGTAAATGGTGTTGGTGGTGCAACAAGCAATATGTTTGCAGTCGGCTTCAATGCTGACTTCTTGGATGGAGCCCGGTGCTACAACAGGCAATCCGTATCCTCACGATAGGGGTTCAACGGGCTACACTATTCCTATAGCCGATGTAAGAGGAAGAGTTCACTCGTCTTGGTTAGACTCGGATGCAAATCGTGTTCGTGTATATCAGATCGCTCACGGTCTAACCGCAGGCAATGTAATCATTCAAACCGCGTCTATGACATCGGGTACAGCAGGCAACGACTATATCAAGGCAAGTTGCTTGTCGGAAGATACCGCAGAGACAACAGGCATCGTCGTAGAAGTCATAAACGCCAATGAGTTTGTGTATGTAAACAGCGGTCAGGCTACCAATCCCTGTTCACGGGTGATGCTCTAAAGGGAGTTCCGCTATTCCTTGGTTTGAGTGGCGGTCTGACTACAGACTTTGGTCCAACATTTGGTGATCCATACTTCATAGAAAAGGCTATGTTCTTGCCTGTTCAGTTGACAGGTAGTGCAAATAACAGAACAGCCACAGGTATAGTCCTGTCCTTCCCCGGCTTCATGAAGGGCGGAATAGCAACAGATGAAATCTACGCACAAGGTCTAGTACCTGTTGGCTCAATCGCCCCATATAGCGGTGCGTTGAATGAACTGACAGACGAATGGCTATATTGCGACGGTCGTAAGTTGCGTCCCGGCTTGTGGAAAGAACTGTATCGTGCTATTGGAACAAGCAATGGCTTTGTAGACAATCAGAAGTACTATGTCGATGCGTCTTTCCCGAATATTACAAGTGCAAATTTCTACGAAGACGAAGACAAGTTCTCTGTAGTAGAAGTTCGTTCTGGGTCTTCAAGTGTTGTTCCGGGCATCATAAGACTTGATCTTCGTGGCGGCAATCGCGGTCTAATAAGCAACGATTTGGTTAGAATTTCAGTATACGACAAGAAACACGATGACAGAAGTGGCGTTCCGCGATGCTACCGTCTACAATGTGGTTGATACTTACAGCGTAAACTTTGCTTTCCGTAACTATCCAAATGGTTCATCGGTAACACAAGGTAAGTATCAAGGTCCAGCAGGTCTAGAAAAGAATCGTGTAGAATTCTATGACTTTATTCGTGTAGCAAGCACGCAACCATCACAATACTCAATTCGTCTATACGGAAGACATAGAACAGATTATCCTGCTCAACAGGGTGTGTCTAGGGATGAGTTGGCAAGTCGTGGTGTGTTCTTCATCCCCGATTTGAGGAATAGAACAGTATTTGGTAGCGGATTGCCAACAGAGACATCACTATTCGACAACGGTTCTATAATGAACTTGGGTCAAGTAAACCACGATTTGGTTTATTCTTTGACTGCAAGCACACACTTGGTTGTACCTAGAGGCAAAACAGGTTCCTTTGTTTACTGGTTCGGATTCTCCGTTCACTTCTGTTTATGGATTGGTCGGAGGAACTTGCGATACCGCGACAACACTATGCAATTGCGATGAGTGTCTACAAAACTCTTGCCTTGGTTCAAATTGCGAATGCTGTACTTATTGTGTGATGTTTGCCGAAGAAGTACAAATCCCATAGTAACCATTAGCGGTAAACAGTATCGTTGCTCAGATTACTGCTTGGCTTGCGGTTTCAATTCTGCCGTCTGTTCTCAAGGATTCTCATATTGGAATAACTATGTCGCTGCTGCAAGGTCTGGAGTTGGCACTCAAGAAAATCCAGCAATACCAACCGCCTACGAATGCCAGTTGTGCTTGCAGAGTGGTTGCCCAAATACCGTATCGGTAAATTATGGTTACTGGTATTATAAATGTTGTTGATTGCACAAAGTGCGTAGATTGTGGTTGTGAAGGCGAAAGTTGTGTATCCGAAGAGCCTGTAATTACCATGATGGTTGATCCATCGGGCGAGGGGCAAGGAAGTGGTGGTGGAGTTGGACCATGCACAACTCCAGAAGGTTGTGGTGGTGGTGGTCAAGTAGATGGCGACGGCGGCGGCGGGCCGGGACCAACTTTACCAACCTGCAACGATTGCGTAAATTGGGGATGCCCAACAGGAGCAACATATTCTCCTTACTGCAAGTTCTGCGGCTCCTTGTCGTTGCAATTATTGCAATGCTTATGGATGCACAGGAGTAACCTGGAGTATCCCCGACTACTGCATTTCTTGCACAGGCTGCACACCGTCATTCGGCTGTGAACAATGTGTAAATTGCAACTTGGGTGATGTAGAACTATGCAAGAACTGCCCCGGATGCAAGTGTGTTTACTGTCAGGCATTTGGATGCACGGGAGTAAGCGGTGTAGATTGTTCTGATTGCCCAACCTGTGTAACAGGACCGGATTCTTGTGCAGGAATTCCTACAGAATGCTGCCCAAGTTCAACTGGATTTAGCCCAATCTGCTGCCCCACACACCGCTATACAACTATAACGAGTGCTATGGAATAACAGCACCGCCGATTCAATATACGGGATATTTGTATCCACCATCAGTAGTAGTACATTGGATTATCAGGGCAAAGCCTGAAGCAAATGCTCTAATTCTAACGGGACACAATCACGATGATCGTTATGTTCGTCATGATTATTACCCACAGAAGGAATTGATTACTGATAGTGGTATGACGGCAGAAAGAAGACAAAATGCTCGTTGGAATATACAAGCATTGTCTAGAGAGTCATCTGACACACACTACAGTATAAGAAATGGCGGGGGTATAACTTTTGGTGGTCCCGGCAATTATTGGTTTGCTGCCTTGTCGGCAACATCACAAGCCGCCAACTTGATGATTCAAGATCAGTACAAGTGGGCTTCGATCAATATGAAGCTGGTGCTAGTGGAGGATTCATAGACATCAAGTCCCCCGCAAGTATGACAGGTGCATACGACATTCGCATTTTGGGTGGCTACTCGGGAGATGGTTACACAGGCAATCAGGCTTGGATTGTGACAGGTAATGGAAACGATCTTAAGTTGATGGTTGATAGTGCTTCGGGTATTCTTCGTCAATCTGGCGTATACATCAAGAGCGGCACAGGAAACAACAGAGGTAATGTTGGTGTTCGTACAGCCAACCCATCAATGTCTCTTGAAGTTCGTGGCTCGGGTATCAAGATCGGACCACACCTGTTTGATGGTGATAGCCTACAGGGTGCGACATCTTGGGATAGAACACCACAGCACGGTATGTTTATCGGCGGTATGTTCAATGCAAGCCGGCCTAACTACTATAGATATTGGCATGACCATGCAACCATCTCTATTCCCCGACACCCCAAATGCAGTTTACACGGTGGATTCGGGCAAGGGCATAACCATCAAGGAAACAAGAACAGTAGTTGTATCTGAAGGATTTGTATGGAAGATCGTATGAGGTAAACAATGTCAGAATTGAAAGTAAACAAACTAGAGCCGGCAACAGCAAACACAGTAGTGGTTACCCCAAGTGTGGAGGTTCAGAACACAATAGGCTCTGTTCTGTTCACCATAAAAGACAACCACACATATATCTACAGTCCAATAAATGTGGGATCCGAAATTGATAACTCTACAGGAAACGCATACACAAAGTATGATGATGCCTCTAGGTTTTCTTCACTAACCCCTGTAGCCCCGCAGCATCTAACATCAAGAGGAAATTCCTTGAGTCCTGAGTGGACTGTAGGTGTTCCTTACGGCGGCATCATTATGTGGTGGGGATTGTCTTCTAATATTCCCGTGGGTTGGGTTTTGTGCGATGGTGTTACGAGAACAATTAACGGGCAGAGTTGGACTCCTCCTGATTTGAGAAATCGTTTTGTGGTTGGTGCAGGAGATGGCTATTCTGTTGCTGAACAAGGTGGTAATTCAAGTTGGACTCAAACAGTTGTATTAACAACAAACAACTTGCCTTGGCATAGCCATATTGGCGTATTCAAATATAATGTAGGTGGAGGTGAGGGCAATTACACCTATGATGCAAACAAAAGAACCGTCAAGATACAAGATAGCGGAACAGATTGGATAGAAGAAGGAAGAAGAAACCCCAGAGGATACACTAAAGGAGTGTGGACTCGTCTTTACTCGGTCCAGTAGATGTAAACAGCCAATCTTTGGTTTCTGAGGGCAGTACCCCACAACCGATAACAATAACCACACCAACCCTTCCTCCATTCTATGCACTATGCTACATCATGAGAGTACCAACAGGATGATACAATGTCAGAACTAAAAGTCAACAACATTTCAGCAGTAGGTAGCGGGATAAAGATAAGCAATCCCGTTGGAATCAGAACCGCCGCACCAACAACAGCAGGCGATGCTCTTTATGTTTCGGGCAATACAGATATAGAAGGATCCGTTGAAGTAGTGACTGTTCAAGCCCAAAACTATGGGGTAAGAATCAAGTCTCCCGCGAACAACGGAACATCCATATTACAGTTTACCAACAACTCGGGAACTACAGAAAGAGCCGCGATTTATGCTGACTCGACTAATGGATTGACTATATCCACAGCAGGAACACCCAAGGTATCCGTGAACTCTACAGGGCTTCTAACCGCTCTACAGCAAAGTCGTTTTGTAGGAGCCTCCACTTTTGAAAACCAAATGAATATCAATGGTCAAGCGCAATTCAATAATTTGGCTCCACTATGTTCAATCATTCCGACACTCGGAAGTCATTTGGTAAACTTGGATTACTTGAATACGACAGCATCAAAGGTATATGTTGTTGGAATGAACGAAAACGCTTCAAGAACAAACAGCCACACTCTTCAAAATGTGGCAAGTGGAACTTATGCTTGGATAACAATACTTGGAATGTTCAACAAGGAAGATTTCAGGGGGAACAGTATATGAGTATATGTACCTTACAGCAACAAGCGGTGGCCGCACAGTAACAAATACACACGATCATCAATATTCAAAGGGAGGCGATGCGGGTCACTATTATGTCAAGGCAGGTGCAGAAGTTGCAATAGGAACTCTGAATGTTATCACTCCCGGACCTGTAACGATTACATATAGTAGACAAGGCGGGGAAGAGATGCTTCTGAAGTGAGTTATGTTGGATTATTGATTAAGTCTTGAGGAAAATAAAACATGTCTGAAATAAAAGTCAACAAGATATCGTCAGAAAACAGCGGTCCAATAGTAGCAGGAAACATCGTCAAGTGTGATGTTGCCCCAAGAGATGACAACGATTTGGTCAACCTTGGTTATGTTCGTCAGACTTTGGGTTCTGGTCAAGGAGTCCCACAGAGTTATGTGGATGGACAAGATCAAGCCTACTACAGACAAGTAACATCAAACTTTGTTCAGAAAACGGGCAATATAAACGAAACTATTACGGGCATAAAGACTTTCTCTATTACTCCCAAAACATCCGTTCTACCCGATGAAAATAGTGATATAAGCAATAAAGAGTATGTTGATACTAGAGACCTCGCCACATTAAAGAGTGCTAATGCATACACAGATGCTAGAACTGGTGGAGGAGAAATATCATACTTTGATAGTGTAGAAATCCCCGCTGGATTGATGCCTCGGGTAATGACCAGCAGTTAGACCCCGATTGGACAGGAACTCTGACAATAACGGGCGCAGGGGGAATAGTTGTATCGGGTCAAACAGGATCTTGGGTTCGCACAGATCCCGAAGATGGTATGACCTTTAGTGAAAGCTACAACCTTCTGACTATTGATGGAAGTAGAATGGCTAATTTTGTTGTCATGTGCAGTCAAACATTCGTATAGTAGTACTGTAGATACAAGATTTGTTCCGCCCGAGATGGGTAGCCAACACCTGCCGCATCTAATGGAGGTACTTTCACAATTACTTTACCCAAAGGAGCAGGTAAGTGGCAAGGATCACTACATGCACAGGATCAACCGCAGGTGCTTTTGATCCTTATCCATTGGTAATGGATGCTTCCTCGGCCACAGCATCAGGAACGGCATCAGGAGTTCAAGCAGCAGCACAAGGATGGACTTATCATTCCACACGAATCGTGGTTCTAAAAGTGATGACAGACCTCAACACCCGAGCCTTCATAGAGAGCCAAGACAAGTCATACTTCTTCCAAGCAAAGAAGCATGCCGGAATCCGTTGCTGCCAAGGTTCACTGAAGACGCACGGGAAGAGATCAGCAAAGTCAGAACAGCACTAACCGAAACCGTTCTTCAGCGAGCCAAGGACTACACCGACAAACTCGCCAACGAGATCAAGCAGGGGTTGAGTGTAGCCAAGGCTTCAGACAACATAATCGTCAGCGAAGAGACCTACCCAATTGGAACCATGATTTCGGTCTCTCAACGAAGCCCCAACCCAAACGAGGATATGCTTCCCTACTCCATCAAGGGCGTACCTGTGAACGGTGTCCTTCAGAACATCTATGTGCGTCTTGGCTTGGGCGAAGACAACCAAATGTTCTATTGGTTCGGGGGCGAAGAACTAAACAACGAGCATCATGTCAAGTTGCCGGGCGAGTGGCGTAGCAGGGGTATCTGTGGCTACTTCAAGAGCAGCGGTGGTATCTCCTATAAGTTCCTACTAGCACAGAGGACAGCCTAATGGCAACATCAGTAAACTACGACATGGATCAGGGGGCTACTTTCTCTTTCACGATAACCGTCAAAAATGATGATGGGACTCCTAAAAACATCAAATTTGACTACTCTGTTTATTGCCAAATGAGAAAATATTACACTTCTGCCACAGCAATAACACTAAATGCGACTAAAATTGAGAGGGGATTCAGGGAGGAATTAAAGTTTCTCTAACCGCATCTCAAACCGCAGAAATAAAGCGGGAGTCTATTTTTATGATGTGGAATTGATGGCGGTGCAGGACATAGCAATCCGGAAGAGCGTAATGTCGTTCGCAGAGTGCAACAGGGCATGATTACAGTATATCCCGAGGTGTCTAAGTGATTCGTCTGATATTTGAAAAGAGATAAATACACAAGACAATTCTAGGGGAGAAGTCATAAATGCCGCCCACCTGCAACCAATGTAACGATATATTAAACAATCAAGAGTACTATAACAACGATGACTCTTTTTGGTGTTTGGCTAACTGTGATTGCTTTAGCCTTACTGCTGGAGAGGGATATACTGGTTTGTGCTTAACAAAATCTCTAACTTCTGCAACAGGATCAACAGGTCCAAGCGGACCAACAGGACCAACAGGACCAACGGGTGCGGGGGATGCACGGCAATACGGGCAATACGGGATCAACTGGCGCAACAGGTGCAACAGGATTGACGGGTGCAACGGGCGGTACAGGTATTGGGTTTGGTCCCTATCTTGCCAAAAGCCTATCAACAAACAGGCTATGGAACTCCTGCGGGCGAAGTCGCAGTTACTATAACTCCTACTTCAATAAGTCCTACTAACATTTTCTTTGAGGAGCAAGGCAATAATTTTACTGTGTCGTTTGCTTCAGGAGTTAGAGTTCGTTTAGTTCATCCAAGTTCGGCCAATGTTTGGGCAGAAGGAACAGTTCAGGAAACCAATAGTTTTAATAGACTAGTACGAGTGGCTTGGTTTTGACAGGTTTAGTAGTATTGGCTCACAAACGATTACAGCGGGAACAAGTATTCCGTTAATGCATGTTGGTTTGCTGGTGTTGCTGGGTTTGGCACAACTGGTTCTACGGGTTCTACAGGTGCTACAGGTAGAGCCCGGTGCCACAGGTTCTACAGGTCAAACAGGTTCTACAGGACAAACAGGTGCTACAGGTAGAGCCGGTGCTACAGGATCTACGGGGGCAACGGGTGCTACAGGATTGGGATACAGACTAACATCGACAGATACTATAACACCATCAGTCGGAATGACTGCGGATTTGGTTTCGGTCGATTCGACTCAAACTGCATACTCATTTGGTGCTAGAGTTCGTCTTACCAATACAGCAAATATAAATCATTGGTTTGAAGGAACAGTAAGTAATACATCTCAAGCATATTTGGTAATTTCTGTTGATCGCGTAGGATCAGTTTTGAGTGCTTGCTCTTCGTGGAATGTTAATGTTGTAGGTAATGATGGATCAGCGGAACTACTGGTAGAACAGGTGCAACTGGAACATCAGGTGCTACAGGTCGAGACAGGTTCTACAGGCGGAACGGGATCAGCTGGTGGAACAGGATCAACAGGCGGAACGGGGTCAACTGGTAGAACAGGATCAGCGGATCTACGGGAAACACGGGTAATACAGGCAGCACAGGATCAACAGGTAACACGGGTACTACAGGCAACACGGAAGCAACAGGAACATCAGGTGCGACAGGATCAACAGGTCTAACGGGCTTGACAGGTTCTACAGGTAACACAGGATCGGCTGGTGCAACAGGAACATCAGGTGCTACAGGACAGACAGGTTCTACAGGACAAGCTGGATCTACAGGTTCTACGGGTGCGGCCCGGAACATCAGGTGCTACAGGATCAACAGGATCAACGGGTACGACAGGATCCAAGCTGGAGCAACAGGTAGAGCTGGTTCTACAGGCAACACGGGTGCAACAGGTAACACAGGTACTACGGGCAACACGGGTGCAACAGGAACATCAGGTGCTACGGGAAATGCTGGTGGTACAGGTAATGCTGGTGGTACAGGCAACACAGGATCGGCCGGTGCAACAGGAACATCAGGTGCTACAGGACAGACAGGTTCTACAGGACAAGCTGGATCTACAGGTTCTACAGGACAAACGGGATCTACAGGTTCTACAGGTCCGACAGGATCAACGGGATCAACAGGATCAGCCGGAGCAACAGGTAGAGACTGGTACTACAGGCAACACAGGATCAACAGGAACATCAGGTGCTACGGGTAACACAGGATCAACCCGGCGGAACAGGCAGTACAGGTTCTACAGGTTCAACAGGTAGATACTGGTGTGGCACTGGACCAACGGGCGTAGGAATAACATCTACATCTATAAATGCTTCTGGAAATCTTATAATTACTTACTCTAGTGGGATAACAGCAAACGCAGGGTTGTTCGTGGCCCAACTGGGGTTGGTCAAGCTGGTCCAACAGGACCAACTGGATATGGCTACTTTGATGTAAGATCTTCTACTACACTAACAGCAGCAGCGGGGTATACGGCTCAGTTCTCGGTAAATACACCATATCATGCTTTTGTTAGCGGCACAAGAGTAAGATTGTCAGCAATAAGCAATCCTGTTAATCAATGGATTGAGGGTGTGCTGCTTGGAGTTACTGCTGGTTCAACGGATATGAACTTGTTTACTGATTCTGCGGGGTTGGTGCAAACTCAAGCAAGTAGTTGGTATTTGTCAGTAGCAGGAATTCGCGGAACAACAGGCTCAGAAGGGTTGCAGGGTCCAAGAGGAGTAACAGGGCAAAACGGAGTAACCTTCCTGTATGAGAGTCTTCCATCAGATGGCTCTTTAGGTGGTGGGCAAGTTCTTGCTCTTTCAACATCAGAAACCTTATCGACAGTTCCAATCTCATACGATCCGGAAAACGAAGAATCCATCTCCGTAAATGCTCCTATGACTATAAGTTCATTGAGCAGTCAAAGAGACTTTTATGCTCTATGGTTGGGCGGAAGAACCACCGACACCCTACTCCGTATTCAAGATATAGGACACGCATTCGGTAGACCTATAATGATTGTAAATAATGGTAGAGTAGAAATGCGTAACCCTGTTATTGGAGTGAATAGTGTGGGTTCAACATCGGGAAGAGCATTTGTGCCGTCCGCTACGGGATCGGAAGGTATAACAGGTCAGATTTCGTTTGATTCCAACTACTTCTATGTCTGTGTGGGGAACAACAATTGGAAGCGAGCAGGTCTAACGGGTTGGTGATAGAGTCTCGCCGTAGCAGCAGAGGAAGATAGCGTCTACGATATCGCTCACGGGGTTTCCTACTTTGGTTGCGTCAGGAGTCATCAAAGACTTCAGATTGACTCCAAAGCGATCTAGGAAGGCTTGGTGCATCTTGTCCTTGTCGGCGTTACCCTTACCTGTGGCGTACTTCTTCAAGACCGTTGGCGGTATCTTTTCAAATCGGTATCCACCCTGCCACAGTTTCCATTTCAACAGTCCCGCGTTCTCCCCAATGTTGAAAACGCGACCCTTGGCTCCCATAGCATAGTCCTCTATAACGATCAGGTCTGCACCCTTACAGAGACCTAAAGCCCATTCGGATATCTTGTGGTGTCTCTCTTCCTCTGTGGTCCAATCAGGGTACGCATGCCCGTGCGTGTGTACACGCCTGTCCGCGCCACGCACGGGTGCGTACACGCGCCCGCATGCCTGCGGGTGGGCGTGAGAAGTGTGCCTCATAGGTCATATCCGTGCCTATAAAGGCAACGCACGGAGAGCATAATGAATAGTCAATGCCTACGATCTTCACCTACATATTTATAAAGACCCCTGCCGACCGTAGTCCCTTTCGGGGTGGCAGGGGGTCCGTAAAGGACTGAAGTTTAGTTCAGGCGAGCAGTCGGGCGTATCGCTCCATCAGTTCGGTGAAGCGACCGTAGGCGGCGGCGGTCTCTCGCGTGTAGTAGGTTTGGTGGGCTTCAGCAGCCGCACGGTTGGCCTCCTCCACGATGGCGGGTTCGTTCAGTTCCACATTGGTCAGGGCAGTCCACACAACATCGGCGTACCGCTTACCGACCATCCTGCCGCTCGGACTGATACCGACGCGAGGACCGTAGTTGCTGTTACCGACCCACACAACCGTACCCGTAGTCCCGACAGGAACCTTGCGACCCTTGACCACCTTGACGGTGTTGCCCTTGCGGATCTCGGTCAGGCGATTGAAGGCTTCAGCCGCCTTCTGAGAGGCAGTCTCCTCGCACGACCGCAGTTGGTAGGCAAGCCTATCGCGGTCAGCGTTAGTGCCGCGATTGTTCTTCAGCCACTCAAGAGCCTGCTTCCGCTGCTCAGGGTAGCGTTCATGGGGATGTTGCCCTTGGTATCGTCGGTGCTGCCGTAGAGATCCTCACCGCCGCCGTCGTTCACCCACGACACCTCACCCGTCACAAGGTTCAGGGCAAGGACTTGGCGGGTCACGCCACTACGGCAGTCATCAAAGGTGCGCCATGACCAAGTTTCCTTACGGACGGCGAGACCCGCATACAGTCGGCTCTTGACGAAGCACTTGGCGGCGACTTCCAAGTAGTAGTTGCCCTCGGTGCTTGCCTTCTCCAACTTGGCGATCTGCTCGGCTTCGGTCAAAGCCGCGTTCTTGAACTCTTCGGTGACTTCGTAGGTTGTTTGGGAGGTGCTGCTCATTGGTGGTTTCCTTTACATCTCTAATATAACAACTCTCCACCCAAAAGCAAGGGGTGGAGAGTGTTTTTCACAAATTCTTTTATCCGGACCTTACGAGTTCACTAAGTCCACGATTTCACAGGAGTTAGCAGAACAGGCGTAGGTCTGCGTCCCACTTGTGTTATCTTCCTTCTCGTACTTGCTCAGTTCGGTCCAATCCACATCCTTGGGCATACGCTTCAGGAAGGCTTCGTATTCCTCCTTGGTGCAGTCCTGATAGGGAGCCTGCTTGTAGGAGTGATCGGAGTGGGGTAGGAACGAGATGCCTGATACCGAATCCAAGTGCTTGTAGACCCATGCACCGACCTCTACCCACTCAGGCTCCTTGACCGTTACCGTAATTGATGGCTTGTGTTCGCACCAATAGTTCTGATACACCAACCACAGGTCAAGGTGTTCAATAGCCGTCATATCGTTACGGGTGATGCAATGATCGGGCGACTTCATCGGGAACGAGAAGACCATGACCGAATCGGGCTTCATCACACACGGCTCTGCGGGAATCCCTTGTCCAACATGAATTGGCACAGAGGGTCTTTACGATCAGCACGAACGGTACGAATGTAGTAAGGGTTGTGGCGAGCATGAATACCGCTAGCCGCATCCGTCAACTGCGATACGGTTCCGCTTGGCTTCACACAGGTGATAGCAGCAGCGGGATTGATGTTGAGTCGGTTTGCCCACTTCTCGTTTGTGTCAACTGCGTGTTTACGAAGATTCTCAAGCATGGACTGTAGTTCCGTGCCTGTCCCACGCATGATAGGGTTATCCAAGGATGCCCGTGAGAGATACACCAAGAAGGGCTTCCTCTTGGCAGTTCTTACGCCACTCGCTTGACAGGTAACGGAAGTCAGCAAGACTAGCCTGCCATGTACCAAGGATTGCAGCAAGACGAACCTTGTTCTTCAGGGTCTCTACGGTGTCATCCTTACGAACCACAACTTCGGAGAGATTGCAGAACTCACGATCACGGAGGAATGATCTCCGAGCATGGGTTGGTTCCGAACTCGTAGTTTGAATCACGACGATCTCCCAACTTCGCAACGGTTCGCTTGGCAGCATCACGATTGAAGATGCCACGCTCGCCCGACTTGACTGTTGTAAAGAGACAGCCATTCCTTCATGAATGTTCCTACTTCAGGACGCTCCTTGTAGACGGCAGAGTTGTTAGTCAAGGCTCGCTGTGCATTGGCTTCCCACCACGCACCTGTCTTGGCATCACGCATACGCTCGTCGTTCAGATCAGATAGAGAGATGAGAGCAGAACGACGAACACCGCCGACTACCACGATCTCTGCGATCTTGCAAACGATGTCGTGAACCTCAATAGAAGTCAACTTGCGACCCGCTGCTCTCTTGAATGTCTCAACGCAGAAGCGGAACAGATCCTCCTAATGGACGAGGACCGCTTGCTCTACCACCGAATGTCTTTAGTCTTGCACCTGCGGGACGAACCTTTGATACATCCCACTTTGGAACCTGACCGCCCACAAGAAGCGACATCCAGTTCCTTGAATGCCTTTGCCCAACCGATCTTGCTGTCCTCAACAACGATGATGGTGTCGCTGTCGCTGAACTCCTCCGCGATGGTTGGCAACTTGTTTACAAACTGCTGCTCAACAGAGAAGCCCACGCCCGTACCGCACATGAGAATGTAGAGGATTTCGTCAAAGGCACGAAGACGATTGACCGCAACGAATGCACAGTTGTAGCCTGCAACATGGTCACGCTGCAATGCTTCTCCCGCAGTCATCAAGGCTCGCATGGAGGGCATCACATCAAGATTGAGTACCACGTTCTGCAACTCCTCACGCTGTGCGGCAGTAACGGTGTAGCCGCACTTCTCCTTGCAGGGTGTGTTTGGAAGAAGTCAAAGTAACGGTTGACGGTTTCCTCCCAAGTCTCTCTGCGATTCTTTTCAGGCATCCATCTGCTGTAACGAGAAAGATGGATGAAAGATTGATATGGGGTAGGCAAACCGTTGTGGTTACTCATAGCATTTCTCCCTAGTTGTCTTGTTCCTGTATGTAGGAACAGACGCTTTGATTACGCCTAGTATACCACAGATTTTGCTGATGTCAATTCTGTTGCAGAGATACGCCTTCAACTATTCCTGTAATTCACGTGGTGTCGTGATTGAATTGTAAAGAATCGTATCTTCTGCGTAGTACTGAAGTATTGCTGCTTCTTGTTCGGGAGTGGGAACAGGTTTTGGATTTGAGGCTGCATTAATTGTTGGTAGTGGTAGAGTGAATCCTATTTCCAATGCACCTTCGTTTAGATGGTGCGGAAATTTATACAGTTTGGTATTGGCATCTACCCACTTTATCTGCGGCAAGAAATGCGGATTTCACTGATAGGTCTATGGTTCTTCTGCGTAGTTGTAGATGCGTTCCCGCTGTAAGAGACTCTATAGCAGCAGGAACATCAGTTAGCCCAAACTGTGCCATAGCAGAAAGAAAGCGAGACAGCGGTTCGCGTATGAATGCAAGTATTGGTTTGGTTGGTGTGTGTTCCACCTTTGCCATCCATTGCCATTGAGAGGTGTCGGCACTTCTGCCTTCGGGATACGCTCCGTTTTCTATTGAGAAATTTTCGGAAGAGCTGGAAGGAATCTATTACACAGCGAGCAAGAGTAGAACAGCCGCTGCTTTGGTATGAACGCAAGACTATAGTTTGGGGTGATAAAATATCTCATGGGGGTGCGCCATCACTAAAGTAGAACTGTATAACCCTTATTGGTAGCAATACTTGGAGTGTCTGATGCTTCTCCTCCTCCTGCCTGATTTCCAACTATAAGGTATGCATTTGGTCCTGACGAAGGAGTATCCAAATCTGTATAAAGTTGATTCAAAGCAGATCCACTCAGATTGCAGGCTGACATTCATGCCCGAATAGAAGACTGAATAACTTGAATATGAGTAATAAGTACCCATGTTACCACCAACCCCCATAGCACGAACAGATGTCAAATTAGGATTGCCGTGTACTTTAACTACGGAAAGACCACTCAATCCATTTAGGGTTAGTGTTCCCGTTAAATTGCAGGAAAAAGCCCAAAGATCGGTTAGCCCCGTACATGAAGATACATCAAGAAGTTAATGCCGATGCATATACATGAAGAGATGAAAGATTTGTTAAACCAGTAACATTTACATTTGTGAGACCGCAATTTCCGCTAAAGATATACACTAATGATTTTGGTAAACGATTTAGCGTAGTTAGATTTTGGTTTAATTCTGTAGTCAACTCACCCAATCTACTCAATCCAGAAACATCAATTGCACTTACTCCGTTATCTGAGTATGCAATAGTGTCCATAACATTTAATGTGGATATCCAAGCATTTTTCTTGTAGCCTAATGCTTTTCCGTTTGCATCAGATAGAAACACCCGCACTATTTTATCGTTAGTATTGTTGTATGGGCTACTTACACTCTTGCTGAATGTAAATGGTATATCACACATTATTCCTCCACCAAGTTCTGGAGTAAAACCAACATCATAACTCTGTGTTGTTTTGGTTCCATCCCACCAAAGAACTGTTACTCTCATCGTGGTGTAATTATAACCCCCGCTATCGAGGACGCATACTGCTACATACAAGCGGAAATGTTCCTGAAGACTTTTTGGTTGTAACTACTCCCTCTTCAGCCATCGGGGAACGAGTAATAACCCCACGGGCAGATGGTATGGTAATCCATACAGTCAAGGTTCCCGATAGATTGAAGATGTTGGTTGCATAGGCTATCACAGTAGCAGCACCGTGCTGTCCTGCCATGTTTAGAGAAGAGGCAAAACTGTTCAAGGTAACACCGCTAGCCGAAGTAAAGCCAACACTTCCTGCACCCAACTGAATGATTGTTGCGTTGAATCCTACAGGAAGACCACCAATTACAGTTACAGTACTTGTAGCACCATTGTTCATGGTGATGATTTTACCGTTGTCTGAAGCAGTTAGGCTGTAGGTAGTTCCTGTTTGAGTGTTTACCGCACTTGATGAAACCCGATAGCCTGTATCCGATGACACCGCGCCCGCAAAAGTAGCACCACTCGTTGCATATATGGTTGTTGCAGTTAATCCACTGCATTCATGGTTTGTAGTCCCGTGAATGTATTGGCTCCTGTGACTGCTACGCTAACAACTGCTCCTGTTGAACCGTTGACACTTGAGACATAGTTAGCAGTTAGAGATCACTGCTCCTGCTGCTGAAACATTGAACTGATTACCGAACGATGCAACACCTGTAACGCTTGAGGTGGCTGGAGGTGGAGCGTAAGTGACTGCTCCTGTTGAACCATTGAACGAAGTTACACCAACATTGTTCAGGGTTACCGAAGACCCCAAAGCAACCGAGCCGCCTCCTGCTAATCCAACACCCGCCGTTACCGTAACTGAAGAGTTGGCGAGAGAACCGTTAGTTACACCTCCCGCCTTGATACTACTGCACCGCTTGATACCGAGAAGTTGTTGGTGTCAAACGAAGCCATACCCGTGACGCTTGTGGTAGCAGTCGGTGGGTAATAGGTGATTGCTCCTGTTGAACCATTGAATGAGGTTACGCCTCTGTTGCTTATAGTTACTGCACCTGTAGCACCACTAACCGCGATACCTACGCCCGCGACCGCAGAGGTAACTACAGAGTTTGTTAGAGCGATAGTTCCATCGAAGCATCGGGGCAGGTCAAGAGTTCTACTAGCCGATAGTGCAGATGATGGGTCTATGGTTACATCAAAGGTTAGAGTGTCGTTATCGTTTCCCTGTAGTACCAATTTGGCTCTTTGACAGCTCAGAAGTCTGACCAAACACCGAACCATACCCCGTAGTCACACGCATTAGACTACCGCTGCCGGGAGCAATAGTCATGTTGTTCTCCGGTAGCACCTATGGTGATATAGTTTGAACTTGTTGACCGCAGTCCTCAAGACAAGTGAGTTGCTATTTGTTAGCCCCTGAACTGCGTTATTGACTGTGATCGTAGATCCCGAAGACAGACCAGTTGGTGAATGTCTGCAATCCGCTGAAAGTCTGCTGCTGCGTTGGTTACTGCAATGTTTGCAATCGCTCCCGTTGCACCGTTGACCGATGTAACACCAACATTGCTTATGGTTACTGCGCCCGTTGCTGAACTGACCGCTATACCCACGCCCGCGACATTGGATGAAACATAGTTGTTGAAGGTTCACTGGACCACTAGCACCGTTCCAAGTTGTAACTACAGAAGTCGCGGTCTGACCGTTGGGCATCAGAAGATAAGAACGAGCCTGAAGTATGTTCGGAACATCGTTGCTTCTGCCAATTGCACTTACAAGAATTTCACCTGTGGATGCGTGAACCCGAACCACGCGACCAACATTTTGAATTTGGTCGTTTGCTCCTGTTGGTTTCGTTCCGGTTAGACCGCCGTTAGGAGCAACGAATACGGTTCCGTTTATAGAGTAGCCTGTTGTGTCCACATTCTTGATTACACCAAAGACAACAGCATGTCCTTGTCCGTTTATACCCAAGGTTTCTGCTGCAAGACCGATTGCAGGCATCTTTGTAGAGTCGGATGCACTACATCCTGCTACTTCTACTACGCCGCTATTTCCTACAGAACCCGTTGCGTAAAGCGGAGTTCCTTTTGTGATAGTTCCGCCCGATGTGTTCTTGATGGGTACAAGAGTTGGACCCAAGAACCTTCCCGTAAAGTGTCCCTGTGTCTGCTAGGGTTACAACATCAACGCCATCAAAGGTGAAGTTGTTTGACCCCGTGACATCATTCGCACTCCAATACAGGATTTGGGTGCTTGTTATGCCTGCACCAACTGTTCCTGTTTTGCCACCAAATGAGTAGACGATGTTTGGAGCATGAAGATCTCCGAAAACATCAACAGTACTTGAGAATGTAGCACCACCAGAAACATATAGGGAATCGGCTGTGATTCCTGCCGTAAAGGTCTGTAAAGCAGAGAATGTTTGTGCTAAACCAAGTCCTGCAAGTGTACAGGTTGCAGCAGGTAGAGTTACTGTATAGTTGACCGGAGTTGGGTCTAACCCACCGCCTCCTGCTGCTGTATACAAATCTGCAAACTGCAAAACTTGTGTACTAGAAACACTATTATCTTCGTATTGCAAATAACCATTAGCAGGAAGAACAGACATGGCGTGGGAGGTGTCTGTATCAACTAGAGTAATAGAACCTCCACCCGTTGATATAGTTTGGGAAGCACTAAAGTTATTGTTGGCATTCTTTACCGCAAAATCTGTCATTGATGCGGGCAAATACGAAGTATCTGTTCCGTTGGTATAGACCCACCGTGCAGGTAATGGTCCTCCCGGATAATAGGGATTGGCTTCTGCAAAATAGAAAGACGCAGGCGTTCCTAAACTACCACGGTTTATGACTATTCCTGATTCGTATAGGGGGTCTCGGCGGTATTACCTGTATTGAATGTCAAGTAACTAGGAGCATAACGAGTGCCTACGATTGTTATGTTTGAGCCTGTTATGGATAGATTGCCGGGTATGTACGGGCTGTTAGGAATCCCTACAACCACACTCCCCGTGCTTCCGCTTACACTTATCTGATTTGTTGTGCCGGTTATGCTGCTGACATAATCAGCCGTTGGTATGTTGTAGTAGGCAGTACCATCGTTGGTGAACTGCCACTTGTCTGTACTCTCATTCCAACGCAACTGAACATTCGCAGAAGCACCACGGCTAACTTCTATGCCTGCGTTCTCGGATGGAGACCCGCCCGTGACATTAGAGTTCAGCAGTATGATGTTGTCTTCTATTACAAGGGTCTCGCTGAAAGATGAGGTAACCCCTCCGCTGACGGTCATGTTGCCGCCTACGGTGAGATTGCCAGTTACATTCAGGTCTACTATTACGGAGTCCCAAGCGAAACCATTCCATCGCCATGTCTTGTTGCCGATGCTGTAAGTGTCGCGGGTGTTGGAGATGATGGGAATTGCATATTACGAAGGTAGTGTGATATCGTTATTTAGGATGGTTGCCTGAACCCATGCGTCCTCAAATCCTGTACTGCCCGCCCACATAGGTGTATAGAATCCCGCTGTCGGTGTTGAACCACAAAGCACCTGTATCTGCTCCCATAGGAATTCCTTGGTTTTCGTAGGATTGGAACAGGACTATTTGAGTTTGGCCCGGCACAAGGGCTGATGGTGGCTCTACTCCCCCTGTTGCTCCTCTGAACGCCCAACCAAACCCGTTCCATTGCCAATAGACACTCGCTGCGGGTAGACCCGGATAAACATAAGTTTCATTTGGTGAGGGATTGGATGGGAACTGTACTGGCATTATCACTCCTCCCGGAAGTTCAACCCACACTCCCGGAATACAATCAGCGGTTGTTCCAGTTCCTCCCGTAGCAGGAAGATATACCAAAGCTGGTCTAATGTATCCCTAAGCAACAGTCTGTCGCCAAACTTGAAATGATACTCTGAGCAAGTTGCCCCGAAGGCTCCTGCATCCAAGTCATATTGAAATGCGGTGGCTGTTTCATAGAAGAAGGTTCTCTCTATTGGAAAGTCAAGAACCTCATCTTGACTAGAACCCATGAAGAACTTGCGATCAAATGTATTGACTGCCAGTTCACCAAAAGACAACTCTGAATGGGCTGACTGCCGCTTGTAAGTCCTCTTTTTAGGTTTATTTTCTTGATTGGGTCCATAAATTACGAAGCAAACTTCAAACATCCTCTGAACCTTGAGAGTCCGCAACTAGGCTTTTCAGAAACACATAACCAGCCTTTACTTCGTTCATCCCTGCCTCATCAATAGCCGCAGGGAGAAAACCGAGTTGGGTATTCGCTTACAGGAACAACTCTAGTCTCAAGCGGAACACGACCTGTTTGCCGTGCTTGCTCTGAAACATATCCGTCTATTGTTATCGTTCCATTGCCTTCTGTGTGATTCAATAACACAGAACGAATCTTCCAGTAGTTAGACGATGCTCCTGTGTTGTCTGCCGTATAGATTGTTTTTTGTAGTGCCATCGGGTTCTCCTATTACCAGAACTTCAGCGTTCTCCACATTTCAAATCCAGAATGACGCATGATATACAGATACTTCAAACCATCTACAGTTTTTACAACTTCCATTCGGTTATTGATTACTGCCGTACCATGTGCATATGGCGTAATTCCCGATGGATAAATTTCAAAGAGTATCCAACTTCATTTCGTTATACACGACCTGTGGTATCCTTTGTGAACAGTATTGAGTCTGCACCATCATACGCAAACATGGAACCTGTGGTCAGAGTTACAGTTTGTGGTTGAAAATATTCGGTAATCTGCCATGTGTTTGTGGGAATATCGTAAATGTTAATCTGAGTGGAAGCAGCACCACGGGAGCCACTAAAATTCTTCCCTTTCGTGCAGAATCAGTCAGATTATATGGGTATATCAATCCTTGACCTGCACCTGTTGTTGTTGGCTCGTATACCACATACACGCTTGTGGTATCTGTGGTTCCTACTGCGGCAGTAATAGTCGTTGCGGTATTTGCAGTAATTGTGGCTTCGTTGCCCATAGCGGTTCCTGCAATGATTCTGCAACGCTTACCCACCAAGATGTTGGTTGTGTAGTTTTTAGCGGAATCGGTAAACGAGTTTGTGCCGCCTGTTGTAACGATTCCGTGTGAGTCCAAGATTTCGTATTTGGATGTAGTATCAGGTGTAGCAACACCCCACGATGCAACAGTCAGAGTGGTTGCAGTATTACCTGTAACAACCGATTCGTTTCCTGATGCCTGTTCCTGAAATAATACGAACACGGTGAGTTGGTCCATTGATTGCGTGTCCGAGTTTTAGTGCTGTCCACCAAAGTGGTTGCGGTTCCTGATGTAGCCCATCCAAACGGAGAACGGGTTGCAACTTTGTCTACCACCGCCGCACCAAACGCTCTTGGCTCTTGTATGGCGTAACGGCTTGTGCCGTTGGTTGCTGCGGTGATTGCACCTGAAGAGAATGAAATGGTGGTAGCCGTATTTGCAGAAATCTTACGAGCCTGCACCGTTGGGGTAACTCCTGATGTCCATATGACCAGTATCTTGCCCACCAATTCGTTGGTATCCCAGTTTTTGGCAGCGTCCACAAACAAGTAGTGGATTGTGATGATGCTGCGGTTGGTGATGCACTACTGCTTGGAGCAGCAATAGAGAATGACGTAACTGCTCACGCCAATCACGTTGAATGTAGCATTGAATGAAGTATCCGGTTGCACAGCCTGCAATTGTCACAGACTCTTGTGCAACCCCGCTATAGGAGGACGGAAATCGTGGTTCATGGCTGTGGTTACAAGAGCCGTTGTTCCAACCGTTAGTGTAATTGCGGGCCGGAACCAGAACCACCTGTAGTGTTGGACGAACCGTTCGCGTAACCTGAACCGCTTGCTGCAAGTTCAAGAGCGGTGACTGCACCTGTAGAGGTGTTTACAGCAGTCACAAAGAATGTGCCAAGAGTTCCTGTGGTAGAACAAGTCACCAAATCACCAACCACATACCCTGTGCCTGCGGCGTTTACCGTGCCTGAAAGAATTCCGCTTGTGGTGCGAACAATAGATGTAACAGCAAACCCTTCGTGTGGAGGACCATATCCTGCGCGGCAGATGGTGTTGCAGTAATGTTTGCTGGCAATGCCGTAATCGGTAAGGTGAGCCGAGTGCCAAATGTCTTCTTCCACAGCATATCCGTGAAGAGCAGAACCACCGCCTCCGTTAGACAACCATATAAGATTTGTGTTGCCGTATACAGCGTAAACAGAAGTGTTGTCTGGCGTGATATCCCACTTGCGATTCACATAAAATGCGGTTGGGCTGTTGCCTACAATTCTACGCTTCTGACCTATACCTGTTCCTGAAGTGATACGCAATTCGTAGTTGGCGTAACGGTCACGCTCCATAGTTACGCCGCTGTCAGTCAAAGTATACGCTGCTCCTGCGGTTGCAGTAGGTCCCGAGACAAACGCACCATTAGCACCCGCAGTAGCACCACCAACCTCACCAATTCGCTCAAACGCAAGGTCGTTGTTACCGCTTGCTACACCAGCAGTAAAATGTCCGCTAACAGGAGTTTTAGTCGCCCATGCGTCAGTCAAGGCATCATACCATTGCAGAACAGCAAAGGTGTTGATGCAAAGTTGAAGTAAGCATCCACATGCCGCCTTCCATAATCATGTAAACTGAACTTTGGTCGGGGGTAACAGTCCATGAAGAGTCAACGGTAAGCACTTGAGATTCAATTTGGTAGTGACCCTGTGAGCCTGCCGTGGATAGAGGAGCAGCGTATGGCGATACTATGGACCATCCAGTATTATTCCACGAATCTATTGCTTGCCAGTTGATATCCGAGAAAGTCAGGGTTGTGGTGCTCGTTATACTGAATCTTGCGGAACTGACTCATACCTTGGTTTAATACCAATCGGCAAGTGTATCCGTCCCATTGGTTGAACTCGCCACTTTTTGGTGCTGTCTGATAAAGTAAGCGCACCTGAGGTGGCAGTAATAATTCCAAAGTCTGCAATTACAGGGTCAGCAACGCTTGAGGATGGTTCGCTCTTGTCCTGCACCTTTGCCTGCAATAATACGAATCTTGGTTCCTGCCCGGAAGTTTTCTGCCTACAAATCCTGTGGTTATGGTATCGGATGTGGCAGCAATAGATGTGACCACGATTACCTGTTGGTTGAGCTGCCATTTAGCGGTGGTTGAGGTGGTAGATGCAGTATTCGGTGGTGCGAGTTCTTGCCATGAGTCTGAATAGGTGTCGTAACGCCAAAGAGCCTGTGCGTTCACATACCAGAAGTAGCGTCCTGATTGGTCGTTTTGGCTTGTGAGTGCTGAAGTGCCGACTGTTGCTACAGGAGCAAAACGCAACCACTCAAATACGGGTTGGTCAACTTGTGTCTTTAGTAGATTAGTTACTGCCATTGTTTAATCCTATTATGAGAATGAAAGTTTAGAGCGAATTGCGGAAGCATAAAGGTTTCTTGCATCATCGGCAATACGCCAACGCTCGTCAATCGAGCCGTTCATAGTCCTAGCACAAGTGTAACATTGCTTGTGACTTGCATATGGATTAACCTGACTGCTCTGTGCATACTGAATATCGTTATTGCTCCTATGGATATAGTTGTCATGGATCCGATAGACCGTTGCCGTAACCGTACCAGAAACAGGAACAGTTGCGTTAACTTCGGTTGGTGCAGAACCAGCAGTGCTGGTTCCAATGGCATCAATCGCCACTCTCTGACGCAATCGGTGTCCACCACCGCATTGCTTTCCAGCAGTTTGTTCATGCGGCGAAGAAGGTCGTGAAGGGATTCCTCACCTGCAAGGTCAAGATAGACTTGCAGCACATCCTGCTAGAGTTCATGGATGTGGTGTCGTAGTCAAGCGTCAGCACATTGTTGGCAAAACTCACCGCACCTGTGGATGAACTGGCAAAATTGTAGATAATGGTGTTTGCGGTGACATTGGTAATGAGAAGAATGTTGGCTAGAGTGATAGCCTGACTCAACCCTGAAAATGTCACAGTTTTGGCTGTGGGGTTGAATGCGTATGTGCCTGATGCGTCTTGTCCTAGTAGTTTCTTCATGGGTTCTCCTGTGTATTTATAGGGCTATTGCCATAGCAATCACAAATCAAGGTCCTGCGGACGAGTGCTCCCTGTTACCTGTTTGACCTATGCTTAGCACCTGTGTTTCCTGTTGAACCTGTGTTTCCTGTTGAACCTGTGTTACCTGTAGCACCTGTGTTTCCCTGTAGCACCTGTGTTTCCTGTAGCACCTGGGCACCATTGAACCTGTGTTGCCCTGTGGTCCAGTATCACCTGTGTTACCTGTAGCACCTGTGTTACCTGTAGCACCTGTGTTTCCTGTTGAACCTGTGTTTCCTGTTGAACCTGTGTTGCCCTGTGGTCCAGTATACCTGTGTTTCCTGTAACGCCCGGTCTGACCCGTTGCTCCTGTGTTACCAGTTGATCCTGTCGACCCGTTGATCTGTCTGTACGTTGCACCAGTTTGACCTGTAGCACCTGTCTGACCCCGTTGATCCTGTGTTTCCTGTAGCACCGATGTTGCCTGTTGATCCTGTAGCACCTGTGTTACCAGTTGATCCTGTGTTTTCCTGTGTTTCCCTGTTGAACCTGTGTTGCCCTGTGGTCAGTATCACCTGTGTTTCCTGTTGATCCTGTAGCACCTGTGTTACCTGTTGATCCTGTGTTTTCATAGCACCGATGTTTCCTGTTGATCCTGTAGCACTTGGTTTTGCCCGTTGATCCTGTAGCACCCGCAACTCCTGTAGCACCATCACTACCATTATCCCCACCGATTCCGCTGTCACTCTGAACCCATTGTCCAGAATCCCATCATACATGTAAGTGTGCAAAATTCCATTTGTACTATTAAACCACCTATCTCCATCTATTGCTTAGCGGGGGGCTGTATCAGAAAAGGTAAAATTGGGCAAGGTGGGTGCCGCCACCGCCACCACCCGTAGCAGATATGGATAGGCTTATTTGTTGATGAATCTGTTGTTATGTTAACGCCAGTACCCACCAATGAAAGTCAAAGTCTCCGCATCGTATGAACTGAGGTAAGACCTGATTGCCCCGATACCGATATGTACTTGAACGCCGTATCAAGACCACCACCGCCACCATCTCGGCTTACACTACCGCCACCAACCAACTTTGTGGTGTCTATGGTTAGTAGTTTCTTCTTGGCATCCGTACTTTAGTGGGTACTTAGCAGAACTCCTGTCTCTCCTTGCGGACCTGTGGGACCAACATCACCACGATCACCCTTCTCGCCTCGTTCACCGTTGTCGCCTCTTGGTCCAACATCCCCGCGATCACCCTTGTCGCCCTTGGGTCCGCGTTCACCACGATCACCCTTGTCTCCCTTTGGACCTTGCTCTCCTTGTGGACCTACAGACCCATCTCGTCTCAGTCCAGTATCGCCTTTTTCGCCCGTATCGCCTTTCTCTCCGCGATCTCCCTTTGGACCCCTTCTCGCCCTTTGCTCCCTGCTCTCCCTTATCCCCTCTCTCACCTTTCTCGCCCACTTTGCCTTGCGGGCGCCAGATACCCCTTGAGGACCCGGATTCTCCCTGTTCTCCGCGATCTCCTCTCTCACCTTTCTCTCCCTGTGGCCCCGTAGCACCCTGAAGTCCTTGTGCGCCCGTGGCTCCCTGCGATCCTGAATAGCCCGTCGCACCCTTTCCGCGCTTTCGCCTCTCACGCTTGTCACCACTTCTCACCTTTCGGTCTGTAATACCACGGAGACCACGAAGACCCGCATTCCGCGTTCGCCTTGCTCTCCTGTAGACCATCGGCAACCTCTCTTAAAGGTTTTGACTCGGTATCCGACTCCAAGAACTCTGCAAACTCTTGGAAGGAATTCTTTCTCGTCGGATGGCTCTTGATTTGACCAGTCAGACTGCTCCATTAGAGGTATTTAGGGGTGGGCAAAGAGCCTCCCACGACACAGAGGGGAATAGCGGTCTAATCGAAGATAAATAGCGTTTTGCGTATTCCCGTACTTCCCATTGAGCATGCAGGTCTGAGCGTAGTGCGTACACGCGGGCGTATGCGGCAAGACTTCCTGTCCACCACCACTCGGTGTAAAGTGCCTTGAGTGTGGAACAAATCCCGGCCCTGCTCGGGGGCAACACCCTCCTGTAAGAAGCATGTTGTAAGTATCCACAGCATCAAGAGCGACACGGCTGTAGGCACGGTCTAGATCGTTTGTTACTAGTTCTGTCATGAAGTCATCGCTACCCTGCTTGGCTCCGTTGGTTGGAGCAGAACGCCAATCAGGCACATAGAAGTCAAAGGTTCGTCCCTTTACCGCATAACGACGGCTCACTTCAAGGCTGCTCCACAAACCCTTGCTTGTGCTTGAAGAGTTAGCGATCTCGAATGGAGGTTGGAGCCTTGATGTGCAAGGTAATGCTGCGGATGAGCAAACGGGAGTCCAATGCTTGTGAGTTGCAAGATACTTGACGAGTTTCTGATCCCGTTCCGATAGTTTGTGTTCGCGGGAACCACTCCAATGGAGGTTCCTTCCACGTCCCAATCACTCGCCTTGTTGAACGAGACACGGGCGGCATTGGCTACCATCAAGTCGCTTCCCATATGGTCAATGTACTTCACGAACCCTCGGTCCAAAACCTTAACGGTATGGCGATCATCCATCTTCAAAGTATCCATTATGTAAACTCCTTGTTTAGAAATTCAGTTTTGTGATTGCTAGTGATTGGTTTCTTGGTGGCTTTGATTTCTTGAAGCTTTGCCTGTTCCTTCGGGCTTGTCCAAATCTCCCAAGTCTCCGATGTCTACCGCGATGTTGAGATGACTCCACTCTTGTCACATCAACATCCAGCCAAGGTCTTACCATCTCTGCCAGGCCGACACGCATGGTGTCAACATCTGCCTGCAAATCATGAGCGATCTGTCTAACTGCTGCCTTCGCCGGCATCTGTGACATCTACTGACGCAATCTTTCCTGTCTTGTATACCTTGCCCTTTGAGATGGCTACCCACACAAAGACAGTACCTTGCCCGTGGAAGGAGCCATAGGACTTCTTGACCATTTGGCGGTCGGTCACTATGGAAGTCTCCTTCAGGAATTCTGTGAAACGCTTCATGCCATTATTTAGGCTTTCAGCAGCGTTTCCAAGTCATCATTTTAGTTTGGCAGACGGTCCTTTGACGGGCGTTTTCGCTTTATCATCTCGCACACGCGGGCAGGCGCGTGACCCGCGAGGACCATTTCGTTTATGTCCTTCTGCGTGACTTTACTTGTGTAAAAGCATACCGACCTGCCCATAGCGATCAACTCATTCATGGTCTTGACCGACTCCTTGTTTCTTGGCTCGTTTGTCCAAGGCAAAGATGGGAGACTCACCCAACTCCTTGGGTAGGCTTGTGCATTTACCTAGCCCCGACATGGCTACTGCATTTGGTAGGAACAGGGGTCTAGCTTGGACCCTCCACCACGATAACCTGTTCCTTGGGGTTCAGCCTGTCTAGACCAAACCACGGGCGGTCTTCGTCCTTCTCTTTGCGTAGAGTGATGTGGCAAGAATGTTCTTGCCCCTGCCTGCTGTCCAAAGCACGGCAGTTAGCACCGGTCGGTCTGCCACCACGAATGATGGGTGTGATGAGTCTCGGCTCATCGCCCAGCTCCTTCTCAGGGTCTATGGTTTTTGCCCACTCTCCGAAGTGTTCTGCGTAGTATAGAAGCCCCCACTTGTCTCTCGGGATCCAGGCGACTACGGACAAACTCTACCGCAAGATGATCCTGCGGAAGCGAGTCAAGTGAAGGGAGTCCGATAGCCTCCTGCTCCCTTATTTGGTCTATCGCTTCACTGTATTGAATCTTGGTTGCTCAAACTTGAGAGTCGGGCTTTGGCTCGTTGCCCTATGCAAGCCCGCTTCGGTACTTCTCCATAATGTATTGGTCGTAAGAGTCCCCTGTCAAACTGCTCAAGGAATCGTGCGAGGTTGTTCCATAGTCACAGTTGTGGCACTTGACATAAAGCCACCCTTCCTTTCGTAGAAGTAGAAGCGGGTCTTGGTTCGGTTTCTCTGGAGTCTCCGCATATTGGACACCTGCATGTGGCTAGATTGTTCGTCTTCTTCCATACGAAACGGGTTAGCCGTGGGGAGACCATATTGATGTACTTGATTTCAAGGAAGCCCATTGCGGCTAGTATATCATAAACACGGGGCAAATCAAGTGACAATGTGGCAGTTAGTGACTTATTGCAAGTAGTGATTTCAACCCAACACCAATTTTAACTAAAGTTGGGGGGTTTTGGAATGTCAAGTAAAGATTGTCGATTATTTTGTCAATCTCACAAGTTTCTTGTATACATAGAACCTATATCACTTTTGTCCTGAAGGATCAATGATATTCAGGGTCTTCACATCCTTTGTCATTCTGTCTTGCTGACGCTTAAGTAGTTTCTTACGCTTCTTGGCAACGCTTTTTGGCATGGGTGGCTCCTGACCCGGCGATACGCCTGCCATAGCACCACCGCCAACATTGTTTGCAGGAGCAGCAACAGCCCCGTCTTCTGCCACTCTCTTTAGTTCGTCAAGGATAAAGACCTTGTTGCCAAACTTGAAGACGGGGATTCCAAACACATCGCCAACGGGCTTGACCGACTCCTTTAACTCTGTATAGTTTGTTGTAGAGCCTGTATACGCCCGGCTCTATTAGGTTGTTGTTCTTATGCTCGGCTATGATCGGCTTGAGGGATATACCTCTCTCGTTGAAGATATCGTTCAGCAGCCTCTCAAACTTCATGGGATCTGTCTCGCCGTACTTCTCCTTGAGTAGCCACAGAGCGGCAGCAAAGTTTGTCAACTGACTCTTGAATCCGACCTTTTCAAGAATACGCTTGATGTTCCAACACAGGGTGAAGAGACATCAGGGTAAGCAGCCTTTTCCTGCGGGGTAGACAGTTGGCTTCTCTTCTTTAGGATCTTGCCCTTTTTGTCTATGATGCCGTACTTGAAAGCCTCCATGCTCGTCCAAGGGGTTGAGAGAATCGTGACGAATCGGTAGGCTATTACGACATCTATGATATTCATTAGAGAGTCCTCAACTTCTGAACTATGGCAGGATCAAGCGGCCGTTCCTACTATATCTATGCCCTCTATATCTTTAGTGGTTTCTGGCAGATATTGCAGGTAAACGAGAAGGTTTTGAGGTAGGACAGCAAGTCTTTGTCCATCCTATAAAACAGCATTCGGTTCCCCGCAGGAATACCGAATACATTATAGAAAGGTGATGAGATGGTTGAGGATTAGTCGTTCCCGAAGTTCGCCCGTGCGAATTGATACTTCTTGAACAGACGCTTCAAATAGACTATGCGTGTGAGGTCTTCCTCGGACTCGTTCGTAATGCTTACTTGCACATTGCGGGTTGTCGTAGTTCTTGACCGCAAATGGCGTAAAGTTGTCTTCATTCCGGTTTTTTGAATTGCATAGTTTACCATCGTTATACCATTATCTATGCAAGAAAAAAGGAGTTGTTTTTGCAACTCCTTTCGGGCGATGAAATGCACGGATTTTGGAACGCCCTTATCGCTTCTTGGCGACGAACTTTAGACCCATCATCTTGAGTGCTTCTACGAACAGACTCGGTTACCGAATACTTGTTGTAGAATGTGCCAACATGGAAGTCGTACTTCTCGTTGTCATCTAGTACCGCCTGTGGTGTAGTCGTAGATGGTTATGGTCAATCTATCGTTACTGATAGCCCACAGCACACTTACGCTTTTACGCCACGGGTATATCTCGTAGGTGAACCAAGAATCTTGCTTATTTCGTTGATGGTCTGTGCCCTTGATGTAGCCGATCAAGGATGTACCGCCGATTGAAGTCGTGGGCTTGAAACCCAAGTCCTTCATTGAGACTACTTCATCCAGTTTTTTTACCAGAACTCCTCTGGTCTCCTCGCTCCAACCTTCCTTCTTTCCTTCTTTGCTATCAATGCTTGCGAGCATCTTTTCTCGCTTGTTGAAGGTCTTTATTGGTCGTGAGAACTTCTGATTGCCCAAGTAACGAACTACTTGGAATTTCCCATCCTTACTGTGCTTCCACGTCAACTCGCCCTTGGCTTCAACGATATCCTCGCCCTCGACCTCAGTCTCCTCCATAGCAGGATTCTGAACAGTACCCATCTTGATATAGGAGCTTGACTGTGAAGGTTGAGTTCTCGATTTCTCATCACATGTACGCATAGGTACAAGAGGTTCCTGTCTTGCGGGTGATGCCATCTGAGTGATATGGCTCAAGAGTTGGATCGGTTTGGATAGCGACCGTGTGAGCCACCAAACATGGTCAGAGGATAGTAGTGTTCGCCCTCTTCAACTTGGGGTCAGCTGGTCCGTTCTTGTCCAGGTGCTGTTCGTGAGTCGCTTGGTTGGACCAACGCCTTGCTTTGCGGGAGGAAGGCGGCAGTCAAAGTGAAGACCGAACTCCGCAAGTTTCGGTCTGAATGTGATTTAGTACGGTTGATGGGTTGATGTATGACTTGCAGAAAGCCACCATTCCCAGAAGTAGGCATTCAACTTATCAATCGCCTCACCTGTTAGTGCTGCGATGTTTGTCTCGGGGGTGTCAATAGCACCATCGGGATTGAATAGGCGCAACTGCGGGACGAAGGTGGCTAAACCCGATAGCTACTATCGGCATATCGCCATCGAGTTCTCATCTCAGACTCTTACGCCAGTCTTTGAAACGCATCATCTACTCCTATCAATAAACGGTGACTGTGAACTTACTTGAACCCGTGACTGTTCCATCAAAGACATTAGCGGTCATGCCGTAGTTGCCCGTGGTGATTCCCCAAGGAATACGGATATTAACACCAATGTTACTATTGTATGAAGATGTTGGACCGAATAGTGCTTCAGCGTAAACATCCGGCAGGAGACATTTGAGGTATTCAGCAGATTTGCATTTGTGAAGAACGCGATGGTTCTTACAGTTCCGGCAGTTGTTGAAGCGGCAGTTAGAGCTGCTTGCAGTCAAGGATAGCGATCCAGGGTGTTTGTGAAGTTCACATCGTTTGCACAAACCTTAATGTAACCTGTTCCGCCGCACTTGTCTTTCGCTCTTCCAATATAGAGTAGACACCCCATATCCATTAAGACCGTAGTTTGTGCCAGAGTCGTGCGAAACGCCAACGCCGTTGATAATACCACCTGCACGGTGAAACTATCGCCGCCGAATGGGCGGGTGATGTATGCCCGCATAGTTTGAGTGTATCCGATGAAGCAGTACCACCCGAAATACGGTGCTGTTCTGGCTGTCCAGTTTGATGCTGATAGACCAGTTGTGCTCTAGGATCTACAGGCAAAGCTTAACCAGAAGTTCGGTTAGTGGAACTCTATCTGTTGCTCACTAGTGTTTTTGTTCCATCAAGCACTGGTTTTGCCAAGTTTGAGTTACCATCTGCTAAGAGGCACTTCCCAACCTTTGGCTGTTTCTTGCCACACGAAACGCTTCTGTGACGTGGTTCAGCCAAGCTGGCTTTGATTCTTCTCTATCGTTTGTATTCCAGTAAGACATTTCGTGTTCTCCACCTCTTACCTATTTAGCGGTTGGAAAGAATGTTCTTTAGGATGCGAATCTCGTCGCCGTTCAGTTCGTTCACAAAAGCGTTTAGTGCTGGTTGTTTCTACGATACTGTTTGCCTCTTCGGTAGCAACTTCTTCCATCTTTGGAGGATTCTTCTTGCTGCCTGCCAATGCCGTGTTCTTAATACCGATGCTGCCGCCTCGTGGCTTGGCAGTCTTCTTAGCAACCTCGCTTGGGGTTGCTATAGTGGGCTGTTTTGGGTTGGCATCTTGTCCTTTGATTCTTCAAGCAACAACAGGAGCATCAACCTCATCAACCATCTCATCAAAACGAGCAACCATTTGGTTTGTTAGGTTGCATCCACACTTGGAAGCCCCTTCCTTGAGGTGCTTACGGAGGATTTCCTTACGACGCTCAATGCTGGTATAGCCCTCAGCCAAGAACGATGTTTCCAAATCCTTGCAGCAGCCTTTGCTGCTTCAACTAGGGATTGGGGAAGTTCTACCTTCTTTGTAGTCTTGCCAGGATAGAACTTCTGCGATGTTGTTGTAAAATGCCTTACTGATTGGGCTGTTATGCATGGTAACTCCTTGAGGATGTTGCTAACCTATATTTAGTACTTTTCAGCCCTTGGCTTTCTTCCAAGGTCTGCATCTGCTGTATGGCGGGTCTTGCCGTCGGTTAAAAATGAGTTCACTCCTAGCCAATGCCCATTGCTGTGGTGTGGCTCTGGGTCTGTAGCCGCCCCTTCCAAGCAGCCATCCCTCTGTTGTAGACTTGTTTCAAAATTGAATAGGATACGCCCGACTTCACCAGCCTTGTCTCTCAAGGCTTTCAGGCTTCTTGCAATTTCAATTCTTCAACTAGGTCTTTGTACTTTTTCATTTTCTGGATTGTGACCATATCTTTGGGCTAGTAGTTTGCGAGTCGGGGTTCCATCGGGTTCACGCATCTTACCCTTGGCTCCCTTCATTCTATTTATCAAAGTTGATCTGCTTCTTGGCCTCCACTTCCAATCGTTGGCTGTCCATGAGTCCTTGTTACGCTTCAACATTCTTACAATTGCACGGGCAGAGTCTCTGCCGCTTGTTATCTTGCCACCACCCGAACCTGCCTTGCCTGCCTCTTTGCGAGATAGGACCGGCTTCTCCACCCTCATCAGAATCAATGAACTTTTCAAGTTCCTTTGAGCCCCATATTGACTAACTTAGACCATTCCTTGTAGATGGCATCCTGCTCTTCCTTCTCCTTGTCCTCTTCCTTTAGTTGGCCGAGGGTATCCTTGGCGTAGGTCTTTGCGAATCTTGTTTGTACCTACTTCAAGGGCTTCAAGGTATGCATGACGAGCCTCGCTTGTCTTGTCTGTGGTTTACCAACACATCCTCAAACTTCTCTTCCAAGGTCATCTCGCCTTCAGGAATAGCATTACCATGCAGAGACTCCTTAATGTCATCAATGTACAGCTGCCAGAGCATCAATCTCTTCTGACAAGTAGCCTTTGATTGAAAAGCCCTTGCTTTCTCAACCTTCACGATGTTTGTCTTTGCGTTGTCTACAAGAAGAAGGGTCTCAAGAACATTCTGCAACTCATAGGCTTCTGACTTGCTTCCAAACTTCTTAGCAAATGCTACAGAGTGCTACGATCTCTTTTGCGGTCTTCTTGGGTCGCCCTGAGCAGCTTCTTCCATGCCTTGGGATCGCTATCGGATCTACTCCTTACGAGCAGCAACTGTGCTTCTCTCTTCTTTGCTTGCGTGTCACTCAAGCCCGAAACATACTTCTTGGTAGACCCGTTTCTTTGTCCTTGGGGCTAGCCTTTGTTTTGCCTGCCTTTGTCTTGTACTTACTATCGGCTTCGTTGATGGACTCACTTACATTTGGTTTTGCAGCAGCAGACATATCGCTTGGGTCTACCTGTACGCCCGCCTGTACGAGGAAGCGAACACCCACAAGAACCTTGTAAGTCATGTGACTACGATCTGCAAGAGTGAACTTTACATTCTTATGCTTTCTGCCGCCAAACTCAACATCCATGAACACAACAGGACGGACCTCTTGTTCCTTGATACCACCACGACGGATCTTGACTCGGCTGATGATGTTCTTGGTAACTTGCTTCTTGCCGTTTAGTTTGAATGTGACTGTGTGATTCTTCTCGTTGATCTTGATGTCGGTAGCATGCATTGAGTTGTAGCCACTTTGACCTGTGTCTACCTTACAAATATAATCCTCACCTTCTACCTGATCTTGTCTGCTACAGCCACGGCAGTAAAGAGTTTCCAGTTAGCCTTGTTGGAGACATGCTCAATCAGTTCGTCCATGAGACCCTGACCGTCTACTTCCTTTTACAGGCTTGCCATCCTTATAGATGGTGTAGACATTACCGCTGCCGGGGTGAGGCGTTCATCTCTATGATGTATGGCTTGCCATCAACAACAACATGGTCAACACCAACATAGTAGCACTTGCTCACGCGGGCGACCTTCTCTACCAAGGCAATCTCTTCTTCTGACAACTTGAACGAGCCACCCTTTGACCCACGGGCGATATTTGTACGGAAGTCTCCCTTGCCTTGTCTCTCTTGGCACAGGCGAATATCTTGCCGTTGAGTACGATGCTGCGAACATCGTTCTTGAACCCCGGCAGGAACTCTTGAATGATAACCTCTGCCCCGAACTTCCACAACGATTGCAGAACCGATAGCAGAGACTTCTCGCTTTCAATGATAGAAACACCGATACCCTCTGCCCCCGTGATCGTCTTGAGAATGACGGGGTACTTGCCGCCGATAGCCCTTCATGGCATTTGGGATAGAGTCAACATCAGAAACAAATGCAGTTCGTGGGTGTGGTAGGTCAAACTTCTTGAGTGCCAAGGCTGTCTGCAACTTGTTTGCACACAGGTCCATAGCATTCTTTTCATTGACCATGAACACACCGTTGTTCTGTAGCACGGTAGCGAGACCAATACCGATCTCCGAATTCATCACGCCTCCACGAACAAAACACATGGTCTTTGTTGGGTCTACAGTAATGCTCTTCTTCTCGCCATCGTGGTTTTGAATTACGATCTTGTTTGGTGTTGCAGAAGCCGCATCAATCATGGCGTACTTCATCTTCACGACATGAAACTCTATGCCCTTCTTCTTGCATGAGGCTTCCATCTTCTCAATGCTTGATCCCTTGATGCTTCCCTCAGCAGAAGTCAAGCAAAGGATAACTGCGTCCGTTGCCTTCTCCTCCCACAACCACTCCTCTTTCAACTGCAATCCCTTACGGACTGCCATGTACAACTTCTTGGCATCGGTCTTGTTGACATGTGACGGAATGCCCTTGAGGAATTGGTTGTAGTCGTTGGCTACAACTGCGGCTCTCATCTTAGAAGCAGACATACCTACCAACCCCTCTGCATCAGGATCACGATCACCCGCATTGATGACCTCGTATTCTGTGAACTTGTAACCCGTCTTGTCATTTGGATCGGTGTTGATGTACTTAGAGGCTCCTTGTAAACTTCCATGTGATCTGCTCCTGTAACCACATAGACCTTCTTGTACCCCTTGTCACTCAACATCTGTAGAACAGCAAATGGACCACCGATTGTCCTGCCTGTATCGGGAGACTTATAAGTGTCCATCTGCTTGAAGTTAACCTTGGGGAAGAACTTCTTTAGGTATTCCAATTTGGTCTTGACATCCAAAGGGTTCTTCTTCATATCCTGCGATTTGGAAACGAAGATAGCGTGCTTCTGCCTGACGAGCAGATGCAGCATCCATGACCTTCTTGCACAGAAGTTCGTGGCCAGTAGTTGGAGGGTTGAACCTGCCCACACCTATGACTATCGCCTTCTCTTTCTTGGGGGCTTCTGCCACTATTTCGGTGAACCGTTTCACTTGCTCCACTCCTTCTTAGATGTTGCGTTTATACGCGAGAAATGATTTCTATCAACCAACTTTACCATCTTGCAGGTATCGCCGCAGACAGCAACGAATCCTTCGGGAGCAGTCTTCACATAACCCTTGTCGGTTATATTGAATGTGTCAACTACATTGGTCATTGATAGTTTGTTTACGACGATCATCTTTGCCTGCGATAACAGGGAGTGCAGTTCAAAGAGTCCGTCTATCTGCTTGGCATAGGCGTTCAGGTACGCGATCATGCCGTCCAACTTCTCTTGGCGTTGAGCCTTTGCCTTCTCCGTCTTCAACTTGTCCATCTCCTTGGTCTCTCTTGTTTTGATGTAGAGACCAAGACCGTTTGCATTACGGTTTGAGATACCTGCGTTGACTGTTGAGTTGATGTAGAGGCTCAGATACTTTGCCGTGTCCTTAGCCAAGAAGTTGGTGAGGAAAGCAGATAGCGTTTTGCCTTTGCTCTTGATCTGCTTAACCAACTCACCAAGCAACTTGACTTCGGGGGTTGCATCAGAACAGGGGAGTTCTTCGGCAACGCGGGTATCTTTGGATCAACAGACCACACCGCCGTTGATGTGCTACCTACCTTGGTGTTGCCCAAAGGAGAAGCAGTCATTGTTGCGATGGTTGACCCCGTGTACTTCGTGTGAAATACAATACCGATCTTTGATGCCTTGATGGATATGCCTGCGGGACTATCCACAGGTACGGCATACACGATGGTGTTTGGACGGAAGGTGATGTAGCGGATACCTCCTATGGTCTCCTCTTTCCTTCCTGTTGTCGTGTATAGTAGGTCTCCCTGAAACACTCCCTTGATGTTCATGGGCTTCAGGTAGTTGAAGGCATCAATCAACTTATCGGCTACTCCCGAATCGGGATAGTTCTTCTTGATGTCCTCTACGCTGTAGTTTAGTATCTGGATTCTTTGGGTTGAAGGCTGACTTGGTGGCCACGAAGAACTTCTTGTTGCTTGGGTCTGTGCCTGTAACAACAGCAGGTGATCCGTCCCATTTAGTAGTCACGCTCACGGAAGCAGGTGCGCCACGCGGGCGGGCGTGAGGGTATCTACAACCTTGTTTAGAATGTCTATAGAGTCGTTTAGACCATCCACCCCATCCAAAAACATACCGTCTTCAAGGTGCTGAAGGTGGGTAAGTTTCCCCTCTTCGGACAGCAACTTGCATGGTTGATTTTGAAAAATGGTGAATGAGAGCATAGGCTAGGGTATTTATTCATTTCCCTGAACCCATCTTCCCCATTTCTTGATGCCCATTTTGTCCACAATCGTATAGATCAGCATCTTACGGGTTGGGATAAACGGCTTGGTCTTGAGGGGCATTCTTGCCTCCTCGGGCGTTCTATTCGCCTTCCTAGAATTGCAGGGCTTGCAGGAAGCCACAACATTCTTCCAAGAGAACAGACCACCCCTACTCACAGGAAGAACATGGTCAACCGTGGCGTTAGACGAATTCAAAGAACATCCACAGTATTGGCAGGAGAACTTGTCTCGTCGGAAGATACCCTTACGAGTCACACCCTCCACCCTATGTGGAACATGGACATACTCCACAAGCACGATAGCCGTGGGTAGGGCATACTGTCCTACAGGGAGTACGGATCTGATAGAAGTCCTCATGACCATAGGGCTTCGCCGCCCTGCCCGAACAGAGCAGGTTGACGGCTCGCTTCCAATCAATCAGGTTTAGGACTTCTTCACTTGCGTTGAGAAGAAGAACCTTCATTCATTAGCCTTGAATAAACTGCGGCTCCTGAGCAGCCATCTCTTGGTTGAAGAGACCGATCTCTTCCTGCTCGTCACGAACGATGGCGTAGATTTGATCCTTGAAGACCACGATGAGCGTCTTGTTGTTTTCGTGATCCTTCAAGATGTAGTCAATGTACCCACCGCAGATTACCTCGTCGCCCCTTCTTGAGAGGGAACGGTTCAGGCTGTCGTGCGAAGGAGAAGTTACGACCATCGCCTGCTACGGGCTGTGGTGCAAACTCAGGCTGACCTACTGCCTCAGCCTTGCCCTTGAAAGGAGAACCTGCTGATCCCGCAGTCTTGGGATCAAAGTCCTTGTCAACAGAAAGAATTGCGAAGTTGGTGTTGGGTATAAGCATCATGGTGTAATCTCCTTTGTGAGTATTTAGTAGGAGCGTCAGGAATCGAACCTGTTCCAATCGGGTATAAACCAATCTGGCGCAACCAAAGACCCCCGCTCCCGTTATGCGGATTCCTCCTTGAGAGAAATCCTAGACTTCTTGTTAGCGACATGACCCGATTCGGTCTTGATGAGGTAGTTGCTTTTCTGCCTATCATCGTCGTGACCCAATCGGTAGTTGATCTCCTCCACTCCCACTTCAGCAAGGTACTCGGGCTTGCTTGACAAGATTCCGATAACCATGTTGGACAGAGTTGCAGCCGTCTGCTCGTCTGTGTTTAGTGGGATATCAATGTGGAGTCGGAACATATGAGTATTATAGTGTATGTTTATCGGCTGTCAAGACCAATCCGCGAAATCCGCTTCTTTTTGTCGAACTTGTCATTCATCCTCTCACGGAAAGTCTTGAAACCTCCGTTGTCCTCTTCCTCTTCCTCCTTGCCTCCACGCCCACCCTCTAGGATAATGTTATTCTGTGCAGAGGGGTCAAGATCAAACAACTTCATCTTGCTGCGGTCAATACCAATAACGAAGCGTCGGTTAGAGGCAGGGTCCGCATAACGGTTCTTCAACTGCTTCACCATGATCTGACCAAGACCATCAAGTTCCTCGGTGGAGACCAAGGCAAACATGAAGTCTGCAGTCTGCGGTAGACCGAAAGACTCGCTTGTGTCAGTCAGTTCAACATCGGTGCTTGAGAAGCCCTGACGATTGGTCTGTGTAGCGGTGAAGATCGGGATGCCTGTCTCCACGGCTAGACCACGGAGTTCTTCTGCGATAGCCTTCACATAGGTGTAGGAGTTGACATTTGCTCCCGCCTTGAAACGGCTTGACGCACAGATATTCAGGTAGTCAATGAACACGATCTCGGGCTTGAAGTTTCGCTTGAGCCGCAGTTCGTCCAACAGATGCTTGAAATGCATCACATTGGCTGTGGCTGTCGGGTACTCCTTGACAATGAGTTTGCCTGTAGTCTGATCCATGATACGCTTGATCTTGCGGTCATAGATGTCCTTGGGCAGGCACTTCAGATCGTCTAGGAGTGATGTCCATGAGGTTAGCGTCAATGCGTTCTGCAATACGCTCCTCTGCCATCTCGCAGGTGATGTACAACACATTCTTACTCTGCATCAGGCAGTTGGCAGCATGGTGGCAGAGGAACAGAGACTTGCCCACGCCCGTGCCCGCGAGACACACATTCAGGGTCTTGTAGGGGTTCCGTTGTTAGTGATCTTGTTCATCAGTTCAAGATCAAACGGAATACGCTTCTCTACGGTGTGGTAGAAGTCGTATCGCTTCTCGGCATCCTCAATAAAGTCGTGACCGATGTGGGTATCAAACGACACCGACAGAGCCTTGGACAGCACCTCGGGGATGGCATTGGCAGTCCTTTGGCTCTTGCCATCAATGATCTGAATGGACTCCATGATGGCGTTATACACAGCCTTGTCCTTACAGAAGGTCTCTGTGGTATCAAGGAGCCACTTATCATCTACTGTAGTGTTGTCTGCCAAGGAGCGAATGACAGTCTGTACGCTCTTGAACTCGGCTTCGTTTAGGTCATCCTTCTTGCCCAAGTCAATCAGCAGAGTCTCCACACTCGGGGGCTTGTTGTACTTGCTGAAGAACTCGGCAACAGCATCAAACACCACACGCTCGTCGCGTTCGGTGAAGTACTCGGGCTGAAGAAAGGGGAGAACCTTCCGACCGTACTCTTCGTTGTGGAGTAGGGAACGGAGGATGATTAGTTCGGTTCTATCGGCTACCATTCGGCTATTATAGCCTAAACTGCCGCCTTGTCAACCGATAACCAATCAGAAAGTTGTATTTGTGGGGACCACCCCAACCAATTTTGTGCCTTCTCCCAATCACATAAGGTTATTCTAGCCTCGCCATCTCGGGCGGGTAGATTTATTCTATTGTGGGTGGGGGAGACCATATCGGCTACCTGATTTACGGAGTAGTTTACTCCTGTTCCGATATTGAATACCTCGGCGTTGTATCTTTGGGTGTATTCCTCGTTTGTTGCAGCAATAACATTGGCTCTGCAAACATCCTTTACATTTACAGAAGTCTCTACGCTGTTCACCATCTCCAACTATTGTAAATGCTGTCTTCTCTCTGCTAGTTGTCGTTGAAACACACCGATTACAGGAGCATACGAACCACGGATTGGCTGTCTCTCGCCGTACACATTGAAGTAACGAAGCACAACCGTATCCAACTCAGTAGTCATACTGTACTGCTTGCAGAAGACCTCTCCCGAAAGTTTAGTGGAAGCGTAGGGATTGATGCAGATCGGCTCTTCGTTCTCATCTGCTGCATAGTCACAGCCTGAGTATATGGAGGAGGTGGACGAGAACACAAGTCTCTTTGCTCCTATCTTCGCGGCGTATTCAAGAGTCTTTACTGTACCTAAAACATTAGTTGATATGCATAGGGCAGGATTCTCTATGCATTGCTGAATACGACACTCTGCACCCATATGAAACACATAGTCAAACTTATGGTTGGCTAATGCCTTCCAAGGCTTCTCTGTAGAGATGTCTGCTTCATCCTTTGGTACATATGATGCCTTTGAGTTGTAGTGGAACTTGTCGTGGGCTAGGCTAGATTCATTGTCTATACCAACAACATCCCACCCCAAACCAACAAGATGGTCAACCAAGTTTGAGCCGATGAAACCCGACGCTCCTGTGACTAATGCAGTTTTCTCAAGTTATCAATCCTTTCTTCTACAATATCCCAAACCCCAATCATTGGGGCAAAGATTGGAGTGTACTTCCCACTTATCTCTATTCAGATTGTTTATAAAATAGTGCGGACCCGGATGCAGTCGAGTATCATGGAACCCAACAACACCACCGTCAGACAATAGTTTTGTATACTCCCAATCTTTAAGAACCTGATTTATACTGTGCCAACCATCAATGAATATGAAATCCAAAGTCTTAACACCAAGACTAGTTAATCTATTAACAACCTCATCGTAGTTTGAAGATGATGTTTTTATGGTGTGTATACCCTTTGATGCGTCGTTTAAAAATGTCTTGTCATCAAGATCCACACCGAGATAAACCCCGTCCGATGGAACATTTTTTATTATAGTATGTGTAGATGACTGTGATGCATTTCTGCACACACCAATTTCAAAAAGTTTTTGGGGGAGTTCTACAGGCACTTATTGCCTTCTGTAATGCTGTATGGTTGTCATTCGTAAATTCGAAATGTCTACCCATAGCCAGAAACAAGCCGGTTACATCATCTCTATCATCTATGTTAGGATCATTAAACCGAATGTCTGCTATTAGATCTGTTTGCCATTGCATATTACATTTACTCCTTAGAATTTAGTTGGTACTCTACAGTTTCATACAACTGCTTTATGTTGAATTCGGGCTGAACCTTACCCCATTTGGCTATTGCCTCATTGTACTCGACCCCATAAGTTTTGTCTATGGACCTGACGCATTGCTCTAGCACCCGATAGTGTTCCATTTGGGTGTCCGTGAATTGAACCGCCAGCATTGCCCAAATAGTCGTTACCTACTAGTGAGGTTATCTTATCAACAAGACCCGGATGCAATCCGCAACTCAGGACAGGGACAGTATTCCCCTGTTGTAAAATACGAACACACTCTAGAATTTCTTCGGGATTATCGTTGCTGTATCCACCAACCATTCCCGTCTGAATGGTATCGACTCCCATCATTGTTGCCAATTTGCAGATGACAGGCCAACTAATACTGAACTGATTTGTAATGTTGGTTGTGACTTTTGCTCCACTACTCTGGAAATGAATGTATATCGGCAGATCCATCTTTCGTATGCTGTTGTATGAACCATACCCACTCCATACATTGATGTGTACTCCATTACCGCCAAGAGAATGTATGCGACTAACTCTACTTTCTAGAACATGCGGATCGCAGTTTATGGTGTGGCAAAATACCACATTTCTTGATTGTGATGCCAAGTAATTGGAGATCATACCCACCCGAGTGTCTAGCGGGCAGAATGATGGGTTGGACATGATTTCATCTTCTTTTATAGAAGTCAACCCCACCTTCTACTAGTTCCTTAACCATATCCAATAGTGTCTCTGGGCTTATTCCAATCTTAGGCTTTATGATAGCACCAAAAGTGGCTTATCGTATTGCCCTGTAAATTCACGCATTCCCGTTATTCCAAACCGTGGACCTTTGAAGTGCTTTGTAACACTATGCAGGAAATCTATATCAATAGCACGACATCTCTTAACCAAATCAATGTCCACATGCCCACCCATGACTTGGCACATGAAATGGCTAATTCCGTCTGTTTCCCAATCTGTATTGATTACGGGGAAAGCAATCTTGACCTTTCCTATTTTTTGGACACTAAGTTCCCCTTCGTCCCCGAGGATGAGACACGAATGATTTTTAAACAGGTCTTCCGGTCTCCCACCTGTTCCCCTAACATTTGGGTTTCCGACACTTTGACCTATGGCAATATTCCAAGCAGCATCTCTAAGACTTTTATCAGACTCGACCATATAGGTAACAACAAAATACTTCTCACGATCAATGCTGTTTTCATCAACAAACAACTTCATATTTGTCTCCTTTTATAGACGGGGTTTTGATTACTAGAACTTTGCAGTCTTCAAGAAATATTGGATCTGCTACTTCCCAAGGCTCAAGAACAAAAATGGATCCTTCTTGCAACTCCACTCCATGCATCAACATCTTACCCTCAAGTAGAAGGTTTATCTCTCTTGCTTCTTTATGGTAATGAGCAGCCCACTTCTCGCCCTTCTTGTGGGTAAGAACGCCTACTTCAAATTTATCAGTTTTGTGAATACTAGGTTCGAAGTCTCCAACAAACCACCCACGAGACATAGTTCTGAATCATATCAACTATCATCACGGAACCTCGTTCTGTGTCCTATCCTATGTAGGTCTCCAAATCTTGAGTAGTACCGATAGCATAATGCTGTTCATTGGGAATGTGGTAGATACCAACGGTATGCCCATCAGCAATCATGTAATTGTAAGAGGGAGCAATGTAAAACTCATTGTTAGTCCTATCATCTGCTTTCATCATCTTTTCGGAAGATTCGAAGAAATAATCTGCTCTCTTCCAATAGTGTATGCCGTTCAAAGATACACAACTTATCTGATTCTTCTCTCTTACTTCAACAACATCCCCATTTTTGTTTAAACGAGCGTAACTATTTTTCGGTGTGGCTTCATGATAGGTTACTACAACCCCATCATAGTTTTCTCTTATACAATATCTTATAAACCTAGAACCACTCCATCTCATAACCTGATCGCAATTCGCTACAACGAGAGGTTTATCTGATTCTAAATGTGGTTTTGCCAACAAAGCGGTACAGCACGGACCTTCTGTCAATTTATCAACAACTACTATAGAACTTTTCGGACAAAATTCCTCTATGGTTTTTGATAACATACCATCGTAATCGTGATCTGATCGTATTATGAATACTGCTTTGCTGTGAGGAATATCTAAAGTTCTAAAGGCTAAAGATATCATCTTTTCGCCTCTTATGTCTATGAGAGGCTTTGGGCAAGAATACCTGTCTCTAAATCTTTTGCCTTCCCCCGCAAGAGGTATAACTACCTGAACTTCATCGGGGTCATACGAATACTTCTTTTTGATGGCGGTCTTCAGATATCTTGCACAAACGATCTATAAGAGTTCTTTCATATTCATACTGCTGAGACCAGTTAAACATAGTATGAAGTATTGGAATTCCTACACCTATAGCCATTGCCATTCCGTGTTTTTCTCTATACAAGTTCAGCGGTACTTCGTCGTACATGTCATAAAAAAGTTCTTTGGAAGACAAGACTTTCTTTAGATTTTCTGGTTTCATCAAAAGAACTTGGGGACAGTAATGGGGGTACTTGTCCTTTTCGTGTATAACAGGAAGGTCTTTAGGAAGCATAGTTTCATCAAAGTTGTTGACTATGTGATCGTTTAGAACTATGTTTGCGTCCCCCATAAGACGCATGGGGTGAATCCCCTGATAGGGGTGATTTACTGTAGACAATAGATGCCAGAAAAGATCGGGATTCCATTTCATCTTCAATGATGGATGGTTTAGCACCCTATAATCTGCTCCATTTATGGGGGTAAAACTGAGCCTTGCAGAAATAGTCAGTTTCGATTCGATCTTTTACTTTTGGTGCGTGGTTCTGAAGAAAAAGATCACATGTTGGTATACCGTTTGTTATACAACCAGTACCAAACAAATCGTTGTCTTGTATCTCGTCCATCAAATCAAACATCTTAACCCAAGATTCGGAGGTCATGTAGCAATCCTCGTCAATCTTCATCGTATAGTCTGATTTAGAACTGGCTATACGATCAAGTTTAGCCATGTACTCTTCGATTCTTGTAGTGATCTTCTATAACGAGTTTAGAACCAAGAATTGCCTTGAGTTGATCTTTAATTTCTTGAGGAATTCTGCTGGGATTGCCCAAAAATACAACTGAATTCACCACCGGCTTCTTCTTTATTGCTGCTGCTATTTCCCTAGCATGAGCAATAAGAAAGTTTGGTCTAGAAAAGGTGAGGTAAAAAATGTCTAGTGTTTTCATGTTCTATACTCCATTTTCCATTCATTTGCGTAGTCTGTACACACTCCACGAATATCAAGACCTCGTTTGGGTCTACCTACATCGACTAATATCCCCGACCGACTAGGATTGTTTGGGTAACACCATATATCACCTCTACTAGTTATGGTGAATCTATCTTCCTGATGCCAAAAATAGTTGGGGATTTTGTCACAAAACATTCTTTCTAGTGCCTTCTGGTTTTTGGCATGACACCAAACTCCATCACGCATCAACCAAGAGGCATCAATTTTATACAAGGGATGATCGTGACCGAGATAATACCCCGCGCACGAATCACTCTCGTCAAACCAAACATCAATCTCAACATCAAACCCAAGATCTAATGCTGCTTCAATATACTTTGGATTGTTTTCCTTAGAGGTATCGGACCAAACACATTTCCTCTGTGTGCTATAACCTTCATGGTTGAACCTCTGACGATGTAAGAATTTCATCAACATTAGGATCAGTATCTGGGTGCGGGCTATAGTCGGGCTGTCCCTTCCATAATTTCTCTTTCATCAACTTAACTACAGAGTTCTTGTTTATCTTATAGTTCCAAGTGTGCCTGCATCTATGAGACCACTCTAGGTCTTCACCCTGCCCCCATCTTAGATTTTTCGTTTAATGGGTTTTTGACCATGTAGTGTTTCTTCGCGCACCAATAAGTTCCGCTAACATACATTTTGGATGTTTGATCCGTAACTTCATAAGGAAGAAATAGAGGCCAACCCCACCATTCCTTAAAGGTAATCCAATCCCTAAACCTTCTACCATCATCTCTTCTTATTGAGTTCATGCACACCTCCCAATCCTCACCAAACTCAACAAAATTTCTATACCACCCACGGCAGAAACCAACATAGTCGTGTGTTATAACTAAGTTCTCGTACTTGGACATGTAAGCCACAAGATTCTTCTTCTTAGTTATCCAGCCCATTTCGGATGTGTCTTGAAACGGTATAAGAGAGATATCTATTCCTTCAGACCGAAACGAAGAAATCAATCTTGAAGATTCGTCTGTGCTTGGACCCTACTAAAATTATCTGATAGTCGTTTGTACAGATACCCTCTTGGTTCTTGATTGAGACTATTTGTCTGCTCAAATAGTCAATACCATTGAACACTATTCCAAAACACCACTTCATCTTCTTCTCATTAAAATTTCATCACGGATGCGTTCGTTCATATGCCTTGAGTATTCTTTAGATAGTTCTTTGTTGTTCTTTATACTCTCAAGCCTAGAAGTGTAATCGTCGGGCGTTAGAGAATTGCATAACTCTATCAGTTCTGGTATTGATTGGAAGTGTATTACCCCCGAGAGTCAAATTTACTGTTGATTGTATCTTTGTTGCCCCAATACAAGGGTACTGTTTCCGTCCAAAAACAATCGTTTATCTTCTCTGTGAAGTAGTTCTTCTCATTGGTATTTTCTATTGCTATGTGAAACATTGATTCAAACATCAACATCTTATCCTTGTCCCCGCCATCTCCCGGAAGTATACGAGAAGAATCTATTGGCATTCTTCTTGAACTATAGAATACCTTGGGGATAAGTATCTCGTCTTGTTTGCCCCACAGTTCATACCTCAAATCATAGCCCGGCAAATGCCAATTGGGTTTTGTTGTCAAGAAAGACACGGAGAATTCTTTCCTGCCGGGAACATCAGGATACATCATAGAATTACCAAAGAAGAACAACTTAGCGTTTGGATATTCCGAAACTATGTTTTCATTTTTCGTAAGAATGAGGTCATACAGGAGCAATATCTTACTTATTTGTTTTGGATTTGCACAAGAAGTCGATGGCTCAAAGGAATCACAATACACTCGGTATACCCCATCTTTGGGGTCAAATGGAAATTCTGGGTATTGTAAATGAATCTCTGTAGGGAAATCCAATTCAAAATTTAACCAATCGGGATATCTTCTGCAAACAGTTTTCATGACGGCATCCTATCCCATTGATGCACTATAGAATAAGGGATACCACTCGGAGTTTTTAGAACTCCTTTTTCGTTTATTGGTTCGGGATCTTTTAACAGATGAACCGTAGACTCATTCAAGACAAAACTACTACCTCGGCAGTTTCTAATCAAGCAACTACAATGCAAGGCAAAAGGATCTCTTGATGTTGTCTTCTTTATTTTGTTCTGCATAGTGCTGTCAGCACAGATAACATTAAAAGACGATTGATCTGCTAAGTATGCTTTGTTTGCCTTGCACATTTCAAATATTCTAAGACAAACCTTTGCAACTTCCTCTGCATTTCCCCAATAACACCAACATTCATGATTGGGTTGTCTTTATGGCTCTCATACAAATCGGGATACCCCTCTATCAAATTACCTCTACCCCAAGGTTCGTCCTTATAAAGAAGACCCTCACTAGCACATACAACATCATAATTTTCTATGTTATTGGTGATCCATTCTATTGGATCACTCCTGAAACAAAACATCTCTAACATCTGTGATTACACAATATTCCTCGTCGCGCCCGGCTTAAGTATTCGTGTTGAGCCACAAATCTAGCATTATGCGGAGATAGTGTGTTGTCGGAAACAACATCCCTGACTTCAATCCCAATCCCCTTTAACTGAAGGGATAGCATTTTGTTACTCTCTCCATCCATGTTAAGTAACACAACTCTATTCCCTGTTTCTGAAGCAGAAGATGCCCAAGGATATAGTTGGTCTAGAGAAAGACCCTTTGAAGACCCAAGTATTAGACCTTTACTCATATAGACACCTTTACTATTGTTGTATGCTGTGTATTGGGATACGGATTGATATCAAGGGTCTCATATGAAGGGTGTTCAGACCCCTCTAAACAGACATTATCTGGATTTAGTGTCTGTAGTTTTTGTATGTTCCCCTTATACTCATTCAATATTATTCTTCTCTGATGGCTTAGAGATTCATATCTTCCACGCCTTCTTGGTATGTGCAGGAGGGTGCAATTTGTTTTTAGAATAGCAACGAAGCATCATATCATCGTCCTCTGCTCCCCAACCCCAGTAGTCGTTACTGTAACCATTTACATCCAAAAAGTCTTGCTTATTGAATAGAGTGACCCCACCAAAGTAACCACCATATGGCAACTGATATCCAAATTGTGAACACTCTGTTGCCATGTGAGTAGGTTCATCCACCCAACTGTAGTCTGCTTCGGTAGGTATCATATCGACATCGTGGAAACAAAAATAGTCATAGTCCTTACTCAAATCAAATCCAACATTCAAAAGTTTTGCTCTGTTGAATGCTTGACCTCACGAGTGGATCATCCTGTTCAACAATAAGTATTTTGAAGTTTTCTATACCCAAGTCGTAAAGGAACTTTTCCATATGCGGAGCAAACACCGCAAGATGTTCTTGCCTGTTTCTATACGGAACTACTATGCTCAAAAACTTACTCATCTGCTGTCTCCAATTCCTTTTCTGTTTCTACTTCACTTTCGCTGTCGCTACCGTACTTGAACTCCTTCGCGGCTGCTGCCTCAAGGGACTTCATGACCTGCTCAGTGAAGAACTTGGTGGGGTTCTTGTTGATCTGACTCTCAAAGGCGGTAGTCCCATCGGGTAGTTCAATCTTGGTGGAAACCTTCTTGAACACTACCTGCGAGAGAGCAAGGTCAACTAGACCATAGTATCTATCTAGCCCCTTGTCAAAGGTAAGTAGCACATCAACCATCTTGTTCTCGCGGGTGAAGCGAGCCTTATACAACTTGCAATGAATGATGTTACCCACAACCTCGTCATCTACCTTATGCTTCTTCTTGGACAGGTAAACGATGGTAGACGCAGCATACTTCAGACCGCTACCACCACCCATCTCCTTGGTCGGAACATACGCACCAACGACATCGTAGGTGTGGTTCGTCACAACCATCGGGATCTTGTGCAGACCCAACTTCATGGTCAGGACTCGGAAGGTTCCCTTGATAACCTGCGAGCGAGTCATGTCCCTGACTTCCTTGCCTTCAAGTGTGTCGTTGGTTTCCTTGCTAGTGCTCAACATGCCTAGCGAGGTCCAACACCACAAAGAAGGGCTTACGCTTCTTCTCGTCCAACTTGCCGTAGTTGTCTATGATCTGTAGCAACTGATGACGGAACTGCTCCACAGTAGCCACAGGGAATACGGCTACGCGAGCGGGGTCAAGACACTCTGCCTGAGATCATCTCACTCGTAACAGCCTGCTCGCTGTCAAAGTAGAGGATCGCTCCATCGGGATTGTCCTTCAAGAACTGTGCGGCGATACCAAGGGCAAAGTAGGTCTTGCCCGTAGCACTCTCGCCTGCGATACCAAGGATCTTGTTGCTTGCGATACCGCCTGTGAGTGAACCCGACAGGAGAGCGTTGAAGATGTACGAGCCTGTGTCTACAAAGCCCGCAACATCACCATCAACTCCATCCTCTGCTATGGTTGCCCACTCGTTACCCGAAGCACGAATCATGCTCTTTAGAAAGTCGCTCATTGTGTATACTCCATTTAGAATAGTGTAGTTTATCGGTCATTGAACAGACGGTCAAGTTCTTCTCGGATCTTACGCCTACGACGCTTCTCTGCTATGAGGTTGCATCTGCTCGTAGACAAACAGACCCAAAAGGTAACCTGCACATACGCCAATCACCAATCCAAGCATTTGCATAATCATGACAATAGATCCTCCAAGGTACTCATTTCAAAGATGTTCCATCCGATCAAGTTAGTGATAGTAGTAAGGGGGACTACGAAGGACTTATCAAACTGAGCCTCATAATCTATGTATTTCGCCTCCAGCCCAAACTCCTTCGGAATCTTGCCGCTAAACGAAATAACCTTGTCCTTCACGGGATTGGGCATTCGCAGATAGATGAACTTGACCTTCTCTCCGTCACCTATCAGAGGGTACTTCTTGGTCAGGTTCCTCTCGCGTAGCCAATGGTTATAAATCAACGCACCCTTCACGGCGATTGGGGTAGACTTCTTGTAGATCATCGTTGGGTCTTTGTACTCTTTGAGGTTGTTGCACCCACGCGGGAACGCTATCTCCTCCACGGGGCTACCGTTAAAGGTTTCCTTGAAGGAACCAACGAACGAGACCAACTCCTCCCTATTTCCGTTGATGATGATACCGATAGCCTTCTTCAGAGCCTCACGCACGATGAACGGGGTGCTGCTCTTGGCAGTCTCAATACCCATCATCTTGATCTCAGGCTTCTGCAACAGCACATTGTCCTCGCCCATCCATATGGCAAGGATGTAGTGCTTCTTGCCCGTCCATATGCCACGACTAGCAGATACCCTCTCGCTTCATGTTCATCTTCTGCGAGTAAGCCTGCTGCTGTTCTGCGAGTTGGACAAACTCCTTGTTGATGAGTGGCTGCAAGACTTCGTTACAGAAGCGGTTCAGGAACTTGGTGATCTTCTGCAGGTCAGTCTCATTGGGCATGATCTGCTTGACCAAGTTACCAAGACGGATGTATACAGAGTCCGTGTCGCTTGCGATGATGTAGTCTATCCTGTTGGTCTTGAGAGTCTTGTTCAAGAACTTGTTCAGAGCGTTCTCAATCCAACGGATGGACAACTGACCCGAATAGGTGATGGCTTCGGCTATCTGCGGATCGTAGTAGCGGAAGTATTGGTTGCCACAAGCACCGAACGCAGAGTTCAACTGAATCTTACGCACCAACTGAAAGTTGTGGTACTTGAGTAATGTCAAGTTTCAACTGCTTGACCTTATCGGCAGGAGCATCTTCCCCTAACTTCTTTAGTGTCGCTTTGGCTTCAAGCATCTTGTTCTTGAAAGCCTTGCGTTCCTCATACATGGTCTCCATGAGTTCGGGCAGGAAGCCCTGCTTGCTCTTGGTGAAGCAGACGCAGTTAGCAGCAACGACAGTAACCCTTGTCAAACATCTCTCCATGTACCGCCCGCGTGGGCGTGTCCGCACCCGCGTGTCTCTGCGTGAGGAAGTCCTCTACCGTGTAGGCTAGAGGCTCTACCCTGTCGGTCAACCACCTTGGTATCGGGGCTGAGGTTGTACTGCATGATGAGGTGCGGGTACAGCGAGTCCAAGTCAAACGAGACTACCCAATCGTGACTGCCCACAAGAGGCTCCTTCACATAGGCTCCCTCTAAACTTGTCTTCCTTCTCAGCATCCCCACGCTTCATGGGTATAGCGATCTTCTTCTTGGTCAGGTGGTGATAATCGATGGCATCCCATGTACGCACCTGCGAGAAGACATCGTTGAGGTTCACCTTAGCGGAGTAGGCTAGAGCCAACGATAGTTCAAGCAACTTCAACTTGTTCTCAAGCATCTCTACGAGAGCAACATCGTGCTGATTGTACTCAATGAACTTCTGAAAGTCTCTCTTGTAGAATTCAGACAGGGTTCCTTCGTAGTGCTTCTTACGCTCCCCCAACTCCACCCAAGCAATGTGGTTCAGGGCATAGGACTCCTGATTCACATATGTGAACTTGCGGTACAGGTCAAAGTAGTCAAGGGTTGCTATCCCCAACAAGTCATAGACCTCGTTCTCCTTGTTCATCACAACTACTGTTCGGGAGCGAATGTCTCTCCACGGGGAAAGACGCATGGCTTCTTTCTCACCGAACAGTCGTGTGATGCGGTTGACAAGGTATGGGATGTCAAAGAAGTTGATGTTCCATCCCGTAATGATGTCTATGTCTAAAGCCTCCCATGCTGCAAGGAACTCCTGCAACATCTTGGCTTCGTCATCGTACTGGAAGCACTTGGAATCGGGCAGGGCAAACTTACCCAAGCCAAACACCAATGTCTTGCCCTTGACCTTCAGGGTGATAGCATTGACTCTCTCGGTAGCAGTTTTGATGTTAGGGAATCCATCCTCACTCTCGGTCTCAATGTTCTATGAACCCAACACGAAGTAGCGAAGGATCGTACTCAACTTCATTGAGGTACTGCTTGCCGATGTACTGATAGACCCACTCGGAGTTACCGTATATCTCAAAACCACGCTCACCCCACGATACTCCTTGATGAACTCGCTGCAGTCGCGGATGCTGCCGGGTTGGAATGGCTCTACAGGCTTGCCATCAAGGGTAAGCCCACTCGGTCTTCTTGCCCTTGGCGGGAACAAACAGAGTCGGTGCGAAGTCTGCCTTGTAGGAAACCTTCTTACCGTTCTCATTAGCCACGGAAGAGGATGTTAGAGCCTTTGACGGCTACATGGGTGTAGAAGTTCAATTGCCGTCCTTGTAGTAGTTGTGCATTGTTTCCATGTCTTTCCTGCCACTATTCGAATACATCTTGTGAAGAAGTACCATCTTATCAGGAGGAACGGGGCAGCAAGTAATAGATTGTCTATCTTCTTGCCCGAATTCAAAGTTTCTGGAGAGGTTTCATTTATTGTTGGATGTATATCAGAATCGAGAATGGACCACAGCATCGGGTATGAGATTACTGATTACGTACCCCAAGTCATAATCTTCGTGGTTTACATAGTCATCTTTGATTGGTAGAGGCATTTATCCAACACATTCCCTAAAATTCTACGAGATACACAACACTCCGCTCCATGCATAAAGTAACCCGGCACATTTAGTTTAGAATGATTGTTATAGAAATACTGTAGTCCAATAGAGTCTTTGTTCTTGTAATCTTCGTAGGTATTGAATCTATTCGCATTGATAAAAGTATCATCATCAACTTTCCAAAATACTGAGATGTTGTTTCATTCATACCCACTCTAGAAAATCTTAGTTCTGTCATAGCAAGAATGCCAACTATCTGGTGCGTTTATGTAACAAGACTCTTCCTCATCGGAAAAGTGGTATTTCTTTTCTGGATTCTGTTGAAACTCATAGTGTGATGGGTCGTTTATGGTGGTTACAACAGTACTTGCTTGTATCAATATCCTTTAGCCATGTTTCTTCACAGGCTATTTTTCGTTTAGCATAGATTGGATTTGTGTTATTCTTGCTGTGTTGCCCCGAAAAACACAACATCTTTGTCCGTCACTCTTTTGTTATCTTTGAGGCATTTAGATGACATAAGGTCATAACAGTCATCACGATCCACTATTGTTTCGCATACCTAACAAACCCAAACATCCTTCGTTACAGATGTACTGCGACGATTTACTCCGTTTGTTCTAGCACTAATTAGCAAGGTGCAATTCCCATTGATTGCTGCCGTCATAGTACTTGACCTTTGTACATGTAACTGCAACCAAGAAGATATGTGCAATGAACCACAGCATCTACCTTTATGGTTCCACACCGGGCCTTTGTCTGTGCCGCATATGTTGAATGATTCGTGGTTGGGGTCTTTACTGCCATAAATCCCCACTCGTTTACCTTGTAGAAGTAACTGGAGCGCCAGATTTCTCTTTCTGCCATAAAGTCCTTCATGAATGGTGCTACTAAGGCAATCATCATCAATTAGGTACTTCAATGTGAATGGAGCAACCCAATTATCCGTATCCATAGGGAAGAAATAGCTCGCACCACTCTTGCTTGCACAAATCCAAACTTCTCTAAGCCTAATGATAGACATGATGCGAAGTCTAATTCCATCCTTGTCCTGCCACCCCATGTCTTTCTGAAGAACAGAGAAGTCGCCGTGCTCAAACATTACCTTCTTGTAACTTCGGTGATTTTTGTTCATCCATGAAGTTAAGAGTAGCTAGCAGTGTCATCATCGTTGTTGTTTGTTGTTTGATGTGGAAGTGACTATCTTATCCTTGGGATAGTCCCAACTCATCTATGCACCGAAGATAGTGCTTTAGATAGTTGTTATGATTGCGTGTCGGAATAGGAATGAATACTGTCTTGTCCATCACTTTCTCTCCACCATAGAGATCCAATCCTGATGGATCACATTGTTATTGCCGTGGCCACCGCCCCTGATCTTGGAGGTGTCCCACAGAACCTTGTCTCTCCAACCTTAGATGTCCTCGGTCAACTTGCTTCGCCACGATAGACATGACCGTGCTCCACACCATCTGAGAGCGAGATCTTCTCGGTGTAGATGATACCACTCTCTGTGGTCTTCTCGCCACCACCAACAGTCTAGAGCTTCAATCCACTTTCCAATCGGTCTCAACTTGTTCATCGTTAGGAATCCAATAGAGTTAGGGGTGCTTCTTCGGCTATCCTGCCCTCAGCCAACTTGATAGTACTCGGGGTTCGACTCTGTACCGATGTACTTGCGTCCAAGTGGTTCATAGCAAACGACCGCAGTCGTGCCGCTGCCTGTGAACGGGTCGAATGAACTGTGCGAAGGGAACGGTGGTGGAATCGGAACACTCACAGGTCTGAACCCACCCTGTTGCTATTGGTTCCCCTCTCCCCATGTGTGAGAATGGTGTAGCCTTTCTTCTTGAACTCACTTCTTCTGCCATTACTGATAGGAATGTCGTTCCATTGTTCCGTGTGCTTGTCGCCGTCAACGGAGATTCGGTAGTCGCCACCATTCTGTTCTAACCACAGAACTATAGCACTATCTTCAGGGGTAAGCGCTACTCTCCTTACGCTCAATAGGATCAACAGGCTCCAAGTTTTGCGTAGGCTTTTCTACTGTACGCTTGTATGGGCACCACACTTGGAGCAGCACCCATGCTCGCTCGTACCCAGCGAGGACGCAAGGCTCAATCAAGTCCTTGGGGTAGGTAGCAAAGTGCGCTCCCTTGTACGCCTTGGTAGTCACAGTCCACACAGACCTCTTGTTACGCTTGCCGTCCGCTCCCCACACTCTTTCGCCCGGGAGAGAAACGATCACCGTGAGGATAGTCTGCCTGATAGCCCTCTCCCTGCTTGTCTCTTGACATAGGAGATGTGGTCGCAGGCTCCTTGATTGCTTCGTGATCGTAGTAGTACTTCGGGTGCTTGGTCAGCAGGAAGATGTATTCGTGAGACTTGGTGCAACGGTCGGTCACGCTCTCGGGCATGGGATTTGGCTTGTTCCAAATGATGTCCTGACGGAGATACCAACCGTCAGCCTGTAGAGCAAGTGCGACTCTCCAAGGAATACCGATCAAGTCCTTGTGCTTGAGACCGCTCTTCTTGGCTCCATCCTTACCTTTCTGTGACACACCCTTGTACCCCTCGGAGTACTTCACCGCTCCGTAGTTTGAGTCTGACCTCCCAACTTACGCAACTGCTCCATTCCGCCGCTTGTAGTAGCGTAGGTGTCACCAAGGTTCAGCCACAGCGTACCATCATCTCGGAGAATACGCTTGGCTTCCCTGAACACCTCAACCATCTTCTTCACATAGTCATCGGGGTCTCTTCGCCTCCGATCTCTGCCTCACCGCCGTCATAGTCACGAAGACCATAGTACGGTGGGGATGTTACCTATGGTATGGACGCACCCATCGGGTAGCGTCTTCATTCCCTGTGATGCAGTCGCCTTCAATGATTTGGTATCTGCTGTCTTCCATGCTTATCATTTCCGTTTACTTGTTCTTTGTAAGTAATCTATTGCTCTCTCAAGACCTTCAACAGAGTCTTTGAAATGCCCCAAGCCAATGTTGCAGGTTTGGCATATCCAACCACGGAATTCTTCTGTGATGTGGTCATGATCCATAGCCCAACCTCTGATAGTGGTATCCGTGTCGGGATTTCTGCCACAGCATTCGCATACGGTTGGTTTTGGAGGTGCGTTTTTCCTAATTTTTGCTACCACCTTCTGATGCTTTTTCAAGCACAAATTGCATGCTGGATGCCTCTTGAACTTGTCTCTTCTGCCCCTATCCTTGTGAAACTCCGTGATTGGTTTTACTAGCAAGCACATGTTGCAAATCTAGAAGGAACCTCTTGTTGTTCTGGGGTATACCCATCACTTCCTGATAGATGATCTTCTAAGTTCATTCTTCACCTTGTTCCAATACTTGATAGTAGCACTCTTCTTGTAACCTGATGGACCGCCGTTGTGAATGCGAGCAAGAGTCTCGTAGGTCGCACCCTTGGAAGCATAGCGATTGCGGTATATTACCACAATCCGTTCTGCGTATGCACGGTTAGTGCAGTCCGAGTATTGCCACCGATTGACGGGTCGTACTCAACAGCATCTCTCCAATACACTTCCCAAGTCTGATATGGACCAATCGCCTTGCCGTTGTCACCAACAGCGTTGTCTTTGCCACCGCTCTCAGCTTGTAGCAGAGCGTTCAACAGTTGACGGGTTTGCTGTGGTGTCAGACCACGGATTGATAATGAACTCCTCAAACCGTCCGTTGCCGTTCTTGGTGCTTGCAGCAACTTGACTTGGGAACGAAAGGGTGAGAAGGTTCGCTATGAACAGACACAGGAGTAGACTTGGTGTTCTTGCCATGTATGTAAGCATACATCAAAACGGCATAGTTTACAACATCTACAAGGGTATCTTCAAAAGATTCATCTCTCTACTGCCAACTTACCGGACTCAACAAATGACGAAAGGCGGCTCATTTTATCGGTCATACGGACTAGGAAGCCCTGTTCGGTGGTGCAGATGCCCTAGCCCTTCAACTCTAGTGAAATTTGCAATCGGTTCCAACCCGTCGTTACCTGCGTGAAGTCGGCGTTCTTCTTCTTCATCAGGTTGCGAGCCTTGGTAGTCAGGTCTTCACGAATCTTGAGCAGTTCATCGCGTGTCATTTTTAAACTCCAGTAGAGGCCGAACCCACCCTTTCGGCTAGTCTTGGGGAGAATTCTCTCGTCGGTGGTTTCAGAGAGTACTTGAGAACGGGGACCATCTCGCCTTGGCAGATACGGTCTCCGTGTGTAATACTGGGTGAGGCATGTCCGATATGTTAACCACAGCCACCATGAGTTGGTCGGTGTAGTCAGAGTCTATGACCCCCTCGGAGTTTGCTAAAATTAGTCCACCTTGATCGCCAACCCGCTACGGGCGTGTAGGCGAACGGAATAGCCCTCGGGGATGTCTAGGACTATCCCTGTCGGTATAAGGACTCTAATGCCATTAGGAGGCACTATAAGGAACGGAGGGCATCAGGACGCTCAAAGCCCGCCATGAGCCTGTGGTGACCGTTATTGCGGTCGTAGGCATCCACCATACGGGTCTTGGAACCGAAGTACGCCTTGACATCAAAGCAGGCAGACTGTTCGGTTGCGAAGAGAGCTAGATCGGGGACATCTATCCAAAGTTTGTTGTATTTTAACTTTAGTGTTTCCATAATGTAAATTTCAAAAAAGGGTTAGTCACTCGTCGCTGTCGGGGTCGTAGGTCTCTCCGTGATCCATTGATCTCTTCCTGCCGATGTTGTACTTGGGAATCAGTTCCCATTCTTTCTTCTGACCGAATGGGAGAATCTTGAGGAGTACGATACGGGGACTACAGGCTCCTTGGTCTTACTTGGATCGGTGATCTTGATTAGACCCCACTCCTGCAACTGATTGCAGATGGTATTACGGCAGAGCCTTGTCCGAATCTGGGGAAGTTTGCAGGTAACCCGTCCAACATGAAGAGTTCCTTGAAGTGAACGATGTAGTACTTGCCTCTCTTGTGGAGAATGTGGCAGGACTGCCGTAGTTTGTGTTTCTGTCTTATGATACCCCGATACGGGGTGAGAGTTTCCTTGACTTTCAAGAAATTCTCTGGATTTGGGAGGTCAACCTCCACGAAGGATTCCACTAGCGACATGACAATACTCCTTGATGTGTGTCCAAGGGGTGTTAGCATTTACTTACCCTTGATTCCTCCTTTCCATGTTTTCTCTTCAAATACTCAATATCTTCCTCAGTCATCAGAGCCATGTATCTCTTGCCCTGTACTTACTCACATTGTAGTACTCGGCAATCATGCCTATTGTCTCCTCGTCCCACTCTGCCTTGGGCCAACGAGAGAACCGCTTAGCTTCTTGATACCTGTGTGGGAAGTCGTACTGCAAACCGCTTGTCCAAGTGAGGAAAGAGGTTCATGCTGTTCGCTGCCATGACCGTATCAGGAAACTGTGAGAACGCACGATTAATTATGAAAGGAATGTACTGCTTTTCCTTGTCAGAGTCGCGGTCTATGATGTTGCCTGTCTTGTCGTTTATCTGTTTACGAAGATCAAATGGATTCATAATCTGTAGGTCAAGGATATTGTGATATCCTCTTCGGAAGTCAAGGATACGATCAAACGAATGGGAATGTAAACCCACTCACTTCTTGATGTCGTAGAAAGACCTGAGCAAGAAGGTATCGTATGCATTGATGCCATGATAACGGTCAATCAGCGGGGCTTCAACATGGTCGTGTGTGATTGATGCGGGCTTGTGGCGAATCTTGGTCTTGATGCGATTGCCATTCAAGTCCTCATACACGTGTCCAAGTGGCTCGGGTGTATGATCGCCAAAGCCTTGTCTATGAAGTCGGCTAGGATCATATCCGTAGTTCCGCTCAAGTCAAAGATGCTTGTGATCTCATCCTTCTTTGCTGTTGGCTGACGAGTAACCTTTGACGCGAAGTAGTTGCGACGATCCTTCAGGAAGGTGTCGCGTAGGCTTTGGCATTCATCCAAGTAGTCAGTATAGTTGTACTTGGTGGTCAACTTGTCGCCCACATTCATCAACTTCTCTAGTTCTTCCTCGTTCACCTTAGAAGATAGATTGACGATCTTTTGGAATGGATTAGACAGACCGTCCTGCTTTAGTTGAGACAGGATGTCTGTGCTAGAGTCTCCAATAGCCTTGCGGTACTCGTCCACAAACTCGGTGATGCGGAACTTCTTGTTGATCTCATGCAACGCGATTGTAAGATCGTTCAGACTTTTGATCTTGTGATTCATGGCACTATTGTTTAGCGAAGGTGCAGTCCGAAGCGAGCATCAAACAGCATGCGACGAGGTTTAGTTCCTGATCTGCAACGAAGCTCAGACTTGTATTGGTACTCCCCAAGGATGAGAACAGCCTGTGGGATTGACCCCATTTCAACCTTGTCCTGTATCCCCTCATAGATTTTCCTAAATAGGAAGCGGGTTCTCTATCGAGTTATCCACAACCCACTTACGAATCTCGGGAACGACTTGGACTTCATTGCCTTGATGAGGGCATCTATCTCAATGTCCCTACCGTTAGACAGAACAGAAGCGTTGATGGAACCTGACAGAGCATGACGCTGAATGGTGTTCAGGGTCTTACGGAAGTCGGGGTAGTAGCGAATGATTAGTTCGGCTACTGCCTTCTCCTCGTACTGTACTCCCTCGGAGTCCATAATCATCTTGGCTCTGTCCAAAAACTGACCTGCGAGTGACGGCTTCTCCTTTGCAGGAATCTTGAAGTCAATCACGGTGCAGCGGAGTGCAGAGGCTCAATGATACTGAGTCTTGAAGTTGCAGGTCAGGATGAACCGACAGTTGTTTATCGAACTCTTCAATAGCACCACGAAGAGCAGGCTGCGTTGACTGCGGGTTTAGGTAGTCTGCCTCGTCAAGGATGACCACCTTCTTGCCGCCACTCAAAGAGACCGTGGACGCGAAACTGCGAATGCGTGTGCGAAGAACATCAATACCGTTGTCCTCGCTTGCATTGATGAACAGGTAGTCTAAACCCAACTCCTTGCACATCGCAACAGCGACCGTAGTCTTACCACAGCCTGCACCTCCACGCAAGAATCATGTTGGGTACTTCGCCCGTGTCGGACGATATCCTCAAAGGTCTTCTTGATGCTTGCGGGTAGGATGCAGTCTGCGACCTTGGAAGGTCGAGTACTTTTCAACCAACGGTAGCATGAGACTTCTTTCCTGCCTTGTAGGTGCTGTCGCTCTCAAGCGAAATCCAATACACCGTGTTGCCGTCCTCGCTACGGAACTCCGCAACATTCTTGTCACTCACCACGACATTGTAGTTGCCGGGGATCATGCGAAGAGCATCAACCTTGAACAGGAACTTGAAGTCTGCGTCTGTGTCGGTATCGCCAACAACCATTGCATAGGTGTGGCTTGTTGGGTCTTTGCGGTCAAGTACTCGCAGTTCAAGACGGTCGCCCTTACGACACAGTTCTATATCGGGGCAACCAAGAACAGCAGAAGCCTTCTGCATCTCAACGAGATCCTTAACATCCAAACGGAAGTTGACCACAGAAGGAGGCATCCTTCAACTTCTTGTCACTCTTCACCAACTGCTCAGGATCAGAGTAGTAATACTTTGACCTTGGACTTGCTGCCTTTTGAAGAGATGACCACATGGGTATCCTCAAAGTCAAAGGTTGGATCCTTGAACATGCTGATCGTAGCAAGGAACTTGCTCAGATCGTAGATACCAAAGTCAATCGGGAACTCTTCGGAGACAGTAGCCTCGCAGAAGATGTTCTTGGTTGGACTGATGGTCCTAATTATGTTGCCCGAACGAATCACGATATTGCTGTTGATCGCAGCGTAATTCTTGAGCAAAGCGATTGTGTCTTGCGGAGATGTTCATAGTATACCTCCTCCAAAGGTGTTGGAGAGATTATATCACACAGTAAATGTAAGTCAAGCACTCGGAGGCAACAATTCTATCTGATTGTGCCTGAGTAATGTCTCTTGTAGGAACATTAACAGGTACGCTGTACACCTGCCGATTTAAACAGTTCAACATAACAACTACGCCTACACACGCGCCTCCGTGTCCGCACGATAGAGACCGCCGCCTGAAGAGCTGGAGCAGCGTCCGCATCTGTTTGGTAGAAGAAAGGCAGATGTTCAGACAATGATCCACGGCTCCTATGATTGTTGCCGATGATACCTCGGGTGATAGTCCCATGTAGTCCGCTGAAGGATTGCCCATGATGTATACAGGCACACCCAAGCGTGGAGTGGTGTAGTCAAAACACATATCCTCTAACAAGTGGAGTTAATGGTTTGGATTGTTCAACTTCCAAGATGCACAAGTCATACTCGGGGTCAAGTTAAAACCATCTTGCATGTCTCTTTGGTAATTGGAGATTCCATCTCTCCTACAGAACAAAGTTACCTCTATCTTCTTGGTTCCCATGTTTTGTCCTGACTTGGCTCATCTTCAGGACAAATTAGTGATGGGTATCGTTTAATCTCCACGAAGTTTTGTGGCAAAACCAATATCTGCTCTTGACTGCATCTTCGTCTTCTATCACATGTGCTGCTGATAGCACATACAACTTTCCATTCTTGCGATATGCAATACCAGAACCAAGAGGCTTTCCGTCGTAGTGAACTACTGCGTTGGACCCAACGACCTTCTCTACCACCTGTTGGCTGTAGCCATTGCAATCGCAATTTGCTGATGATTGGCAGGACACTTGCCCCGCTGTGGCACGACTGCGAGCGTTAGAACGCCCGCCATGACCAAACTCCTCGGTCTTAGCATTCGCGGCTCCGTTCTGTCCTTTTTAGAAGGGCCATGCTTCCTAGAAATCTGTCCTTCCAAGAACACCAGTATTTATAAAAATGGCTACTTCGTGATGTTGAAAGTTGCGTTGAAATGGATGCGGATTTGATCGGATCGGTAGTGGCGAACCACCCCCGTATCACAATGCACCACACACCAAATGTCGTTTTCGAAGGTTCCTGAGTCTCGTACATAGATGGCGTATCCTTCCTTAACGCCTTCTACGACAACCGGGTATGGGATTGTGAAACTCAAGCATAGAAGCCACCTATGGGGAATCGGAACCCATGATCTTCGCTTTACAAAAGCGACGCATTACCGCTCTGCTAAGGTGGCAGTAGTCCCCATAGGATTCGAACCTACAACTTCTTCCGTGTAAAGGAAGCACTCTTAGCCGTTGAGTTATGGGACTGTGAATGTCGGTGGAGGGAGTCGAACCCACACGCCTCGCGGCAAAAGAACCTAAATCTTTCGTGTATGCCAATTTCACCACACCGACGCGATCTTATTTAGAGGTCTCTTCCGCTTCCAAGGTCTTCTACATACTGTGAGAGAGCCTTCTGGCACTCCTCTTCGGAGAGGAACCCCTTTGATGGGCGTGTCCATGTTTCATCCCAAAAAGATCCATCCCTTATTTTCGGGGCTGTACTCTACAGGATCATGGCGACCAATACAGATATAACCACGCTGCTCTGCTTCAGGCTTGACCCATTCGGCGGTGATCTTTTTCGTGATCCATGATCCACCTCTTGAAATCAAACTCCGCAGGGAAATGCTTTAGTAGCTATCTCTAGCCCTCTTACGCATCTCTGCCTTGGACATCTTGGAGTTGTTCATCACTTCCTTCAGGAACTCTCGGGTGTTGACTAGAGAGTTGTAGGATTCATACGGTAGCGTCATTCTGTACCTTCTTCTTTCTAGGCTTTCGCTTCGCCTCACGAACCTTCTCTACTGCGTCCTGCTTGTTCAGGCTATCAAAGTACTCTTTGTTCTTTGAAGGCTCACCATTATGTTCATCGCGGAAGCAGGGGAAGCAGACGAAATCTTCATCTTTTCCTTCATCCCCCTTGGCGGGGACTTCGTGCTTGCAAACCTTACACACCAAGGTCTTGTTGCTCTTGACCATAGAGATGAACTTGTCTGCCCACTTCTGATGGATGGTGGTGAAGGTTTCATCTTTGCCAATGATGTATATTGGGGTTGCCATTACGAAGATTGTATCACAGGCTCAGACCTGCGTCAAGGTCTTTTTGTGGTTATTTCTTTCGTGAGCCTTCCACAGACCGTGAGTAAATCCTGTGTGGTGTCCGTGCGCGTGACCGCGAGCGTATGCCCACCTGTACAGTTTAATCTGAAATGCGGAGATGAAAGAAAGTGCGGACAGACCAAGAGAGATGTGTGTTATGGTTTCCATGACAGTAGATATGTTGGCTTAACGGAATCTGAACGAAGTGCGGAGGTGGATTCGAACCCACACGCCTTTAGAGGGCAGCGGATTTTGAATCCGCCGTGTATGCCAATTCCAGCTTCACTCCGCATTATAGGACCGATGGGATTCGAACCCATACTTTACGGATTTTTAAATCCGTTGACTCTGCCGTTGGTCTACGATCCCATACAGGTAGTATAGCATCTAACCAAGTATTGTCAACTCCCAAGGTTGGATTTGAACCAACGACCCATCGGTTAACAGCCGATTGCACTACCGCTGTGCTACTCGGGAATGCTTACGATCAAGCCTTGTATCTAGCCTTCTCGTATGCGGTCGGTTCTCGGTCGGCAGAGAACTTCTTCTTCTTAACCCAAGTGGGAAGAATGCCACGGTCTTCCAACTTACGAAGAGCTTCCTTCTTCGCGTTGAGTAGACCTTCCTGCCGCTTCAACTTGCGGGCTTCATACTTCCGCTTGCGACGGCGGCGTAGTTCACGAAACTTGTTCACCATTGTCTATACCTTTCTTCTTCATGAGATGACGCACCCAAATCTGAGTCACGGTCATTGGGTGATGAAACTCCTCAAACTTGAAACCGCGAATGGGTTCCTTGTTCTTGGTCTTCAATGCTGTGTAGATACCACTTAGTCGGTTGGGCTTGAACTCACCAACAGACTCTTCCTTGCCCATGCAACGTGCCATGCATCTGCTTTGGTTCCAATCACGAAGCCCTGTGGGGACTTTGGCGACTTGAAGAAGATAGCGTCCTGCTCGTACTTTGCTCCCATCTTCTTAGCGAAACCCTTGATAGCACCCACCTTTGCATCAGAGTCATCGTCACCGATAATCATGAAAGACTCTTCGGTTACTCTACGCTTCTTGCCATCGCCAAGGTCTTCTTCGTAGGTTCCAACAACCTTCTCAAAGCCAAACCCTGCGGAGCGAATGTCGTTCTCAAGTTTCTTGTTCTGCGTTCTGTTTACTTGCAGAGAGTTGCTACCACGAAACGCGGTGAGGATAAGCGAACGGTCTCTTCCTCAACATGAGAGAAGACGCGAGACAATGATATCTCGGTGATTAGTTCTCTGCTGTATGTCTCCATCTCTTCATCCATTTGTTAGTCCCTTGATCTCTGCGTTAGCCTGCTTCAAAGCAAGATAAGCCTTCTTGATCTCTTCAAACGCTTGTGTCGTTCCGAACTTACCCTCAGTCTCCCACTCTACGATCCGTGCAGCCTCTACGGGCAAACTCTCCGATGTTTGCGTGTGTGGCGAAATCTTCTATGACCATCTCTTTCTCCAAAGCGACCCGCCATACATCACGGCGACTCTAGTTGTGATATAGTGTTTAGTATAATCACGGCTTTCGCTTGGGTGCAAGTTTTACACTCTTCTTCTTGGTCTTCTTTTGGAAAATCGCATCCCAATTTTTAGACCATAAACCGTAGTCCACCTTCCTGTAGGTGTCTCCCTTACCTGCTGAATGTTTACCGCCCATAAAACCTCCTATAGTCGGGGTGACAGGATTTGAACCTGCGACCTCCTGCTCCCAAAGCAGGCGCACTACCAAACTGTGCTACACCCCGTAAAGCGGATGAAGGGAGTCGAACCCTCAACATTTGGCATGGAAGGCCAACACTCTGCCATTGAGTTACATCCGCATAGTGCCATTAGTAGTTAGGTGAAGATGTTGTTGAGTTGCCGGTTAACCCTCACGAATGTTGTACATTTCGGAAGGTCTTTCAACCTCTCTGCACCGACATAAGTGCAAGCAGAACGAACTCCACCAAGTATCTGTCGAATCGTTGCATCGGCAGGACCACTAGCCTTGACATAAACCTTCTTGCCCTCTGGTGCACGGTAGGCAGCAACACCGCCTGAGATACTTTTGCATAGCATCAGCAGAACTCATGCCATAGAACTCCTTGCCGTTCTCTGTGATCTCTCCTGCTGCCTCGTCCGCTTCCGCAGAGCATACCGCCGATCATCACAAAGTCAGCACCCGCACCGTATGCCTTTGCGATGTCACCCGGACAAGTGCAGCCACCATCAGCCATGACGAAACCGCCAAGACCATGAGCAGCATCAGCACACTCCATGATTGCAGAGAGTTGTGGATACCCCACGCCCGCGACCTTGCGTGTAGTGCATACTGAGCCGTGCCCAATACCAACCTTGACGATGTTAGCACCTGCGAGAAGTAGTGCCTCCGTCATCTCCTCGCGTGACTACATTACCTGCAATGATGATGTGCTTCGGGAAGAACCCACGAATGTTGCTAACGAAGTTGACGAACTTCTGTGTGTATCCGTTAGCAACATCAATACAGATGAACTTGATCTGTGGGTGCGTATCAAGCACCTCTTGAGCCTTCAACATCTCCTTGGCGTTGCTGTTGTTGTCTCCCATGCCCATCGTATAGATGATGTTGCATGAGATGGCGGCGGGAAACCAATCGTGAATGTTGGCTTCCTTCCACTCACGAATCGGAACATGCTTATGAACCGCACCCATAGCCTCCCACTTGGATAGTGCTTTAGCCATAGGGATGGTCCCTGTTGAATCCATGTTAGCCGCTACGAGAGGAATGCCTGTCCATGTCTCTTCGCCGTTTGGCAAAGTGAACTTGAATGTTCGGTTTAGGTCAACCTTGCTGCGGCTCTCAAGGTTGCTTCGCTTAGGACGAATCAGGACATCAGCGAAATCCAACTTGACATCTTCTTCAATCTTCATGGTGTAGACTCCTAAAGGGGGGTGCGGGATTCGAACCCGCTGCCGATGTTTAACTTACAAGAACTCAGTAACTAGCGATCATGCCACCGACAATTCTACCTTTGGTTGTTACTGCTTTAACCGAAGAACAACCCCCGTAAAAAGAAAGGCAGTAGACCTGTTGCTCTCTAGTGTACATCTAGAAGAAGCACTCAACTACGCCCTCCAACCGCATCGCACACTAGGGTTCCTACCGTTAGTGGGCAGGTAGGTGTGATGGACAGTCAGAGTTTTTGATGGGGTTAACAATCCCATCAAGGTTTTAGTGACCCTACGGGGATTCGAACCCCGGCCAAGAGAATGAAAGTCTCTGATCCTAACCACTAGACGATAGGGGCCAAGTTGTCTAGAGTATTATAGCCGACGAACCGCTCGCCGTCAACAACTATTCTAGACGAAGCAGATATTTTGTCTGATTGAGCGCACCAAGCATCTCGTCACGAATGTTTAGTAGATCCGTGTCGGTGTTAGGATTCAACTTCTTGGGCAACTCAATAGACAGGAACTCAATAGCCGTGGTGATGACACCCAACGAATTGGAGTCCTTGTAGTTGCTGACGCTGAATGAGAAGTTTGGATTGCCCAAGGTGTTGCCATACTTTCCTGCATGGGTCTCAACATAGGTGTCAATCAAACCGTCCAAAGCATCGTATAGTTTACCTAGAGCCTTGTAGCTCGGCATACGACTTGGTTTGCCAATGAAGGACTCGTAGTTGAGATTGTAGTTGTAGGAAGAATGATATGTGCATGGCTATCATATTTAGCATTCCAAGCGGGCAGAGAAGGATTCGAACCCTCGGAGGCGTTAACCTCTGCGGTTTAGTAGACCGCTGCATTAGACCACTCTGCCATCTGCCCAAGTGCGTGAGGTAGGATTCGAACCTACGAAGACGAAAGCCAACAGATTTACAGTCTGTCCCGTTTGACCACTCCGGGAACCCACGCCAAAGCGGACAGAGAGGGATTCGAACCCCGAAGGGCTATGCACCCTTCAGCGGTTTTCAAGACCGCCGCATTAAACCGCTCTGCCATCTGTCCTTTTTTCGAAATTCATTCTGCCAAGAACCTGCGGCTCTCAAGCTGACTTCCTGACGAGCCTTCTCAATAATGTTTCTCTCGGCTTGCATATAGCCCTGCCGATACTCCATCCAAAACGGCTCTGTGGTAGCATGAGTGATAGAACGATCCGCTAGACCATTCATGCGATCATTGTAGCCTTCTTTGTAGCCCTGTCCGGGCGTGTATGAGTTTAGACTTGTCATGATTACCTCCGTAGTGGACCGAAGAGGATTCGAACCTCCAACCCATGCCTTGCAAAGGCATTGTTCTCCCGTTGAACTATCGGCCCATGAATTCTATTCCATCAACCTTTGTGAAGGAGGCAGCATAATCTGCGGCTCTCTTCCAAAGGTCAGGATCCATCTCCTTCACATACTCACTAAACTTCATTCCAAACAACATGATGGCATGATGATACTTCCGCACCGTTTCGGGGTCGCGGATTTCATTACCGTTGTCATCAGTTGGATAGAACTTGTATTCCACTCCTAACTCCTGAATTGCCCGACCTAGATTCGAACTAGGACACAGAGGACCAAAATCTCTGGTGCTACCGTTACACCATCGGGCAAGTGCATCTCTAGCACAATTAACCCGCTTGTATCAGCAAGCGGGGTTGTTGCCGAAAAGACCCATCACCACATTGGCGACGGCTACGACGGCGTTCTTCAGCCACACGGCTCCGGGTCCAAGCGAATGGAAGAAGAGCGAGAGTGACAAGAAGGCTACGGTTAATGCCAACCTTGCTGAGAACGCAGGTCAACTTGTCGCAGCCACCAGCAACAGGGCATGGCTCTGATTCAAACTTTGCCATTGTTTTCTCCTTATGTTAAAGTTGGTGGGGATGGCGATCCCCAGCATCAGTTCCGCTTCTTGTCTTGCAGCAAACGGGTTCTGCCGCTTCTGCAACTCTCAAAGAAACGATCCTGACTATTGTATACCTCTTCCTCCAAGTTGTCAATAATGGAAGTAAAGGTGCGATCTAGTTCCTCAATCTTTCGGGTGAGAGAGGCAACCTCGCTGTTGATTGTGTCGTGAAGGTGACTATTCACCCCATCAACATTGCGTTCAACATCATCAATACGATTGAGAAGTTCGTCACGAACAGAAGAGACTTCTCTCATTCTCTTCGGCCCCTACGCTCAGAACGAACGAAGAACCCGTGAACGAAAGTAGCGAGATTTGTTGCTAGTGAAAGACCAAGAAGACCGTAAAGAAGAGTGTCCATGATGTAATCTCCTTTCAAGAGATGGGTGAGTTTATTTAGATTCGCAGACCTGCTATCAATTATAGCAGACCAAAACTTTTAATCAAATCTGTGTTTGAATGTTCTATTTGATGGCAGTTAGCACACAATAATTCGCACTTTGAAAGTTCGTTATATCTTTCTTTGTCAACAAACCGTTTCCATTTAATTCGTGGGATTTTTGTGATGGGTCTTTATGGTGAAAATGAAACACACCCGGATGACCTTTAAACCCGCATCTTTGGCATTTACCACCTAATAATTCAACAAACTCAATTTTTGTCTTCCATCTTCTTTAGAAACTGCACAAGAACCACATATAATTCTTCTGCTTTTTTCTTTGATTGTTTGGATGGATGAGATTTAAATTCCTTGTTGCAATGTTTGCATTTGTTCATGGATTAGCACACTCCTCTAATCTATTTAGTGCTCCCTAAGCTGCCTGGGTGGGACTTGAACCCACAACCTCACCGATTAACTTACCACTTCGGCTTACGCCGCCCTTACAGTTCGTGGTCTGGACTTTGCCTTCATCCGTTCTGAATGCCCGCCGTCAAGTCTCTACACCTTCCCTTTTGGGCTTGGCTCGGCGTTGGGTCTTTCAACCGTCCACCGAATTTGACGAGTTTCATGTTTTGTATTCCTACAAAACCGCTCCTATTGAAGTCGGCTACTCTACCAATTGAGTTACCACGAGCATATTAAATTGTAAGCTGTTCCCGGCAGGACTTGAACCTGCGACTTGTTGCTTAGAAGGCAACTACTCTATCCAACTGAGTTACGGGAACAGGGGGTCAGACAGCGGGCTTGAAATGTTTCACGCTGTCCAAGTTGAATGCTCTCCACGCCGCCTTGTCCAAATCCCAAAACCGCAAGAGTGTTGGTGTTGACCTTGCGTGGGCTCTTCGGCTCCGTGAGCGTCCTTCTCGTACTCGCGCACGGGCATGTGCGCCTGCGCGAGGGTGCAACGCATGACTCTCTCTGTGCCATCCTTCTTGGTGAAGGTGATCTCACAGATACCCTTGCGAAGTTCAGACTTGTATTCGTCGCGTGTCATTGCAGCAATCATCACTTGCTCCTTCGTGTAGTGTTGAAGTATTCCTGCACAGACGCTCAAACTCGCTCCCGCAGGAACCGCTTCATACCCTCGGGGCTGATTGCGTATGATACCCCAAATAGAAGGGCAAACGCAAACCCAAAGACCCAAGACGATCCATGCGGGAGAGGTGATCCACCACCACGACCAATTCAACTGCCCCGTCAACTTCAGTATGACGAAGGTCCAAAGGACTGTGGTTGCGATTGACGGACGACGGCGAACCGATGTGCTTTTCATACCAATATTATAGCACATCCCACCGTCAAGTCAAGGGTCTATATTTCGCATTTCCTCTTGCGATCAGGGGCAGACCCAAGGCAGTAGAACCTGTGGCTTTGGCTATGGCTTTGTATGCCTTTTTGACAGCCTTCATGGAATCTCCGTGGGTATCCGTGATAACTGCCTTTTCCTTTTCCCTTGAATCGGTAGCCATCGCAACCCACCCACTAGCCTTTTTACCCTTGTTCTTTTTGAGAGTCCCATAATACTTACGGTTGCTGTTTGGCCCACGGAGAGTCCAATCGTAAGCCTCTTCCCCTCTCTTGTGCTTCTTGTGCTTGCGTACCATGACGGTCACGCCGGGGTTTTGTGTCGTAGATCAGCAGGGCGAACAACAACTCTAGCAGATGGGTCTATAGCCTCAACAGCATCCTGCTTCTTCGCGATTCTCCCAAGTCCCACTTTAGTTGCTTGTAAGATTTCATACAGGTGTTGAAGTTCGTTTGATCTTGCCGTGCAGTTGACGAGAAAACAGATTAGAGCGATAGTCAATAGGGTTCCCTGTTACCTTGTTATTTAATGCCCAATTTCCACCAGCTATATCAGACAGAACAAGATCTTGAACCTCCACAACATCTCCTACACGAAGAGGCGGGAGTTCTTTCTGCTGTAGTGTTTTGCCGATGTAACCCATCAGCATCCATCCTTCGCTAGTCTTTTATGCGAACCCGCCATCGCCAAAATTTGGTGCGGCTCTTGTAGTTCTTTGTTAGTGTATCGTATACCGCCACCGCACTCACGACAGTTCCGCTGATGTTAAAACGACTGACGAAATACACAGGCTTTGGTCGTGGAGCCTGTTCCTGTTCTGTTAGATGTGCGAAGAATGACTTCAAAACGGAATGCCGTTTTCCCCGTTCGTGCCACCAAATGTGTGCTTCGCTCGGGTCATGCTGTTTGATACTTCAAACTGAACAGAGATGTTGCCGTCCAACATAGGAGCAGCATCGGACACCTTCAACAGAGGAAGTCCGGGTCTGTCAATAACCGTTCCTACGGGAAAGAAATGTAGAAAGTATTCGGGAGTGACTGCTATGCTAACCAACTTCTTCTAGCCAGTGTGTTTCTCCTTACTTGTTGTGCATCTTCCATGCGGTGGCGTACATTACTTCCTTCCAACGCTCTCCATACTTCTTCTTGAAATCAGCCTTGACTTTGGGATCCTTGCTGAACTTGCGAGCAGGACCGATGGCGGCGAGACTTCATTGATCTCATCTCCACCTTCCTTCTCTTCAAAGTAAGAGTTGAATGGAGACTTCTTCTGTGCGTGACCTGCGTTTGCGGGAGTCTTAGTCTGACCCTTTGCTACGGTGTTAGTGGTGATTCTCTTGATTATATCATCAACCTTCTTCTTTGTCACGGCAACAGGAGTAGACTTCGGAGCAGTCTTCTTGCTCCTGTTAGTTCAAATGGTTTTCTTTGGCTACCGTAGGTATTGTTGCCTTGGGTCAGATCAAGGTAGAAACCAACATCAAAGTAGTCCGTTGATATGTCGCTTCTATCCCAGCTCTTCTTGTTGATGGTCTTGAGAATCTTCTTGAGGATGTGGCTGTTCTTGTAGTTATCAGGCTCAATAGTGGTTGATGTCCACATTAGGCTCGGGAGTTCCATCTGCCTTGTAAGCAAAGGCAACTGGTCCCCTGACGATTGCTACTCGGATTGACGAGTAACTGTTTGCACGACGAGCAACCATGAAGGTGAACTGTGGGTGTTCCTTCTTCAAGTCATCGCGGATTGCCTTGATCTGCTCTGTGCTGATATAGGCTTCGCTTAGGTCTTCGCCTTCTGTCTCAACCTCTTCCTTCTTCATATCTGATGGATGAAGAACATTTACGATCTTGCCACTAGCAGTCTCAATAGCGATAGCCTTCCACTTCTTGTTCTTTAGATCTCCATCCAACATGTGATTGATGTGGGCAGGGATGGCAGCAGCACCACTTACCTTCTTCTGCATTAGTGCCGGGGTCCATCTGCTTTCATAACCACGATTGTGAATGGTCCCTGAATGTCCTTTACATTGTTGAGAATCTTCTTGAACGGAATGCGAGCCTCGGAGGTAGCCATATAGGTTCCAAGGGATTCCTTGATGCCCATCTTTGCAATCTCTGACTTGATGTAGTCCATGAGGTTCTTGGGAGCGCGGCGGAACCAATCCTTGTAATCATCAAGCCAATCCCTCTACGGTTCCATCGGTCTTGGCAACCTTGGCTCTCTTTCCGCCCTTCTTGTACGCGGATTCCAAATCATCCAAGAAGGAGTCTACTGTCTTCTTGTCAATGGTTCCTGAACTTGACCACCAATCTGCCTCGTTTAGGTTTTCTTCCTTGATGTCCATGTATCTCTTGTAGGTAGAGAAGGAGTTTCACAGTAGTTCACCTACTGTTCTAGTTTTTTGCATACCTTTGTACCTGACCGATCCCTGCGAATGTATCCTCAAGAGCCTCTTCTGCCTTGAGTTGATTGAACATTACACCGCTTGTCTTAACCTTCTTGAAGAAGTCTTCATAGACCCACTTAGCGGGAATGTGCATTGCTTGGGTTGGATCGGCTTTTCTGTAGTACTTCTCGTTAATAGGTTCAACGCTTTCTTGATGCCGATGACGGTCACTTCGCCGTCCGACCAACTTCCCTTAGAACCAACCTTTGGCTCTACCTTCTTTGATAGACCCTTTACCATGTTTTGGAAATCGCTTGGGCTGTACACCCTGATCTCCGAAGACTCGGGATTCTTCTCGCTTGTGAAGACAATGACACTTCCTGTTGGCTTTGAATCAAGTTGAGACATCTTGCGGGAAGTTGCTGACCATAGATGATCCGCCCGCATTCTTAATCATGGTCTCTGCACCTGCCATAAAGCGAACACCCTCGGTTACCTCTTCCTCAACATCCTCTACTTCCTCTACCTCTTCCTCTTCAACAAAACGGTTCATGCCACGCTTGTCGCCGGCGTGAACTCAGATGTCTTGTTCTTCTCTGTCTTTGCCTTGCCCTTCTTGACTACCTTGAGGTCTTCCTGGCTTCACCCACAACCTCCTCTACCAACTCCTTGTGGTTGTCCATGATCCACTTTGCTGCTGCCTGCAACATTTGGTTGGGCTTGAACTTGACATACTCCCGCGTGTACCCGCCCGTGGGTGGGGTTCCAACTTTCGGGCCACAGGTTGAGAGCCAACTCTCTCCTCGCCCTGACTACCCAAGTACAACTGGTTGGGTACGGTGGTTGAGGCGGTTTTTGACTATGGTAATGAAACCAATCTCCTTTCCGCCCTTTCCCTTGACTATCCAAACCGAACTTTGCCTTCCTTATATGGAGTGAAGGTGACTTTGCCGATGGTCTTCTCTCTGCCTCGTTGAGTTCCATGCCAACGACATCAACTCTACCGGCAGACAGGGTGTTGTTGTACAGCCTGTTGATGTGCTGGAGGGCTTCGTTGAGGTTCTTCTTTTGCGAGGATAGTGGCTTACGGAAGTTAAAGTCGCTCATGTTTAGTGTCCTTGAAAGGGGTGTATCCTATTTATCTCTTGGTAGTCTGCCAATCGGGAGTTAGTGGCAAGGACTTGTTAGTTACTGCTTTCTTCAGCTGTTGGCTACTGCACTCTTCATCCAACGAAGAATCATATCCCGTCTGCTGTTGGCTTCAATGGCGTTTTCAACTTCCCACGGCAGGTGCTTACGCTTCCTTGGCTCATCCGTGTCGGTGAAGTCCTCAACATCAAAATCAGAAGGGACCATATCCGTCTGAAATCCCAAAACCATAGGTAAACATTCCTGTGCTGTTTGGCACAGAGTCTCTCTTCCTTTATAAACTGCCTGAAGGATTTCATAAGGGTATTTATGAAATGAAAAGGGGGAGGTTCCCCTCCCTCTCCAAGAAATACAAATGAAATCAGGCTCTTCTGCGAGTACCCATGAAGAAACCCAAACCCAGAAAGGGAGATTGCCCCGCGTGTTGGAATAGGAAACATTTGCTCCAAATCCACACCAATCTATAAAGTTGCCTTGAGTGTTCCCCCGACAGCACTCACGGCTTCAAAAGCAAAACGAGTATTGTTACCAATAGAAGTAATTGAGCCATAGTGTACTTGCCATGCCGCGTCATCGGCTGAGAAGTTTTGTTGGAATAGTGTCGTGTCATCGCCGCCTCCCATAGTTGGTCAGCACCTAAGTCGGTGATGGTCAACTTCATGGTGTCTGTACCATAACGACCACGGTGAGCGAAGTGCCAGTTGATTGTGTTGTTGTCGCCCAATCCGTTGACATCCTGATAGAGTGTGGATGCGTAGTTTGCATTTAGTTCTGCATGACGAGTTCCTTCGTATGCAGGAGTAGGCATATACTCTCCCCAAATTTCAATCAGGTTATCAGGAGCGGTAGTCCTCCAAGGAGTATCAATTCCTCCTTGAAGAAATCCGTAACCGTAGTAAATATCATTACCTTCAAAACTACCATCAACAAGGTCTGCGGATGCCGATGCGGAAAGTGCGAGTGTAGTGATAGCCGTAGCAAGTGTCTTGTTCATTGTTCCCCTTTCTTATGCCCTTCTTCTGGGCTGTTGATTAGACTGAGTGCGAATACCGAAATGCCGTGTGGGGCGGGAACAGGATCGCCGACACCAACATCGGTGTTGCTGCTCCTCCTGCCCAATCGTCCCAATCGGCTCCACCCCATGTCGTAACAACAGCCTCAATCGGTGGCGTTGCGTTAGCAACGATATACTTTGACCAATCTATAGAAGCGGCGGTAGCCTGCTGCTTAATCACGGGCGGGACAAGCGGAAGTCCTATTCCCTGACCGTCTAGAATGGTGGTTGTGTTTGATGACGGTGGTGTTAGCATCGTCAACTCTGTGGGTAGGCTCGGGTCTTTTCCTGTGATTGTGAATCGCGGGATGTACTGAGCCGCACCCGAAGAAGCAAACCTACTAGCAGTCATAATGTTACTGCTGCTACCGTAACCAAACGAGACTGACTTCTTGCCGTCAGTCTTGCCCTTGGTCTCGGTCTTGTTCTCTGCGGGTTTTGCGACTTCCCCTGTGATCTTGGCTTTGACTTCCGGTTACAGAGTTAACCTTGTCCATGATCTTATCAAAGACTTCTTGCCCTAGCAGGGTAACTCCCACGGTCGTTGCAATTTGAAACGCAGTAATAGTCTTCTGCAAAGACTTGTTCTTTGTCTTGGCTTCCTCTAGTTCTTTCTCAAGAGCATCCTGTGATTCGGCTTGTGCCTCCTCCCAAGCCTTATTGCATTGCTCCAAAGCCTTGCGGGTTTCCTCGCATTGAGCATCCTTAATCTTCCGACAGTTACCGCATGAATCATGATTATGACCAACAGACTTCCTTCGGCCATTGCCCTATACCCCCCGATATAAGTTTGCGTCAGTAACCCAAAATCAAATCATGCAGAAGGAGTCTCATTCGTTTCATTCTTTTTTCTCTTCTTCTTCTTTCTTCGGCTCAGCACGGCTCATCACAATGAATTGGCATTCTGATGAACTGTCTCCATCCCCATGAGACTACGAGGAACACGAAAGGAAGATACCATAGGATCCATTGCCATCCTGTCTTGAAGACTTCGCCGCTCTGAATTTCGTGGTTGATCTTCTTAAGGATTACGCTGTCTGATGTATTGTCAGGAACGATCTCTGGATTGGTTGATGCACATGCCGACAACGCTGCCAAGCATGCTACTGTGATTAGTTTGTTGATGAACTTCATGTGTGGCTCCTTATGACTTATTACCTGCGGCAGCAGAGCCGAAGTAGAATCCAATAATGCTGAGTAGAATCTGACGGTTCTCTGAAGTGAACAGGTAACCATTAATTTCCACGAAGTACTTCTTCATGGTGTCCATTCCAAAGAAATTGGTTTGAGTTGCATCCACTTCAACGAAGGTGGGAACGCCAAAGAACGGTAGGGCAAATGGGGCGAGGAAGGTTGCGAACAACACCGATAGTACGATTAGTTGGCGAACGCCCTTGCCAACATCCAACGGAACTCTCTGTACTGCCTTGTCTTGATTCTCTGTAGTCTGCTTGTTAGCAGTAATCATCTGCTGAAATAGTTCCTTCTGATCCTGTGACTTCTGTGCCATGAATCGGAATAGGAACCCGACAGCCGAACCACCAACCATTGAAATCAATTCTGTAGGTATCATACTTACCCCTTTCGTGTAAACATCTTGACTCTATCTATTTATGTAAATGAAAAGGGGGTGGAGTCTCCTCCACCCCCCTCGTAACCTGCTTTTTTACAAATCAGAAGTTGATTGACAAGCCTGCGGTCACATTCCAACTGTTCTCGTTTGCAGCATTGATTTCCTGCCATACGGGAACACCGAAGCCTGCGTTGACTTCAACATTGTTGGAAACCTTCCACTCAGCCTTGGGTCCAAGGAAGGCTACATTTGAGCCACTTGTGTACCATTGGTTGAGGTCAGCACCAACCAAAAACTGCACCGAAATTGTAAGCAACGAACGACTCGGCGTTGAGACCGTAGTTGTTGTAGTTGCCGAACACGGGGCTATAAGCAACCTCACCTACCCAAAGGTAGTCGAAGGACTGCGTGTAGACTACGCTAGCCCCAAGTCATGTCGTAGTTGAATCCGACATGGGGGTTAACATTGTCTGTGCCGTAACCTGCTGAACCTGTTGGCAACCATGCACCCGCTTCAACGCTGAAGTTGGTGACTGAGCCAAGGAACTTCTCGCCGCGAACAGAGCATAGTCTGCACCGATGTCGATAGCACCGTAACCCATGTAGTCCTGTGAGTAAACAGGAACGGTCACATGCCAACCGATAAGATCAAACAACTTGCCCTTAACGGTTGAGTCCAACTCAGTAACAGTATCAACATTCTTCTTGCCCCAGAAAGTCAAGGTCTCATCAACCGAGACTACGCTGAAGATAGAAGGTGATGCCTTCGGAGCAGGAGCCGAAGCAGTCTGTGCAAAAGTGCTGTTTGCCAAAACTACTGCGGCTACAGCGGCGAGGTATCTAAAGAATCGTGTCATTACTCTTTCTCCTTATAAGTGCCACCCGATTTGGATGGTCATGTATGTAGTATACACGATGGGAGAAGAGGAGATATTAAAAGTTGTTATGCCGTTTTCGCAGCAAAAATCAACTTCAATTCTGCTTCTTGTCTTTTGGTGTCTTCTTATCTTCAACCACGGGAGTCTCAACATGAGTCTCGGGTTGTTTAATTTCCTCCACCACCTCTGGCTGAGGAGCACTCAAAGGACTTACGGGCTGTGGTCTCTCATGAAACTTTGGTGCGATGAATCTACGATTCTGCATATTACTTACCTCTCTTCTTTCTGCCCTGACAATGGGCGCGTTGTGAGAAGCCCTTGGGGTTGGAGCAGTTGATAGACTTCTTATAGTCCTTACTCCATTTGTCTTCCAAGAACTTCCTGAACGATTTCATTTTGCTTTCGTTTGCATTCTTGCTATGCCACCATCAGAAGCATGGTGCGTATATCTTTGGTAATCCTGCACGGGAAATGCCCTTGGATCTCTTTGCGAGTCTTGTAACCCCCTTGCATCCAAACGACTTGCTTGCATCTCTAACTCTTCCCATGATTACTCTCCTACTGCTAATATTGTTGCTACGATCTTCATGCCTGTACTGAAAGTCTTCTCGCCTCTCTTGCCGGGAGCGATCTTCTCAAGACCTTTATATGTCCATGACATCTGATCCAAAACCCCTTGGGTTGGAGCCACGATGTTGTGCGACACATCTCCGTTTGCTGATGGGTCGTATATTGCCGTGTGAATGATTGCACATGGAGCGTAATACTTCTTACCTAGAACCTGTGCCTTAACATAATCATAGTTGACATTAGTATAGCCCACACTTTTTAGCCATTCAATCGCTCCGCTCTTGTTTAGGAACTCACGAAGCCCACTCCACTCCTTGAGTTTTGTTACAAACTTCCACTCTGGCTTTTTCTTGCTATTCAAAATATCCCCTACAGTAATGGCTTCTTTGACAATCTTGTGGGGCTGGTACAAGTACGCTTGCTGGTTCACCAACATCAACCACATAACCACCACCCGACTGTCGTGCCTTGTTTGTTCCTCCATCATCGTAACGAACAATCTTGCCCTTTACCATCTTACCGTTGTGCGGAACCTTGACGGTATCTCCTGCTCTAAGTTCGTTAATCTGCATTGCTTCTTCAAGGTTCTCTTCAGTCAATCGCATTCCGTTGGAGAGGTACAGACCACCGCTTGAGTCCTCTGAACTGTAGTTGTGTCCCATCTCCACTTTTGTTTAGAACTATGCGTCCGTTCTTGATGCACTCCTGTGTCCTACGCCGAAGCCTGCGGTTGAGCATCCCCACAGGTTACTGTTCTTTGTGAACTTGAACAGACAGATGACGCTGTAGCAAGCATCGTATGCATGACGGAATGCATTGTTGTCGCCCTTGGTGAACTCCTTGGTGCAAGTGACGGTTTTGCCATCGGCATCCACTCTCACTCCAAGTTGCTTTGCCTTTTCCTTTACTGCTTTGACTATAGCCATAGCAGACATGACTCTTGAGTTGTAGTCTTTACTTGTTGCCGTTGCAGCAGGAGCCTCTTCCAAAGTATCTCCTTCGGGGGTGTATTCTGCAAAGACCTTTACCACACCCAACGCAGAGTGTATGAGATGGTCAATCTCAGTTGCGTGGTGTGGATCTTTTGCTATGTGATGAACTACCTTGTCCAAGACCTTCATCAATCCTGTTTTGTGTGCTAGTGTCAGACCCATCGTGGCGAGAGCCGAACCCTTGAAGAGATAGGTAGCAGCTGTATACTTGATGGCTTCTACTCTCTTCTGATACTCTACCTTGCTCAACTTATCCTTGGCAGCACGGAGAGCCATGATCTGTGAAAGAAGGGGTTCACGCTTGAGAGCGTTCTTGATAAAATCAACAACCCCTTCAGTTAGAACGACTTCCTTCTGGGGTAGTGCAACGGATTCCTCTAGCAATCTCTTCTGATAGTTGTACATAGACAATCTCCTGTACCCTATTTATAAACCCCCGCCATCGGCGTTAGCACGATGACAGGGGCTTCGGGGGAATTTGTTTTAGGGTCTTACTGGTTTTCTAAACAGGGTCACGAAGGCTGTCGCCCAAGGATTCTTGGGCTTCGGAGTGTCGGTTGGCAGTCCCAACGCCTCGCACCGCTGCTCCCATGTCAGGAACCTTAGCAGTCTCAATCGTCAGACCTCTTCTCGGGTGCGTAGGGGCAGTCCGTTGCCAATCGCAGCGAACACCCACGGGCAAGGTACGGCCCCTCCCTCAAAGTCTGCCATGACCTGCCTGCCCTGCTCGTCAGTAGAACCCCGCGAGAACATGCTCTCGCCCTCCACAAGGAAGGTGGTGTCAGTCAACTTGAACACGGTTCGCTCCAACCCGTAACGAGCACGGAACTTGGAGGACGGGAATGTTGGATCGTTGGTCGGTGTAGTAGTCATACCGTAATTATAACACAAACCCACCCCCGTCAAGAGGGTGGGTAGTGATTATCCAAAGATTATTCGGACTTTAGACTGCTGCCTTTTTACGCTGTTCTAGCAGGTGGTTGAAGTCCTTCTGCTTCGTACCGCCGTCGTAGCCCCAAGCGTAACCCTTGTTTATCATCTCGTCGTTGATGCAGACATCGGGATTGTCGCCGTAGATGCGAGCAAGGATTCTACCATACTTGTCATCCTTGGTTGTCTTGGCACGAAGTTTCTTCTGCTTACTGACCCACTCCTTCAGGAACTCCTTGGCTTCCAACCCAAACTTCTTCGTTGGCATCGGATGTGAATGACTCGGGTGTGTCTATTCCGTCTAGACGCACACGCTGCTTGCAGAACATACTGAAGCCGACATCAAAGACCACCTCTAGTGTGTCTCCGTCTACTACCTTAACTACTTCTGATATTGAGTACTCGTACATGTGTCCCCCTATTTACTTTTGTGATGGTGCAGTAAGAAGGTCTTTGGGCGTACTCCCAAAGTTACAAATACTCCATGCATCAGACCCTCTCGGGCTTGTGGAGTTCTGTATTGATCTAGATCATAGTACTGACCGCCAAACTTCTGTGCAGCCATCTTGCCCATACGCTTGTAGATGGCAGACCTAGAACCCTTGGCTCCGCTTTTACTTCCTATGATGATGCCCGATGGTCTCTTGGTCTTGATGAAGTCTTCAATGATTGCAAACAACGCATTGAAGACAGAGATAGCCGCAGACCCGCTCATCACTCCCAAGTCATCGTCCGTACCAAGGCAGTCCTTGCGTGAGCATACCCACCCAAGGCTATTGGATGCATGACCCTTTACCAATCCTTCGGGGAATCCAAGAACAGAATCATCTGCGCTGAACCACATCTCATAACAGTTGTTCCAAATGACGGAAGCAGACATTGGGGGATGTTCTTGTTACGCAGAGAGAACAGGCTACCGTAGTCAACCCCTGATGACGGCACTACTGAAGGATGCAAACCCAACCATGTAGGTTAGACCATCAAGTACGGTCGGGGTGTCTGGTCGGTCGGGGTTGCCCTTCTTGTATGTGTACATGTCACGTAGCAACTAGTACTCCTCTTCACATCTATCATGATTCCATTCTTCTCATAGAAGTCAACCAACTCTTTGCAGCATGAAGGAGCCAATGCGTAGCCGCCGTTTACGAATGCCATAGTGAACTTGTAGTTCGCAGCATCGTTGGTGGACACAGCCACTCGCTTCCAAGTGTTCGGACCCGTGGGCTGTTGAAGATCTCGTTGATGTAGTGGGTGAAGCGTTTCATATCGGATACTCATTGAGATCAACAAACAAGACTTTCATCTTGATAATGATGTTCTTGTAGAACTTCGTCTTCTCTACAAGGAACTCCGCTCCCTTGTCGCCAAACCCCAAGTTCTTTGAGAGTATCTTCTTCAACACCTTCTTGGACTTGTCATGCTTGGTCTTCGTTGGGTCATCCTTGTTGAACTCTTTTCTCATGGCATTTGCTAGATCGTTTGCCATTGCTGTTTCAACTAAACTATCCCAACAAGATCTTTGAAACGAATCATACCATATGTACACCTTGCACTTGAGTGGGGCGTTGCCGATACGGAGGACTTCGTATTCATTAGACCTTGCTATATACAGAAGTGATGTTGTCGCTTGAGAAAGGTTTCATTCTTTGGCAGTACAGTCTCAAAGATCATTGAGTACTCTTCTTTCTACCTTTCAAGGTAGGACCATTGAACACTTCTGTTGTAGTCGGTGTTGGCGAACTCAAAGGTTACCTCTGCCTTGGTAGACCACGACTGCATTGGGTAGATGCTCTTGTATGTTGCTGTTCCAACCAAGAACTCTCCCGTCATTGCATCGGGCATACTAGCAAACTTGTCTTCCAACACAAAGTCTACACTCTCCAAACTCTTCAGAACTCCACGGTAAACCTTGCCTGTGTGGTATGTCCATTGTCCTCTGCCTGAACACTTACCTGCTTCCATCAAGAGTGGAAGGAACCAATCCTTCTTGCCTCCTGCTTGGTCAAACCATTGTGCCAATGCTTTGATGAACTGTCCTGCATGCGTACTCAACTTAAACAGGGGCATGTTCTCTTTTGTGGACATGTATTCTCCCCTGACTATCGCGTTGTAGTGCTTGATGAACTGTTCTCTGCTACCTGCTAGCAACTCACATAGACTCATGCCCTTCTCATCCAAGGTTGGTCCTGTTGGAACAAGACGAGGATCCAACTTGCTTTCTCGCTGATGTGTTGAGAGAAGGATCTCATAGCGGTCTTGCTCCAAGCCATGTGATGTTGCGTGACGGATCGCCTGCTGACTGCTTGCCTCCGTCAATGTACATTCCCTTCATCTCCTGCGAGACTTCCTTCATGATGTAGTTGACCATGCCCGTGCGGGTGAACTCTCGGATGTCCATGTCTATCTGCCATGAGATGGTTGGTCTCATGTCTGATGCACCATCGGAGCTTAGACCGAAGCAGATCGCATCACAGAAGATGTCAGAGATGTAACGAGAGAACTCCTTCCATTGTGGAGGAGATGGATAGCGAGCAGCGTTGTGGTTGAGTGGTGCTGTCTTGTTGATACCCGGCAGCACGACTCCTGATGCAACCTTCTTCTGCACCGCGACAACTTGCTTCTCAAGTTCTGCCATCTCTGCGTCTGTCAGTTTGCCTTTTCTTTTCTCATGCAACTTGCAGATGCGATTCCAAACACGACAGGCTCAGGGATCACTCCCTTGAGACCAAGCACCTTCTCAATCATGAACGGGTAGATGGTTCTTCCGCCCGTTGCACTCTCCTTGAAGTATGGAAGCAACGCCGCCAAGAACTTGTTGTTGAGTGTGTTATAGTTGGCGATGCCTTTTGCCATGCCGTTGAGAGCAGGGAGGATCGTTGACCTTGCTCCACCCTTCTTGCCTGCAATGGTCTTGGAGGACACCATGAGGGTTTGCGATGCCTGAGCCTCCCTTGAGAACACCACGGAGGTAGGAGTCATAGGAGGTGTTGGTGTTGTCGGTTGGGACTGCGAAGAACTTGATGATGGACATGCCGGGGAATGCACCGATGCTCTTGCCCGATAGAACCCAAAAGGCATAGCCCAACTCTGATGCAAGGTAGATGCCGAACTTGATGCGGTCCTGTGTGTTCATCAACTGACCAACCTTGGACCAATCAAAGTGTGTTGCCCCACCATCACAAGAACTCCTTGGTTGCTTGGATCACCGATGGCTCACGGAGCAGCACATTGAACTTGCTTGACTGCATGTTGCGAATGATTCTATCACGCAGAGTGTTCGCGTTATGGAAGACATAGTGAGGGATGTTGTTGTCTGCAACGCGAAGGACTTCAACGGGCGTGTGACCTAAGAGTAGATCATTAGAGGAGAGTCTAGAGAGTTGACCGCCCATCTTGGTTCTACGCTCATAGCCCGCCTGCGAGAACTCCTCGTTGCCGATCTTGCTTGGGGCTTCAGGTGTCGTGGTGTAACGGGCAAGAGTGATGCTGGCGTTGTTGTCGTTGGTCAACTTGATGAGGACGATGCCCTTGGGGTTCGCCTTTTGACCGCCGACGAGAGTGCTAGCCATCTGCACCGCTCGCAGATATTCGGGGTTCTCGTTCTTGCTGTTGGGATCTAGAAACCGCTTGAAGTAGTGCCACTCGGTTGCAAGCCACACATTGTTCTGCTTGTCCGTGAAGATGATCTCGCCTGCCTGAACACGGGCAGGCTGAATACCTTTGGACTCAGCGATGAATGACTTGAACCGTACCATGTAACATTATGAAGCGTACTGTTCGCGGGAAGACTGTCTGTTGTAGTACTTGCTATTTGGGTACTCGTCTGTTGGTCTGTGGTGAAGCGACCTCTACATTGTAGTCGGTCTTGTCACCATAGGACTTGATGATCTCACGCATCGCTGCCTTCAAAGAGGACTCCATAGTTCCCTCCAAGTAGCAGTCACGCCCACCATAGATCTTGAGCCATCCACGGTTGTAGACATACTTCTGTAGAGGTCTGAAGATGTCTCTACTACCACTATAGATTTCCTGCCCCAACTCCAAGACTGCCTGATCTATTGTTAGTCTCTTTAAGTGAATGTTCGCTCTGAGTCTATCAACAAGATAGTCCCCCCGTGTATTCATGATGTAGTCCTTGATGACTGCTCTGACCTCGTTGTGAGTGATGCCGAACTTCTCGGGACTCTTGTAGACCTGAGTCACATGGTAGTTATCGCCGTCGTGGCTGAAGCGGAACCATTGCTTGATCGGATGCCACCAACCTGCTCCACCTGTTGTCCAGTTGAATGGAGGACGGGTAGCCACGGGAGTCTTTGCAGCAGGACCGGCCATAGTGCCACGCTTGATTCCCAACTGCTTGATATAGGGTAGCGATCAACTTCATCATGGCATCGGAAACTGGCTTGCCTGCCTTGTAGTCATCAATAGCAGCGAAGATGGGTTGCATCTCCTTCATGCGTTGGGCATAGAGTCTAGCGTCGGCTTCAACTCCCGCCAACATGTCCATGCCGCTCTTACCCTTGAAGTAAGGGACCGCGTGTCTTGCCTGCCCAAGGGACCGTTCCGCCCTTGGCGACCTCGTTGAGTTGCTGCATCAAATCAAAGTAGTTCTTCATGGTTGTTCCTTCCGATACCGCTTCTGTTATTTATTACCTTTAGGCTTGCACCAATCTTGATTCCAACCATCGGGATCCGGCCCTGTTCCTCCGTTACGCTTGTACTCACACTCAGAACTTCACAAAGTAGTTCTGACCCGGAACTGTTAACGGCGGGATAGGACCATACTCCGCACATGATGTTCTGGATGGCCTTCCGCAATGCCATATGCCGATAATTCTATGGTAATAATGCCAATCAGTTTCATTTGGTTGTCTTTCGATATGCGGATACCATCTTCCATTAGACCATAGTTCAAGAAGTTTATCTGATACTGCTTGGTCCTTCGCACAAGAAGAATCACTATCCTTTGCCTTTGGACATATTGCTAGAAGATCCGTACACCCCTTTTTACATCTGTCAGATCTACAATCTTTGCAATAGTACTGATAGATATCCGCAACCTGTATCGGGGTTGTTTGATATCTACCAACATCATCGGAAGCACCAACCTTATCATCGCAGCAGGGGCAATCAGGACTGCTCTCTGCCCAACATAAACCCTTTTTGAATCTATCCCAATCCGTTTGGGTCATTCCTCTTGGGGGAATATCGTGTTGGGCAGTTAGGTTTTTTTGTGGAGTGGTCTGCGTTACTTTTTTGACCCCAGCTTCATAGAATACACGATATCCGTACCAATACCACCAACATCGTTTATACACTCCACGGTTGCGGTAGGTATCATAGTCAAACCAGCTCTTTTGTATTTGCTTCGGCATTTTTTTTTCAAACCTTCAACTTTGGATCGGGAGTCTTGAAGTCATGTTTCTTCATGGCGGTCATCATCACCATACGCTTACCGATCTTGTCCCATGCTAGAGTGAAGGGCATGTTCAGACCCTTGCTGACATCGTTGATTACTGCCGTCCAGTTCACCGGCTTTGTAACAATCTGCTTGGCATACTTCTGAAAGGTCTTGTTGAAAGCATCTTTGATATCCACGATGCTGACAGTACCACCATACATTCGGCTACCGTTGATGCGTTCCCAAAAGTGCTTGGTGAAGGCGATGTCCAATCCAACCTGAGCGAACATATTGTCAAGGACTCTCTCAAGTCGGCCAAGTTCCTCCCAAGTGACGAACATTTCAGAGATGTGTTGCTTGAAGGACTTCATGGTAAAGTATTTAGGAATTTGATTTACCGTACCTGCCCATCAAGTAACTCATTGCTCTACTGGCATCTATTTGTTGTCGAAGATCAGATGGGGGAACCGATGACTGTGGGTTGTCATTATTAGTCAAAGAAACTACGGGAATACGAGGAACATTAGTCCTAGATGTAGACACAGAAGCATATATTTGTTGTTGCTTTGGCATAGTGATATTTAGGACTCGACCTGTTTTGTAATAATTTCACCTCGGGGGTAAAAGGCATTTCGGGGCAACTGAAATCAACAAGGTAAACTAAAGGGGGGTCTTTATTTGGGCGAACCTGCGGACTTCAAAAATTCTCGGCACTCGGCCCTTGCTTGCATGGGAACCCGCCGCTCGCAAAACTAAAACAGGGGGTCGTTTTTCCGGCGCGACTACGCTCCCTTTTCGAATTCAAGTTTGAAATTTGAATTTAGCGTTAAAACAAAAACCCCGTAGGCTCTTACACCTACAGGGGTCTGACCCTCAAACGATCTTAGTAGTTCAGTCTCGGCTCCACTTCGCAACATCAGTCCACTTGTCGTTGGTGATGTTGGTCATAGCCACGCTGATGTGATCTACGCCCTCGCCGGGCCTCATCAATCATAATCTGAGAGACCTTATGCGATCCACGGATTTTCAAAACTCATTCTTGTCGGTGCAGGTGATACGAATCTCCACAGGACGGAAATGCCCATAGGGATCGTAGATACAGATACCAGCATCGGCACGGGCAGCAGAGACTCCCACTCCACCGAACTGACCCTCAAGGTGCAGTAGCCAAGTATTGGTATCGGTGTGATAGAGCCATGCCTTCGTGACGGGAACAGGCGGCAGGTGTTCGTGAGTTTGATTGTGCGGTTCGGTGTTTACAGTCAGGCGATACATTTCAATCTCCTTTTTCAAATCTTCTTGAGCGGGGTTGGCGATCAGATCCACGAAGCGGCTCAGGAGCAGGCGGTTCATCGTACCCTGCTTGATGGTCTTCGCAAATGCCTTCGTGAGGAGGCTCTTGGGGGCGGTCTCGGTGATGCCCACGAAGTAATCATTCTCGTCAAGGTGCGGAGCGTTCATTCCAAACCACCGCGTGAACCGTAGCAGTCCTCAGCCTCGCAGAAGCCCTTAGTCTTGGCGGCTTCCATCTCGGTGTCGTAGTTGCTGCCAGCACTTACGCTTGCCTGACCGTCAGCCATCTTGGTTCGGAACTCGCGGGTCGGGCAGAGGAGATACCGATGACATTGAAGCCACGCTTGGCGAGCAGGTGATTCAGCGCACGGTTCTGACCCGTAGTGCAGAAGGAGGACAGAACCTTCTCGGTGTTGCCCGTCACGCTATCGCGGAAGACATACCCGGTGACATCGCGGTTGTAGTCGGTCTCGCTCGGACCACGGAAGCGGTCTCCTGCCTCACCATCGGTCAGGAAGACGGCGTGGACGATCTGAAGATTGTGCTTCTTGCGGAACTCGGGCAGGATGGTCATCGCGGCAAGGGTCGCCTGATTCGTCGGAGTACCATTCAGGCGGAACAGTTGCGCTCCGTTGCGGGTCTCAATCCCGCTGCTCTGATAGTAGCGGTTGGCAAGGCGGTTCTGAACGGCGGCGAGCATTCCGCCCACAGCCATACGGAAGTTGCGCTCGCTCAGTCCACTCGTCAGCAGGTGAACCAGCCGGAAGTTGGATCCACCGATCTGCATTCCCTTCTCGTTACGCTCCCACGGGTTGGTCGCCTTCTCACGCTGATCCCAAGTCATACACTCCCAATCGGAGTTCTTGATATCGGTGGTCCACAGGCGGCCCAGACCATCGGTGAAGGCGTAGACATCAAACGGGATGTTCATTCGGCGGCAGAAGGCGGCGAGCGAAGCCATCTGACACAGGGTCTCGTACAGGATGCCGTTCATGGACCCGCTGAAGTCCACGAAGACCTGAATGCCGTGGCTCTGACCATTCTTCACATTCGCGTACTGACGGAAGATCTCGTCGCTCACGCGGTAGGACCACAGGCGGTTCACATCAAGCATTCCCGAATCGCTCATGGAGGTACGGCTCGCGGCTTCGGCAGCACGACGGCGTTCGAACTCGCGGCACAGGACGGCGACACTCTCGGCGTTGCGATTCTTCCACTCGGTGAACTCGGCCCATGCCGTTGTTGTTCTCACCAAGTTCGATCAGCAGCGGAATCACCGTGCTAGCGGGAATCACGCCCTTCTCCACATTGAACTTCGGAAGGTCGGCGGTCATGAAGTAGTTCGCGTACTTCGGTTTCGCTTGGACTTGCTGAACTCATTCAGCATTCCATCGGTCTTGGAAGCCTCGGGCATCGGATCGCTACCCTGCCCTCGCCTTCGGTTCCGCCGTTGCTGTCCTCGGTCTTGGAGGTCTTGCTCTCGGCGGTCTCAGCCTTGCCGCCCTTGCTCTTCTCTTCGGTCTCGGTCGCGGGCTTGGCTTCTGGTCTCGGCGGTAGCGGTCTCTTCGCTCTTCTGCTCGCCCTCGCTGCTCTCGCCACCCTCGGAAGACTCGCCCTCGCCCTGCTCGGACTGGACGCTCTTCTCTTCGCTCTGAGCCTTCTCCTGCTCCTGCTGCTTCTTCTGCTCTTCCTTCTCGTACTCCCACATCTCGCGGGCAAGAGCCACGACATCATCGAAGGTCTTCGTCGTAGCCATCCGCTCAACCATGCCGAACTCGGCTTCGCTGAACGGAACATCCACGAAGGTTCCAACCTTGTAGTGCATGTTGGCTCGGTCAATCAGACGCAGCGTGGCAATCTGATTCACGGCGGGAGCCATCAGGTCGCTCTTCACCAGATCCTGATACGCGAGGAAGAAGGTCCGACGCAGACCCGGATACTTCTCCTTCACCAGCCGCTCAATTCGGGCATCCTCCACGATGTTCAGGTAACCCTTGGCAGCACTCGCGGCTTCGGGTCGGGGATCAACTGCCTTGATCGCCGCGTCGAGGGCTCTCCGTACCGGCGGGCGTGAACAGGGCGTGGGCGGTTTCGTGACCCGCCGAGCATGTCGTACAGGTGATCGGTCATGCCCTCCCAACACGGGAAGACGAGTTTCCGATTCTCGACATCGAAGTAGGCGGTCTCAGCCTTCGGGTTGTGTTCCACGGACAGGTTCTCCGTAGCCAACATGCGGGCGAGAACTGCCTTGGATTCAACGGTTGCTTTTGAGAGGGTCGCGGTCATTACTCTTTTATTATAGCGACTCGGCAGGGAAAGTCAACCCCACGATCAAGTTTTTTACAAAGTCCGATAACAAATAGCCCCCGCCGAAGCAGGGGCAGAGCCGAAGCCTTTTCTTTGTCCAGCCGGCGGTAGGGGGTCTAGGCACTTCCACAGGAGTTCATTATATTTGCCTAGCCCCCATCCACCAACCAGTAATTTAGTGATGTAGGACTAGAGACCCAAGACGCGATGCTTGGTATCTGAAGTCCGATATAAAGTGTCAAATACCATAGGCGTAGTAGTTGGGGTAACCGGCCCGACGCAGGGTGTTGCGACGGAAGTTGTGACGGCTCAGGGTCTCAATGATGAGAGCCTTGTAGCCCCACGAATAGGTGCGCTTCATGTCGTTGCTGAAGGTCACGCGAACGGTTCCGCGATCCTCGTTGCGGCTGATCTTCTCAACGAAGATGTTCGGCTCGCCGTGCATGACGAACTCATCGCCTTCCATGAGGTTCTGAGCAGCAACGCGAGAGCGACGGTTCTTGTTGGTACGACGGCAAGTGGTGATGGCCATAGTGAAATCTCCTTTGAGAATGCGTAGTGCAACCGGCCTTGGTGGCACTACTAGGTTTGAAATCCCTCGGAAGTCTTTCAACTTCCGAGGGGGTTGCTCCACAGGATTCAAAGTCCTGTGCAGCGGGGGTGCTACTCGTTACCGAGTTGCCACGGCTCCCCTCATTAGGTCGCAGAATCAGCGGCATCCGTGGGAGTATTCGGCTGCGAACCGCCCGATGCAGAAGCCAAGAATGCATCGTACTCATTCCACGGGAGGGCATAGACCGCTCGCTGAACGGTGAAGTTGCTTGAGTTCGTGAGCCACGCAGGCAACGGAGAGCGAATCCGAGAGGACCAATCTCACCCTGACTCCATGTCTGCTTGAAGGTGACAAGAGCCTTACGGGTGATGGTCGCAGGTCGGCCTGAACTTTGCCTCAAGGGCGGCAAGGAAGTTGGCTCTGACGGGGCTTGATCGTGATGGTGGTGTTCGTCGTAGTCATTTTGATTTCTCCTATTATAACAGGTTTCGGTTTGGTGTCAAGAGGTTTCTGACGATTTTCTTATGCGTCAAGAGCGTAGTAGGTCTTGGTGGTAGCAGCGCAGTTTGAAGTTCAACTCCTGCCTTCAACTTTTCAATAAACTTGCCGATGTCATTCTTGAGTTCCTGAAGGCTTGGGTTCTGCGGCAGAAGATCCGGACACTTCCATCCATCAGCAGGAACGATGGTCTTGTCGTTGACCCACACACTATAGTCGGGGGAACTATTGTATGCGGACCTGCCTGAACTAATCAGCAGACCATCCTTCCTGAGTAGAGTGTAGTCAATGTGGTTGGTGAGTTGAAAGTTGTTGTACTCAAGCAGGTTGTTGTAAAGTTGACGGGCGTACTCCATCGGCTTGAATCCACGCATCCACGCAGAGCCAAACGGAACAGAATTCGTTTGGATTCGTGCATCTTCGGTGTCAACCAAGTTAAGCGTTCGGTGGTACTCTCCCGTCTGACGGTAGCGGAAGGCAGCGGTGTTCAGGTAGGAGTGGAGGAACATCATCTCAGGATCGCCGTTGCAGATGCCACTCACTTTTCAAAAACGATTGCCTGAGTGTTGCCCACCGAGTCCTTAGCCGAGAGGACCCAAAAGGCTTTGCTCGTCAACGAGATTCCATCGGGACCACTATAGGTGACCGGTGCGTTGCTGAAGACTTCAAAGTTGTAAACCATCAGAAGGGAGACACCTGTTGTTGGAGGCGGCAGCGGCAGCGGTCGTACCCGCAGCGGTCGGACCCTTCGGAGCCTGACCGAGTTCATCCTGACCCTTCACCTTCGGCTCGGCCTCATCGTCAACCTTCTTGTACAGGTTGAGCATGCCTCGTGGGTGATCTCGTCGTAGATGTTGGTTCCGAGTTCCACGCTCTTCACGCGGCTCCCGAGGATGGCGAGGTTCTCGAGCAATCTGCACCAGTCGGCGGGTCGTGATGGTCTCCTCAAGTCCACCCTCACGGTTGGTCTTGCGAATCGCTCCTGCCCACTCCACCAGACGCTTACCGAACTCCTCGTCCTCCACGCCCACGGCGGTCATAGCCTTAGTCAGGATCTTCCGCTCCACGGCGGCGGCAGGGTAATCAGCGACGAAGGTCATGCCCGAGAGGCGGTCACGGAAGGCGACATTCAGCGGGTTCGCACCACCAGCGGCCACTCTCGTCACCGTTGCCCTTGGTGTTGGCGGTAGCCCCGACATTGAAAGCCCGGCGGCGAGGCTTGACCCATTGGTTGATCTTCTTCAGGAACACGGGCTTGCCGTTGAGAACCTGCTGAAGGCACATCACCTTGTTGGTCGCTTGGTCAATCTCGTCAAGGACAAGGAAGCCCCCACGGATCATGGCGAGGGCGACGGGACCATACACGAACTTGGTCTCCCCGTTCACCAGTCGGAAGCCACCGAGCAGATCGTCTTCGGTGGTCTCTGAGGTAATCTGCACCTCGTAGTACTCGCGGCTCAGTTCGGCACACGCCTGCTGATACGAGAAGGTCTTGCCGCAACTCCAGGGACCGACCACATAGGAGGGTCCATCGGCGGCTCTTGATGACGGTCACGATGGTCTCATGGTCGCCATACGGCACGAACAGCGGATCCTTCGCAGGGACCGCCGACCCACCCGACTCAATCGCCTGCATGGACAGGTTCAGGTCCACAAGGCTGTTCCTCAGATGCCGTAGCGGTCACAGGTGCGGCGGCGGCAGTCACAGGGACCACAGGGGCGGCAGCACGGGACGCTTGGTGCATCGGCGGCAGACGGTACTGACCACGACCGGCGCGGTAGGCGGGGTCGTTGGTCAACCACGCAGGGTTCGGCACACCGCCACTAGCGGCGGCTTCCAAAACCTGCGGACGGGTAATCACGGGATCGCCACCAGCCAAGGCATAGGCGGCGGTCAGGAAGGCGTTACGGGTCTGTTCACGGGTCATGCTCATGCCTCAATTATAACCGATGGCTAGGCGGTGTCAACCCCTTTGGTAAAATTCTGGCGGGATTTCTACAAAAAGGCGGCAGGAAAAATCTGAAATAATCTGCGGTCGGACCTTGACAACAGAAAATTTGTAGAATCTTTTGGATTCCCCTGACTAGCCCTTGACGACGCGACCTACCTACTGCCAAGACTTGAACAACGAAAATTGTATTATTCCCCCATGTGTTTTTAGTGGGGGAAGTGGGGCATGTGTGGGCTGACCGCCACAATATCACCAATAAACCGATTGAAAGAGTAAACTCAGACAGTTCCCCATGCTTATCCTTCCCACGGTAAACAGCGGGCAGAAGAAGTCATACACCCCATCGCGTACCAATTTATCAAATACCTCTATAGCCCTATTCACCACAGTATCGTAATTGGAACTCTCATCCCTGAACACAAAGACTATCAAATATCCCAATTTGTAATTTGAATCTTTGTTCTTGAGATCAAAGGCAGAACCTATTGCCTCTTCCAATCTGTTACCTAATCCCTTCCCCAAACTCCCCCGCTTGTTCCCTTACTGTTGAATGATGATAGGTCTTGTATTCGATAGCCACCTTCTTCTCAGGAAAGTGCATATCCCATCTCTTGGTTCCCTTATACTTGGTCTCTATGGGATCCTCACGGATGGCTACCTCCTGATATCTGTTCTGTCAGTAGGTCATCCAATTTCAAAAATGCCTACTCTTGCGAATGCTGCTAACAGAGTCGCAGGTCTCCCAATACAGGTTGAGAAAGTCAAGGGACGGCATTTACTCAAACAGCGGCAGTTGAGGTTTAGCAGTCGCCCTGAATAGCCGCTTCTCCAACAGCACCAATTCCTTCTTCCAATCGTCTATCCATCGGGAACATGGCATCGCGGATGAACTGGTGGGAATTGGCGTTTGCAATTTCAATAACGAGGGTCAGGGACTCCCGCATGGCTACAAACTCTCGGCTTCCTCTCTGGTTGAGGAGTAACGCATAACATGTTTTGCCAGCATGAGACTTTGTACTTTGACGCACCAATAAGCCGACTCTTCCAAGGGTTCTTTCGTGAACCCCTATTGTCCTTTATTTACGCTTCCTAACTTACTTGAAGTTTGTGGGCGAAACACATTATTCTCAGCGTGTGTCAAAAAGCAACAGGTATCGGGACCGTAAACCTTGTTGCCCTTTACCAACAGGTCTTTGTCAAGTTGAAGTTCTCGCCAGCTTCGTTTGTGGTTGTGTGTTCAGCCATTCTATAAATCTTGAAAGACGATGCCAAACAGGATGAACTGGGACTCCATCGTAACAGGGACGCCTTGTTTTTTCTTCAATGATATAACACCGTCCAAGCATACTTTTCCAACAACTATAACGGGGCAGAGAACCCTTTTCCCATTTTCCCACCACCATGTCGGGGCATCAACATCATTGATACCCACCCTGTATACCAAAGTCTTTCCCTCGGTGATTATTGGTTCCCATTAGTCGCTCTCCATAATATGGACAGTATACCACACACACTAAATTGTGCAAGTTCTTTGAGGGCGAACTCAGGTATTCATTGGGCAACCGTCATCGGGTTGTTCCCATTGTTCAACAGGTAATCCGGGGTGAATGGCGCGAGACACTTAGAACCATTAGAATTACAGTCCTGGATCTTCTGCAACACGCCAACTGCTGCCTTAGCCATTCTTCCAACTTGTTTTTATCTGATTGAATTCTCGCAAACTCTCTTGCGAAAACTTCTTCCAACTGAGTGCTTCATAGATGAAAGCAGCAACTATAGCAGCAACCAACCAGTCAAGGTGCGAGTTTTTTTAATACCTTTAGGATTATTTCAAAAGATTCTTTTACAGGAACCTTGCCTACAATCTTTCTCCAGTCCTCTCTTCAACCATTGCCCAAGTTTTTTCGGGTCTTGTGGTGCTTGAGGTGGTTTTGTTGGTTTGGGGTCGGTGGGACTCCATCGGGGAGATCAGGGATATCATCTCCTATTCCCGTTGGTGGTTCGTCCCATCAAGGACTGCCTCGCACATGATCGGGAATATCTTCGGGGGTAGGGCGAATTTCTGTAATCTCTTAATGGATCCCACCCTCCCGTAAATCCTCCCACACCCAAAGCAGCGAGAGCATACCCGTGTGTTTCCGCCCAAATTTCGTTAATTATTCCCTGTATGAGACCCCATATATCTTGAGCGATATCCAAGCCAGCATATCTCCAACAAGAATCTAATGAAAAGTTCTTCATACGCCGCTATTCTTGCCTCATTGGCTCGCATTAAAGCATCATTGAGAATTTTAAGATATTCCGCATCGTTCTCTTGCTGCCTTTTCGCATGCCGTCACTTCTAACCCGCCACCGCTGCCACCACCGGGACCGGCAATGAATCTAGGTCTTCTGTCGAGGACTAATATTTCTGCAAGTTGTAGCCGCCCCCAAGAACATCGGAACTATGAAATACTGGAACAAATCTCGTTGGCGGGGATAGTTGGGTTTGTCTTGGCATTTGTACTTATTTATATGCTTTGCTGATTTCGATACGGCTTATTCCCGCCAAACCCATTTCCTAAATATCCTTATGCATTCATTCAACGAATTCCTAGACGAAGCCAAGAAGAGCAGCAAGACCATGCCCGTGGAATACGAGACCATGCTCCTGAAACTCAACGGGGGTAAGAAGAATTCGATGGTGTTCCCGAAGTCAAGCGGATTGACTTTCGTACTCTGTTCGGACTCAAGGACTTCAATCTGTTCATGAAAGCCTTCAAGTTGTTTTTTGACAGGTTCGGACCATCACCCGTGAGCATGAGAAAATGGGTGGATGCCTACGGGAAAAAATCTCAAATGGTCTGAAAACTACGATAAGTTCGTAGAAATGGTGGATGATATGCACAATGCTTTTCACAAGGCTTTGGGAGATAATTACACTGGGTCGTAGCAAAAGCCCGTTTGTCAGGAAATTTATGAAAATCCAAAGTCGCTCCCGATCTAGCCGATTGGGCAAAGGGCGGTAGTGGTCCTCTCTGTTTCGTGGTAAAAAGTATGGATTGGAATGATATCAGAACATAAGTGGAAGCACATCCCCTACAAAGGTCAACCCGCTCTTGTTGCTACGGGCATGTACAAGAGCAAAATGGAAATGCAATCGTGGGACATCTAGCCTTGAAATTGCCAAGAAGTTTTCAAAGGGCGGCATAGGTGGCTCCCTGAGGCTGATCTCTAGTCTGCAGGTATTCCCCGAAAGAGCCAAGTTCAAAGGTAGAGTTCCTGTGATCTTGGAAGTGGATGTTCCTGCTGAAGACCGATTCCTAAACCCCGAAGTGTCAGGACGAATCGCCATTTTGTTACAAATGGTGGTGTAGGTAAAGAGTCTGAAGATGCGGTTGTCTCAAGATAAGATTGAATGCACCCTAGTCATCTTTGAATTGGCATTGGAAAATGCTGTGGGCGGTCCCTTCGGTTCGTCTTGGGAAGCAAAGATGTGGAAAGATGCCGTATGCCACCGCCATTTGAGCAAGCGATAGATCAGTTGACGGGCAAATGAAGACCTACGAAGACATTCTTGAAATGCTCTCGGAAGCCAAGGGTGGAATCGGGTTCGCCCCTCGGATGTCAACATAAGCCAAGAGTACAAGGTTGAATATCACGGAAGCATCTCAAGCCACGGTTGAGGTAAAGACATCTTCCCTACAGAGAAGGACTTCGTAGTAGCTGTGAAAATCGCCTACGGTAGTTGTAGACGCGGCGATGGACAGAAAATTGGAAACCGCAGCCGTACCAAGAACATGAAGAGCCTGCTTGGTTTGATCTCGGGATATCGCTCGTATCCCAAGTTTAGAACGAGGACACGCTCAAGGCTCTGTCAGATAGGATTCAAAAGGGCTTGCCTGTGGATATGCCTATCGTGGTCAAGTTGCCCGATGGCGGTATGCAGATCATGTCGGGAAACACTCGCATGGACATAGCGTTCATGCACGGTGTAAATCCAACCGTGGTCATGCTAGACCTGAAGCCCTATTTCAAATCTCCATCGTGAGAGCGTGATACATTTGAGGTGAAGCCCATGCAGGATTGCAGAGGTCGTTCCACACTCTCCTAGCGTCCTCCGTTCCAACCATCTTGCACTTGTCCTGATGGATTAGAATGTCTCGGTTAGAGCGACGGTCGCGCTAAGCATTAACAATGTCTTATCGGCAGCGTTGTGTATCCATACCTGATTCGGAGCCTCGACGGCATTCAAACATTACAAATCCCGCACGGTCTTTGCCGCACACGAATCTAAGGAAGTGACGAGTGCAACTATCGGCACGGGGCAGGGCTGAGAAGTAGGTCATTGTCTGTCGTATCCCTCTCCAACAAGAAAGTCCCAAAGAATCCGTGCTTTCTTCTCGTTGTACTCCACGGCGGTATTGATCTCGGTGGGGGTAGTCCTTGTGAATGGTTGGAATAAACACAGAGATGTCGCTCCTGTTCTCAACCCAAACCCTGATTCCTGCGGGAGTGTCAACCCGCTCAAACTCCCAATAGTCCCTGACTACGAGACTGGTGTTTATTCTCGGGAGATGACAGCGGGCGCGTTCGTCCCAAAGGACGGACTCCAGCCAGCTGGATGAGGTCTGATGTTGGAATGCTCTTAATCACCTGTTGGATCCTTGTCAAATGTCCCGTCAAATGCTAGAGCAGCCATGTAGACTTCATGCTCAATAGCATTGTGCGCTGGTCTCCATAGACTTGGATGCGATCATCTCCCCGTTCGCAATTGACACAGGAAAGACTTCGGTTTCGGGACGGTTGCCGAAGTGTGCTAGTGCTGCACAATAGCAGAAGGTCTCGTTCGCCCAACCAATGCCAAGCGGTGTGGCGGGTGACAAAATGCTGCTTTCAACCTGACCCTGCCTTCTGCGAAACACGATGAGTTTTAGTCTTGGTGTACTCATGGCAACACCTGCTTCCGACCATCATCAGCAATCAGGCATTCCCAAATCTCCCAGCGTAGGGACAACGAAGTTCTCCAAGGAATTCGCCTCAAACACTCGCTTGTGCCTCCACCCCAATCCCTGCACTCTCCGGCTTATCCGCATCAATGGACAGATCCACACATACCAATATCATCACTGATGGCGACGAATCGCACCAGTCAGCGTGAGTGCCATCGGTGCAGGTCTTCTGGAACAGAGAAGATCATGGACTTTGGAAGATACGATGGGTGCGAAGTGGTCACGATCTCGTATTCCTCTGTGGATAGTTGTGAGTATATCCCCTTTCGGACACTCACATGCTCCAATAGGTTTCGAACTCGGAGAGCAGAAGCCGGGGTGTCCCAAGCCCGTAGAAGGTCTCGCCACTCATCAGGTTCTTGCGAGCCACCCACCTAGTGTGGTACTTCTGCGGTGCTGAGGCTTGTTGGGCAGACCCTCAAAGTAGGTCTGTGCTCGGGAGTCGGAAACTCCATCGTGTAGCGGCTCACCAACTTCTCGCCCTTTCGTGCGGCGGTCGGTCTTGAAGGTCAGGAACTCGTATTCGTTCAGGTTCTTGGTTTGGGTCATTGGCTTCTTGTCCTTTCTTACCCCTTCAGTATAGCGACGGTTTGGGGTTGCCAAGCCCCCTTTTTGTAACAATCCCATAGTCGCTCTTCGGCGGCTTCCTCCGAGTCTTTACGCCACGCTCAGATTCGCGCCGCAAATTTCCCGCCTCAACTCATCTCGCTCGCCCCTCGCCATCCCCAAAATCACCTGCTCCACCGTGCTGTATGACTCAACTACTGCTTGGAGCCGATTGATCTCCGCTACTGCTTCGTCGCTTCGGCGGTGAGTTCAAGAATCTTTCAGAACGCACATCACACATATGAATACGCTCAGTCAATTCATCACGAAGACCAACCGCGTCTTCAACAGTCAAATCGAAGGAGGTGTTCTCAAAAAGCAAGTCCTCGTTAGCCTCATGGTACGACTCATGTTCCTCGGTCAGGGTTTCGACCCGTGTCTTTGCGGCGTTTTCCATTTAGTCTTCTCCTCGCCAGCTTTACGGGCCTAAACTTCCTCGCGGCACTTCAAGTCCCTTGACTTCTTCACGAAGGCTTTCAATCTCCTTCGCGGCTCGGTCAAGCAACCATTCAACGGCCCTGCTTGCCACTCCACCATGCAGCGCGCTTCACGCAACTCCTGCACGATATCGGGGGTCTTGCTTGGGGTCTTCTTGGTCTTTTTTCTCGTTGCCACACCCAAGTATAACCGATACTTTAGGGAAGTCATAGGTCCGTTTTAGCTATTCCAACCCAATGATGCGGTCAATCTCTGCCAACCGATCCATAGCCGCCTGAGCCTGCTCTCCACTCCTCACCGAAGCAATCCCACCCGTATTCCCTCGGCTATTTCTTCGGGAGTGCAAGGTCATATCGTTACGAGCATAACGACGCTGCATCCAAATCTCGCTGCACAGCAGCCTGCGAGCAACATCTCTCTCGGTCTTCAACTGCTTTCACATCATAGATGTGGTTCAATGTCACCGCCACCGAAGCAAAACCAACCACGGCTTCGTCATATTCAATCGCATCGGGCGAAACGCCAGAACTCCCGCCTCCCTTGCCGGATGCCATCATGCAAATCTCACGACGGGCAGCATCCAACTGATACTTCAGATATTCATTCTCTCCTGCACATCTGCTAAGTGGATCGTCACTCATTTTCTGTTCTCCTTCACATATTCATGCTTCTTTGCACACTCGGGGCATAGCGTGAGTAGCCAAAGACCGCCGCTGCCCTTCTTGTGCATAGACCCTGCGTTACCACACATGATGCAAGTCTTCTCCGACTCATTCTCGGCTTCAACAATAAAACTTGGGATCACATCGTCGTAGGCTGTAGCGTACCAACGCAGAACGCCGAACTTCTCCTTCATTTGGTCTATCTGAAAGGTCTGCTCGTCATCTTGCGGCACTGCTGCAAGATGGGCTTCAATCTTCGTCAATCGCCTTCTCAACGATTCTCGTCTCCATCCCGGACTCAAAGCGTAGACCGTAGACCATGCAACAGCGCCTCCTTCTTGAAACACAGAGGGAAACGCTTCTTCCAGCCTTCGTACACATCGTCCTGTGTCATGGTCACTTCCCCATGACGGAATGATTCTACCGTATGGGGTCAGACGATAGTTGGGTGAGCCTTCCGTCCCACACAACCTCAAGAATGTTCAACTTCAGTACTCAACCCACATCTCCAACTCGCTGTCAGAGAAATCAAGCGGGTTCCATCTCCCGCAAGAACTCATTCATTTCGCATGGTCCAACAGTGTTCGGTGGTTGTCGTTGCTCTCAAAGTAAATCATGGTGTCCTCAGTAGTAGTTAGGTAGTTTGCCTCCGGAAAGTCCTTCGTTCAGACGGTGACCCATCTTGCGAAAGTGGGTCTCATCGTCTTTGTATTCGTTGCTGTAGTAGATGCCTCATACGCTCTGCATCAGCTGACGGTGACCCAGGATTCACTACCTCCGCAGCCCGCGTATGTCTGTCACCACGACCAAATGGGCTGTCAACAATGTCTCGTTTGATTGTCATGGTCCATTTGTTCAAGTATACCACGCGACTTGAGTTTGTCAAATGTTAGCGTAGTCATTTGAATGGGTTTCTGCCCCGTCATAAAGTATAGCCGGGCAATCAGGACATCCCATATCTTTCTAGCTCGGCACGGGTCCATTCATCAGGAATGGTCTTGTCGGTACCAAAAAGTAGAAGAGGTTCTTGTAGTTGCTCTGAAACGATCTTGTACACCAACTTGTGTGGGTGCTTGATAATAGATCGTGTAGGCAAACTGCATACCTGCGACATACCACTTGGTTTAGCCGCGTCAAGAGGAAAATTCAAAAAATGCTATTGACTTTCTGTGGCATACGGCTATACTGATGGAATGAAGAAGAAGGCGAAGAAGCCTTAGCATGCCCCACGCGGTCCCGAATATCAGCGGATCAAGTCGTGGAGTAAGAAGTCCGACGAGATCATCCCCGCCGATTGTGTAAGCGGTGGAAGTCCTGTCGTTACGAGTTCTTGACCGCTGGCTGCCCGTGACCAATAGTCTCTCATCTCTTTGAGGATGGGAGAGTGGAAGAAGTCACAGCCACAGGTTTGGTGTATGTACCGAACCACCTGTTCCTCATTGGGAACCATACCTGTAGTTTCAAAGATAACCCACGCCCTGCATAAGCAGCAGGTCGGTTCGTAGTCGTGGGGCATTTGCTGCCCCATACCTTCGTCATCCATTCACTTTGGGATGCAGTCACAATGCTTCGCTTCTTCCCAAGTGCGATGAACAAGGTGCCCGTCAAATGCGTTAGTAATTAATGCCAACCCGCTCGCATTTCGCCGGGGTCAACTCCAACTCGGCATCATCCATAAGTTTCTGCCAACGCCTTTCGCACATACCTGTGCCTTGAAATGCATCGTCTTGTGGTATTTCAGGGAGCTGCATTTTGTCTCTTCATTCTCTTTTGGTGTTTAATTGTCTTTTTGTTTCTTCAACCCAATTTTTGTGTCTCCTTTCAGAAACCCAACGAGAGGCATTCATTAGCCATATGGTTAGTTTGAGCGATTTTGTATTCCGAAAAACATTACGGCTGTTTCGGATCGCACTTATCGTTCTTAGGGCGATCTCAATAGCGATCATCCATCGGTTCTCCTACAACATTTTCGCGTGCGTACGCTTCAAAAGTATCAGTAACATAAAGGGACTCGGGCATTCTGTTGGTGTCATATTGGTCTCCTCGCATTCACATACTAGTTTTGAGCCTCTGCTGCGTTCAGTCCTTCAACCAACTTGGAAGAGTTCTGGAACCCTTACTTCATTGACTTTTGCAGATACAGAACCGCATCATCGTCGCCTGTCTGCATCCCATTGGCGATGGTCGCTAAGATTTGAGAGATGCGATTGGTCATCTCTTCCACGGTTGTAGTACCCACACCTTCCACCACAAGCGGTGTGCTTGGCTGGTTTCAGTATCGCAGGATTCTTTACCGTGCACCTTGAGCATCACTTCCAAATCAGGCTCTGGACCTTCTTGGAGCAGACCTACAAGTCATTCGCCAAAACCACCAGACCACCCTGAACTAGATTGGGCTTGATGTACATAAACTCCACTTCATATGGAGTTCCCTTGTTGAACTTGCCTCTGATGTAGTTCTTGGTAGTCTTGCTCAACTTGGTCTTCTTGCGTGTGTTTTTCTTTCTTTGCCATGTGTTACTCCTTGTCTTTATCTATTCCGATCACGGACCTTCTTGTAAGTGTTCATGCGTCGAGGGTTCTTCTTCAGCCAATCATACAGCCTGCCTGCTTGGGCTTTGTCAAGATACACATAGTTCTGCCCCCACAAGCACAGGTAGTTGCTTTCCTGATCGTGTTCAATCTCAAACACAGCACCACTATCGCGGGCTTCAAATCGTCCATTTGATTCATTGATTCTAGCCATTATTGCCAACCTCATAAAACCTTGGTCTATTAACTCTGCCCAAGCCTGTCTTGCTCGTTCGACCTGGAACAATAACTGTGTTCAGACCTACCGACTCGTCAAACAATATGCCTGAATTCAACAGATCCATCCTCTTGACATTGGATGTTTGAATGCAGACGGTAGAACGGATCCTCGACGATTATTGCTGAAGTCAATCCATTGATCCCCGCCATTGTGGAGAACCCAACGATCTACTGTGGAACCTCCATCCCCGTTCTACATTCGCCCTGTGCAATAAGAGTCCACCCTTGATTGGTCATTGAATTCCACAACATACGCGACTCTCTGCCGCAGAGATATAGGAACAGCCCGCTTGACTTCAAACCAGCTTGCCCTCCCGAAATTACAGAGACAACATCTCCGATTCGTGGATAATCCTTCTTCCTATCTTACGCATGATGCGTTCCACAGAGACCACCCATAAGGCTTGGGTGACCAACAGACTACAGCGGTTGTGTTACGAAGTACTGTGGGGGTGTCCAAACCAACTCCAAAAACAGAGCATAGGACCACAGGGGTATCCTGCCCTTGGAAAAATCTTGAAGTACCCACCACTTGTGCCTACGCAGTTCGTTTATGATACGCGGTTTCAGCTTAGTTGCTTTAGCAATAGTCCACAGACACAGAGATTCCATGTCTTGGCAGCCATCAGGTAATAGCGGTATCTCGGATACCATTTCGTAAAGTATACCACACCCGCCAAGTAAGTCAAGCGTCTTTTATGCGATAGTACTTTGGGTCAAAGTGCTTGCTGTATTTCATGAATAAACCCTGAATAAAGGAATCCATGAACACCCGGGCGTTTTGCTACTACGCATTTTTTCAATTGCGGTGTTGAACTCCCCTGAATGCTTGGGGACTTTCCGTTTGCCATGTCGGTCTCAGAAGTCCTTGACTATATCCTTGATATCTTGACTCGTTGAGTAAAGGCGGTTCATGAATTTACGCTTGAGTCGGGAAGTTGCTGAAATACAGCCATGATCCACGATGAGCTGGCATATGCAAACAGAGTCTTGGTGACCAACTTCATGTAGATGTCAGACACGCTTCCGAAGTTGGCATCGTAGACCACCTTGAGATCGCCCGTGATTCTAAAACTATGCTATCCATGCCGTGGGTTACAGTACGAAGTATTCTGTTGAAATCGGCAAGCACTCCACTCTTGATATCAGTCGGCAACGCTCCTTCACGGACTTCTTGTCAAACTCATCCATTGTGATCGGCGCATCGTGAGGAGTCATTGTCTTACCGTCAACCAAGATCGTCAAGGCTCTTGTGTTAGTCGCTGCAATCAACCACTTCTGCACCGCGTCTTGAAGATTGCCCATAGTCTCTTGATAGTATGCATTCAACTCGGCATCGTCGGTGAAGTACCTCCGCATGGCTTTGCAGTCTGACTTGCTGTTAGTTCGGCATTCTGGGCGGCAGCAAACGCAGATATGCCTCTCAATACCTTTAGGTCTCTGTCCCAGCTGCTACCTTTGTAACGCATTTGGTCAAGATGGTGTGTATATTCGTGAATGTAAATGCTACGCTTGGACTCAATCTGCGACATCAGTTCGTCTAGCCACTTGTTGTAGATGCGGGAAGCCTTGTTGTCCACTCTTTGACCTTTGGGAGCGTAGGTCCTATAACACTCCTGAAGCATGTTGCAGATTTCGGTTTGGTTTATGATGGTCAAGCGAGGTAGCCATATGGAACAGGTTGTACTGACCGCCGATATTTAAACGGTGCTCGCACTCGTCAACTTGACATTCAACTTCTGATCTCTTGGGTGGTTTACGAAACTGGGTATACTTCAAACCCAGGACTTCACCGAACCCATCTTGTCTGCTTGAAAGGTTAGCACGGTGTCATCCGGCTTGCCGCCACCCAACAAGGCAAACCGAAGTAGGTTCTGACTTGTATAATGGCGGAAGGCAGTCTTGAATGCAGACCACAACTGTCTTTGGAATGTTGTAGATGTCGTTAGAACTGTGTCTGTCTTATCAAGGTAGACCATATCCAAGACCTTCTGTTGTCAAACATAACCCTTTAACACTCTTCTTGAACTTCTCAAATGACTTGATAGCGGCATCTTCATTTGCCCTATCATACCAAGCCGCTCAAAGAGCAGCCACTCGTCTAAGTCTAGAATCGGTTCCATAAGAGTATTTATAAATAGACAGGAGGATAACAATGAACAGTTACCGCTAACTCTAAGAACAGTCTCGGCAACGGCAAGGTTTACCCAAGGTTCCTACCGAAGCCCTCGGCTACTTGGATTTCAGTAGCAATCCTCAAGACCCCGAAATGCATGTCAAGGTTACGCGGTAGGTTCGCCTCTCGGCATTCACCAAGTCAACGATGGAGGATGTGCAGAGTGATGGCGAGTCAGATTCCCCACAACGCACAGGGAGTACTTGATCTGTTCCTACCGCAAGAGGGTAAATCTCTTCCTATCCTCTCCTACAAACTCAAGGCTATCGCTGAGTCAAAGGCGCTCATGGCATCACCTGCTGCCAAGAGAGGATTACGATGCTTTCTTCTCGTCGGGCTTGATTGGCAGAGAAGATTCTCTTCTTCAGTCCACAAGTAACGATCCAAATCCTCACCCTTTCCTGTATGACTCCATGAGGTTCATCAGGAAGATGGTGATCTTCTCATCGCCCGCCACTAAAATGTGGTCATGCACGATAATGTGCGAGGCTCTCGTAGTCCTCGGGCTTTATCTGGGTTTTGCTCACGCCGGGTATTATACCACCATTATGCAGTAGGTCAAGTCAGAAGCCAATCGCTCGGGCTATGATAATACCCACAAGAAACGAGCAAGCACAAACCAACGCCTTTTTGGAAGTTTGCTCACACGACACTCCTCCGTAAGAACATTAGTATTTTAGCAAAAGTGGGGCTTGACAGGGGTAGTTTCCTGACTATAATTGGGGTATGAACATCCTAGTCCTAGATGACGATCACATGAGGCATCAGTTGTCTCCAGGCGAACAACAAGGAGCACACCATAGATTCCGCGTATACATGGCAGGACGCGGTGGACTTGGCTAAAATGAAGAAGTACGACTTTATCTGCATTGACCACGACTTGGGTTGAGCCCAAGCACAGGTTCAATGACCACATCCCGTTCGTTCGGGTTCTGCGGCAGATGATTGAGGACGGAGAGATCAATTGGGACACCAAGCTTGCTGTCCACAGTTCCAATCCCACGGCTATTGCACATTCTTCCTACTTCGCTAGGGCAGATGTCCACGCCTACAAGGTTCAAGGTTCGCTTGCCGGTGGACAACCTGTTCTCGGCTATCGCAACAGAGCAAGCCAAGTACGAGATTCCATGAGCCTACCTGTCTTCATAGTTGTTGCCGCTGTAGCGATAAGTTTTCTGTGCTGTCTCCTTCTTCGACCTCGTGGTTGAAAAGAACCTACGACCCCAAAACACCCCGCATTTCTGCGGGGTGCCTTATATCAACTACCGATTTATAGGCTTGTACTTCTTCTCCTACATCGCCCACTTCTTGTTGTAGACCAAAACGATCATCCTTGACTGCATAGATGATATCATTCTTGGTGTATGAGTTAGGATTCTTAAGCAGTAGATGCAACCACCCCTGAATTGTCCAAATAGTGACAAATCACCATTAGAACTCAATTTACCTTCTGGATAGTTGGCTGTTACATATACTGTTGGGACGCTTCCTTGACGGCTGTCAATAATATTACCGTCAATTCTACTGACCCAATCTTGCTCCTGTGGGCGGTCTTATGATTTTGATCCTGTTCGCTTTGGAAACAATTCCTCCATATGTTAGAAACCGCCTTCCCGTAGAACCAAGCATTTAAAACTCACCAAAGTGGACGAAGCCTGAAGAATCTTCGCTGAAGTCAACCATAACAGAATTTTTTGGTAAATGTCTTGTCGATTGGTTCAAGTTGCTTCCCACTTATTTGTATCCGTCGAGTTTATAGATTTCTGGTGGAATGAAGTAGAAATCTGTATTGTCTAGACTCAAGTCTCCAATCATAGAGTTGAAGATTGGTGATATGAATGCGGTCTTAACAATATTAGGTACTACCTGATACCCAACCAACGCTAATACCAACGGGTTTAATGCTGATGCACGGAGCATAGTACCCGGGTTCCAGTTATAGTTGAACCGTACAAGAATGTTCCCAAAGAATTAGATGCCTCTGATATTGAGGCATAGCCGTGATTTATAAGTGAAGTGGCGCACGAAAAACGCGAAAGCGTTTCACGATAAATGCGAAAACGGTTAAACACCTGCAACTGATACTGAACGAAGTACGTT